AAATTAGAACAAAATAATAAATGTTCTATATGTAGCAAGGACGCTACTACTTTAAACCATAAGCTAAATGTTGACCACTGTCACGTTACTGGTAAAATTAGAGGACTATTGTGTAGAAATTGTAATACTGCTTTAGGCAAATTTAAAGATGATTGCAATATATTACAAAATGCTATAAACTATATAAAAAGGACACAAAATGGACAATAATAAAAACTCAACATCAGTAAATACAGTAGGGGGAGAGGCTTCTAAACAGACCGTCACGGTAGTAGTGACTCAGCAACTACCGCCTATTCCTGAAAAAGTTTTGGCATTAGCGGCTGAAAACCTTGAATCTGCTATTATGAAAATTATTCACGAAGGTCGATTCTTTTCTAACTTGCTTCTGAATTTTAGACGGGAGTTTACAAACAAACTGCCCACATTAGGAGTCAACGTCACAGATGAAGTCAATCTTTTCATTAACCCTTACTTTTTTAATTCAATGTCTCCTATTGAGCGCGTAGAAGTCTTAAAACACGAATGCTACCACGTTATTAACAACCATTTTGTTCGCTTTAGAGACTTAGAACCTCAAATTTTTGATGTTAAAGAACGTACACATCAAGAACGTAAAAACGACCAAGAAAGTGCCAGCGTACTAAACAAAGCCGCAGACTACGCTATTAACGAATATCTGCCTTTGTTGCCAAAAGATATGAAAATGTTTACACCGGCTGGGGAATTGATTGTACAGCCTGAAACGTTTGCAGACGGCAAACCTAATCCAGATGCAGGAAAACCCTTGACAGGTACTCCGTTACTTGTGAAAGATTTAAAAAAACAAATTCCCCACATTTTGGAACAACAATCTTTAGAATATTACTATGAATTTTTGAAACAACAACAAGAAAAAGACAAACAAAAAGGTGGCGGAGGCGGCGGCGGAGGTTGGGGAAGTGGTGGTGGTGGCGGCGGCGGTCCTATGACAATTGACGACCACTCAATTTGGCATGAATCCGATGCTACTGAGGACCAAATCACCGATAAGGTAAAGGCTGTTGTCAATAAAGCTTTAGAAGCTACTCCTGACCGTGAAAAAGGCAACTTGTCAATGGACATTCAACAAGCTATTGCAGCCTTAAATCACGTTCCTAGAGATTGGAGACAAGACGTACAACGGTTTGTAGCGCGTACCGCTGAAATCATTATTGACTCCTCTCGTAAACGTCGTAATCGACGTTATGGCATCTTGTATCCAGGTATTGTGACTTTCCCTAAACTGCACATTGCAATAGGAATTGACAGTTCTGGTTCGGTCCACGACGACGAACTAAATCAGTTCTTTGCTGAAATGGGCCGTCTGCACAATATGGAAATTGTACTAACAGTTATTGAGTGTGACACTAAAGTCAACGGAGTGTATAAATTTGACCCTAAAAAACCGTTTCTAACAAATGGTCGGGGGGGTACTTCTTTCAAACCAGTGTTTGAAGAGTGTGATAATTTAGAAGTGGACGGTCTTATTTATTTTACCGATGGAGAATGTTGGGACGAAGGTATTAAAAAACCCAAGTACCCTGTGTTGTGGGCTTTGGTAGGCGGCAAGACTAGACAACCTCCTTACAAATGGGGTGGTAGAACTTATATTGAAGTTAAGAAGAAAGTTCATGTATGAGTTACCCTTCTCAAAAAACTTCTGGTATTGCTGGTAGGCAGACAACTCATGCCCAAGACGCCATGTCTTATGGCATCAGCGGCTCAGCAGATATGTCAAAAGCTAGTTTTGATGAATTAGTAAAAACTTTAGAAGAGTCTGTTTTAGAAAAGACTAATCGTAAAAATGCAGATATAGATTTTATTAGGCAATCAAAAGTTAAAACTATTTTAGAAAGAGACAAACTTCAAGAAAAAATTAATTGGCTTGAAACTGTAGAACAGACTGTAACACATTTACCGTTCAAAGCTGGAGACGTAGCTTTCCACCAAGAATTGGGGAATGTTCTCGTAGAAGGCGTTATTTTATCTAAATTTGATGATTTAGGCAGTCTACAATACAAAATTATGAATGCTAAAAAAAGTTTAGTTGTAAATCTTAATGAAATAGTACCTATTGGACCAACAACTAAGATTTTATATGGTAAATAAATGAAAGAAATCACTCTAAAGAAGCAAGACTACGACCAAATTAAAGATTTAGCATTAAAGAATTATCTTGAAAAAGCGGTTACTAGTGACAATTTTCTTTGCGAGTGTTATACTAAAGGCGTACTAAGCTATCTAGCTTCAAAAAACTATATAGCCGAAAACGGAAGGGTATATGAAAAAACTAAGAAAGAGAGCTAAATCTGTTTCTGAAAGAGAAGAAACTCAGGCAGACGGCTCCAAACTTAAGATTAGGCAAGTTAAACCTAGAGATAAAAAGAAGGTGAATTATGTTGCTAGGCATACTGTTACTAGTTGTCCTAACTGCTTATCTACAATGATTTTAGATGAAGCCAAGGTGTTCAAATGTACCGGCAATAAACTCCAACTATGGGAGTCTGATTTTGCTAGGTACAATAAAATGTCTGATAAAGATAAAACAAAATATATAACGGAATTATCAAATTATAGCAGATTTTTAGAATTATACGACCGTTGGGAATACGCATTAAAGAGTGATGGCGAGGAAAAATTTGATTGCGGTTACACAAACATCTTATTCCCCCCTAATGGGAACTCTCAAGTGCGTATTCCTGACCCTTCCTTTACTAAAATTTTAGAAAAAAAGTTAGGGCGTCCCCTTACTGAAGAAGAAAAACACGAAGAATCAGAATTATTTTTTTATGCAGGACGAGTATTAACGACCTACAAAGAAGGCGCAAAACTAATAAGAATTCCCTGGCTAATACTGCCAAGTGAAGTCACAATATATTTACCAAAAGAAAAAGAAGAAATTAAATGAATATATTTTTTAGTGATTTAAACCCTTATTTGTGTGCGCAAAACTTAGATGATAAGCGTGTTATTAAGATGTGCTTAGAATCAACTCAAATGCTTTGTACCGCTTTAAATCATCATGGACACAATACGCCCTATAAGTCTACTCACGCAAACCACCCTTCAAATGTGTGGGCTCGCCAAACAAAAACTAATTTTCTGTGGCTATTAGACCATGCTTTTTATTTGTGTGACGAGTACGAACGAAGGTACGCCAAAACCCATAAATGTTTGGATATATTGAACGACTTGAATACAAAATCTCTTTCTTGTTTTTCAGAAACACCTGCTACACCCTTTGCAAACTGCGCAGCAAATTCAAGCAAAGGCGTAGACTTTAAACATATAGGAGACACTGTAGAAGCTTATAGACAATATTTAACGTCTAGATGGAACACAGATGTTAGACCTCCCACATGGTACAAATTGACTGGTGTAGAGGCTTTGTCAGTCGGTGTTGCTCCTAAATGGTTAATTGTAGACAAAGATAATAAATTGGTATATAAAGATAAGAACTATGAAGTACTTTTTGGAGGTCCAAATGAAACACCTAATATTAATTATGGTATTCTTGGTGACATCAATTCTTTGCCAAGCGAATGATATTTGCAAAGAACATCCTATATATTGTCAAATTGTCAAAAATAAAACAAATATTGATAAAAATTATGCTATGGAATTGTCTAACATAATCCACAATTTAGCTAGAGTTTACAACATTAAACCTTACAGACTTGCAGCAATTTTAGCACACGAGAGCGGTTATAAATTAGACGCAATAAATACAAAATCCCTAGACTATGGTATATCACAAATTAACCATAAAACAATTGAAGCCTATGGCTTTGACAAAGAAAGATTACTCACTGATTTAGAGTATTCTGTGAAAGCTGGAGCAATGGTCTTAGCCGATTTTAAACGAAGCTTTGGTCACAGAGAATTAGACTATTGGTGTAGATATAACGTAGGGACCGCGCCAAAACATAAGATTCAAGATAATTGTGAAATATACAAAACGTTGGTGGCGAGGTATATGTGAACCCTGTAATTGAAACCGTGAAATACGATTGTTTTAATGGTAAAACAAATACTATTATAGTTATTGCAGACTACAACACTAGAACTATGGTATTAAAAGAACACTCAATATTAGGACCCAGCCTGACCAACACTATTGAGTACGCTATTGAAAAGTCGTTTATAGCTTTATTTTGGAGAAAGTCTAATAGAGGCGGCTATATAGCGACGGACTGGACAGTGCTACAAGATTGTGGAGAAGAGGGTATATTTAAAATTACTTTCGACCTAGAAAGACGTGGCGGAATGACTACTAATGGCGGTAGAATGTTTGAAAAAGAAAAAATCGCTAACCCTAAATGGGAATATTTTAGTAAAGATTTAAAAACATTTGACGTTTTATACGGAAAAGGAGAATACTAATGAGTATTATAGCTTTAGCAATTTTTTTGTTCACTGTAGGGGTGGGAGGGCTTATATTATATAATATCTACCTAGCTGTGCAAAAAGCCAACGTCCGCAATAGAATTGCCGAAATAAAATTAGTTGACGAACAATATCAAGAAGTGGTACAAACTAAAGAAGAATTTAAAGACGTTGATAAAAAACAAAATGAAATTAACAAATTTACAAAGGAAAACAAATGAATCCAAGAAAAATTGGTATTATGGTACTAGGAGCTGTTGCTCTTATTACTCTACTGTCTACAGTAGGACAAATAGTAGAAACTAACGACGAAGGTTATTACCAAGTCAAACAAGCGGCTGTTAGTGGGGAAATGTCTGTGCGTAATCAGGCAGGTACTTATAATCAGTTTTTTGGAAATATTAGTACTTACCAAGTATCTGATATGTACTATTTTTCTAAACATGACGGTGACGGTCCAGAGGTAGGTGCGGAGCCTATTACAGTCCGGTTTAATGATGGCGGTCAAGCCTTTATTTCAGGCGCTATCAAGTTTCGTCTATCAACTAAAGAGTCTGACCAACTTCTACTGCACAAGGACTTTAAAGCCTATGAAGCCGTAAAGAACGACCTTATTAGGCAAGTAGTGCAGGAGGCTTTAAATAAAACTGCCGCTACTATGAAAGCAGAAGAATCTTATTCTGGTCGCTTGGCAGAGTTTACTACTTTAGCAGAAGAACAGATTAAACTAGGTATCTATGAAACTTTATCGGAACAAATCAAAGAGACCGACTCTGATGGAAACACTTATACGGAAACTCAAGTTCGCATCAAAACGGATAAAGAAGGCAAACGTATCATTAGTAAAGGGTCTCCTCTAATTAGGTACAATGTAGAAGTAATTAATTTTGTGATTAAAGACTTTGATTTTGATGAAAAAACACAAGCTATTATTGTCAAAAAGAAAGAAGCTGAACAAGAAAAAGTAGTATCTAGGGCTAAAGCCGAACGAGCCAAGCAAGACGCTATTACGGCAGGAGAAGAAGGAAAGGCAAAAGTCGCACAAGCAGAAGCTCTAGCCTTAGTTGAAAAAAAGACTGCGGTTATTAATGCCGAACGTGAAAAAGAAGTAGCAGTACAACAACGACTGCAAGCTGAAGAAGAGGCCAAAGCCGCCGTAGTGAGAGGTAAAGCTGAAGCTGAAACTAATCGACTCAAAGTGCAAGCAGGTCTCACTCCACAAGAACGAGCTGAATATCAAATGAAAACTTCTATTGGAGTAGCAGAAAAAATGTCTCAAGTTAAATTTCCAGGTATGATGGTTATTGGTGGCGGTGATGGAAAAGGTGGACAAGCTTTGAACCCCTTTGATGCTGTAGGACTAGAATCTTTTATGCGCATTAGCGATAAGATGTCCAATACAGGCCCTAAAGACTAGTAAAAGTTTTATAACCATTCATCTAGCCAGGGGCTCCCTTCAAACGGAGCCTCTTTTTTATTGACACTAAGTCAACTTTAAGGTAGAGTTAATTTATGAGCCAACAAAGTTCTTACTCAAAAGAAGAAATAGAGATGTTTGAAAAATATCTTATTGCCAATCCCAATAAAGAATGTTGGACTACTTTGGACGGCGTTAGAATACCTTATAAATTCATTAAAGATGACCACTTACAAAATATCATAAAACATTTAAAAGATAGAGTTGAATACGCCAAAAAAGACGGTGTTGAACAATGGAGATATGAAAAACTTTTAGATTCTATAGAAGTATTTGAAAATCTTCTAAGAAAGAGACTTATAAAAAGTACCTTAGCAGGTAAGGTGCTATTTGCCAATAAGTAATAAATATCAGCACGGCGATTTGATTATGTTTAAAAATGAGGGACCTCTCCAAATTGGAAAAGTTTGTACTCCAGATAAACTAATTTCTCCAAAAGATTATAGGTCTTGGAAAAATATTGCATCTACGGCTTATCAAACTAAATCAAAGTGGGTATTGATTCGGTGGCAAAATACAAGAGACTTAGATTTAGTTAGAGAGAATCAAATTAAATTGCTTCCTAAAGCTGTACAGGTATTGTATGGTCAAGCCTAAAAAAGGTGATGTACTAATAAATACTGGTTTTGAAGCAATCTACAAATCAAAACTTTATCATGCAATTGTTAGGGTTGTGAAAGTAGAAGGAAACGATTTGTGGGTGCGTTCTTTGTGCGACACTCTTCATGGTGAGTTTGCCTTTGGTGGATACCTAGGACAACCTTTTAAATTGGATTTAAAAAAAGAGTTTGAATCTGGACACTTTCGGTATTACAAATCTGGAGACATTCAGAAAATTATAAAGCAGCGAAAAATAAATAGGATTTTATATGGCCAAGTATAAAATAAATGATATAATTAGAATGGCAGACACTTCTGATATTGGTTATAAACTAAATAACCTGTATAAAATAGTTGCTGTATCTGATACAGGATATGATTTATACTCTTTTAGACATGGTTTTGTATATTTTGAGGAACAACTGCAAGAGTATATTACCGACTTTCTTAAAAACCAAGACGGATACAAAACTGTTAAAGAATTTTACGATAATTATGCTAGACTAGCTACTCCTGCGGAGATACTGTTATATGGGAAAAATGAAAACTAAATATAAAAAAGGCGACGTACTTCAAACATTGATGGGAAGAATTTTTGTTATTGAGGGCATAGAGCAGCACGTTTATGCTGAAAAGTGGAAATACTTCTACGCTTTATCAGGACATCCTAGAGAACTACTTGACGTAGAGTATTTAGATAACAGCCAACACGTTCGTATTGCTACTCCGGCTGGAAAGGTGCTGTTTGGACGATAAAAAGTTTAAAAAAGACAATAAACCGGCCAGTTGTACTAGGCCACCTTGGGCAATGGCTATAGCTTCAGACGTTAGAGAAGACGTTTTAAGAGACATTAGGCGCGAGACTATGGCAGCCTATGGGCAATCTATGGACGAGTGTCCTAAGAGGCTTGTGTGCTTTGGTAAACAGTGTTTAGGGCGGCCTTTGCCGCACAAGTCTGTTACCGCTAAACCCTATTTAGACGAGTTAGCCAAAACTCATAAAATTGTTAACGGAGAATTATTCATTTCTAACTGTGGCGGCTGCCCTATTGCTACGACCTGTAAATCAGCCTGTGCTGAAGTTAACGACTTTCTTCAAAGAGATAAATCAGAAGAACCTCAACTGGAATATAGAGACAATTTAGAAAATATAGCCCCAGAGCCAGATAATACGGTAATTATGGGGACTTTATTAGGAAAAGACCTAAAAGTGGCTTGGGACGTACTTAAACCGCGTCGCAAACGGACGCTAGAAGCCTACCTATATGAACAAAAAGACTTCCTAACGATAGCAATTGAATTAGGCTACCACGACCAAGCTAGAGCTAAATACGAGTTATACGCGGCTTTAACGACTCTAGCAGAGTACTCAACAATGAGACACTTTATTCAAAATAACCAAACAAAATTAACCCCTTACCAGTTTATAGTATTAAACAATATATACAACCTGAATAAATCCTTGACAATTGCCGCAAAAGAGCTTAAAGTGAGCAAGCAAGCAATACAACAAACTGTTAAAAGAGTTATTGAAAAGAACCGAATTAAATGGACAATTTTTGTTAAAAAACAGAATAACAAAGTTATATACAATGTTCCCGAGGTCTTAAAATGATTAAGAAACCTGTCGTCGTTCAAACTAAACATAGTCCTCTTGTGATGTCTCAGATTAATGCTCCTATTGTTAGGCCCAGTAAGCCTAAACCTGTCACGTCTTATCAAACAGTAGTAAGTGTTCTTCAAGATTTTCAAAAATCCTTTACTGAAGATGTGCCAGATTGTCTAGTAGCCGACCTAGCTAAACTAATCGACCCTGCTGTACTGATTAAATACCTAGTAAAACAAACTTTAAATTCCAAATTTTCAGCGTATCGTATGGCGCTGCGCAACTTTCACTCGGCAATGGACAGGTATTTTGAAGGGGCGTATAAAAATTCTGACCTAGAAACATATAGGGATAACCTTGTTGACGACCATTCAGATATTACTTTTCATGAGTTTTATAAGTTTAGAATTTATCTAATTGATGCAATTGTTAATAAGGAAATCAGAGGATTAGTAGAATGTTTATACATTCTTTGCTATTCTCCTAATGCTATGTACGATGCAGAAAGTTTTAAATTGTACGAAAAATCATTCAAAGCTCAAATTATCAATTTAACTGAAATTGTTTGGCCAGAAGAGTCAAAAGCTTTGAGGGTTATGTTTGGGGCTGCAAATGGCTAAAGGTAGACCTACAGCTAACGCTACCCCTTTCAAAAAAGGCGACGTAGTTCTTTTTACAAAAGACATAAAAAAAGATTCTTATGAAGCCGCAGGATATTTTTCACAACCTACAAAAAAAGTAGTTATTCCAGCAAATACTCCAGTTATCATAGTTAAGGCAAACAACTCTCATGTGTGGGTAAAATTTAAAAATGAAGAAATTTGGCTAAGAAATATACCAGCTAGAATGATACCTGCAACAGAAGCAGCCATAGTTCTGTTTGGAGGAAAATAAATGAATAAACCTACTTTCATCAGCGTAAATGAGCACGATTTGAATGAAATGGTAAAAAACGGATACGAGTTAGTCAATATTTTCTATGAGTCTAACGTAGTACTTACTTCGGTTCAAAAAGAAGTGCCTGGAATTTCAACTTCTAGTACTTATAATGCTCCAACTTATACATACTGCACGGAAACAGTGCCATTAATGCAAAGTGTACCACGATTTCTAATGAAATTAACTAAAGAGGCCGAGGTTCTTTTTGGAGACAAATAAGCTAATTGATAAAAGGGTAGTTGAACACGAGCAAGTAATTAATTTACTGTTAATTGATATTGAAAAGATTAGAAAAACAGTTTCTGAACTTAAACAAGACCCTACTAAAAAAATGGAAATTACTTTAGAAGCACAAAAGTTGATGTCTTTAAAAGATAGAATGATGTTTCATAAAGCTGCGGTCTTAGTTTTAAAAGATTTACAGGAAGAACTAAATGGACGAAAAGAAAAATAACCTACCAGAAAACTTAGTGAGTTTAGATGAAGCTAAGATGAGACGCATGAAAAAGCATGGAAATACTTATGCTATGGTAGAACAGTTTGAAATTTTAAGATTGAAATTACTATATGATAAACCAATGAATCCTGAAGAAGCTCACAATTTAGTGCTGCTTACTAAATACTTTATCCAAAATGGGCCTTCAGAAGCTTTTAGACTTAGTTGCAAATTATTATATGAAAAGTATATGGAACCCTACAATCTATGAAACGTAGCGAAATGCTAGAAAAGATGGTAAAGTGTTTTGAGATTTGTAAAGATAATTTGAAGTACGATACTATTACGTCTTTAGATAGAGTTCTAGAAGTTGTAGAAGAACACATGATTAGGCTTGAAACAGTTGGGGAAAATGAAGTGACCGAAGTAGGTTGGGAACAAGAATGAAATTGGTGGCCATCAGCGACGTACATTGTCGTCAGAGTAGATTAGTTATTCCACCCTGCGATATTCTTATTAGTGCTGGAGATTATTCATTTAAGGGCGAAAAGCATGTTGTTGAAGACTACCATAAATGGTTAAACAAACAAGATGCGAGACACGTAGTCTCAGTACAAGGTAATCACGAATTATGGGTCGAAGAAAATTTTCAACAAGCTAAAGAGATTGCCGAAAAAGCCTGCCCAGGTGTGCATTTTATAGGTTCTGGACAAGCTGTAGATATTGAAGGTACTAAAATTTATGGCTCTGCCGTAACCCCTTATTTCCATGATTGGGCGTGGAATTCTCAAAGAGGGCCTGAAATAGCTGCGGAATGGGCAAAAATTCCCGAGGATACTGAAATATTAATAACTCATGGTCCGCCTCAAGGAATCTTAGATGTAGTATGTTATGCTGACGGTACGCCTAAAGAGCGCGTAGGGTGTTACGATTTATTTTTACGAACACAACAATTAAAGAATCTAAAAATTCATATTTTCGGCCACATACATTCGGCTCACGGTCAAAAATATTTTAACGGCAAGTACTATTATAACGCTTCTATTTGCGGTGAAACTTATGCAGTTGATTATGAACCTACGGTAATAGATTATGAAAAATAATTTAACAGACTATTATTGGGCAGGATTTATTGCTGCGGACGGATATATTACTAAATCTAAAAGAATAAGCGTATGCTTGTCTGTAAAAGATTTAAAACATTTAAAAAAACTAAAAATTCAATTTCATGTTAAGAATAAAATTTATATAAGTAAAACAACAACAAATACGAGTTTAACTTTTACAGATAAAATTTTAGCAGAATTTTTAGAAAAATTAAATATCGTTAATAAAAAATCTTTAACTTTGAAATACCCAAAAGGTTTAAAAAAATCTCAAGAACTGGCTTACATAATTGGATACATTGATGGTGATGGTACTATTGGATATAATGGTCGCTATCTAAGATTACGAATACTAGGTACACCAAATGTACTTTTTTGGATGTCTAAAATTTTAGGAATTAAACATAAACCGATAATTCATTGCAAAAGTAAGATACATATAGTATCATTATATGATAATAAAAAACTAGAACAATTATATCAATTTTCAAAACGGTACAATCTTCCAATTTTAAATAGAAAATGGAACAAATTACAGGAGATACCATAAAATGTCAGTAAAGACAAGTTATTCACAATCAAACACCTATATCTCGTGTCCGAAACACTGGCACTTGAATTATAAAGAAGGTTGGGAATCGCCTATTCAAGGTGCGTCCACTTTCTTCGGTTCTGCTATTGACGCTGGCGTAACAGCTATGCTAGAACAAAACCCAGACTTCTTAAAGGTATTTTACGACCGTTGGAACAAAGCTTTTAATTTTGGTAAGTCTACTGTTATTTTTGATAACCCAGACATCGTATATGGAAATAAAGACTTTGATTCAGACGTACTAGAAGCTAAAGATGAACCCCAAATGGTAACTTGGGCTACTCAATTAAAGTTAGCTCCAGGGACTAATAAAGAACAGTGTATTGCATTATTTAAAGATATTGCAAACAAAAAGAAAAACCCTTACAAAAGCGTCACAAAAGACGAGATGATTTATTTTAATCGTATGTGCTGGCTTTCTATGAAACGTAAAGGTAAAATTCTTTTAAGCTCATTTCAACAACAGTTTATGCCAAAGGTTAAGAGAGTAATTTCTACTCAAGGTAGGGCGCAAATACAGGACCCAAATACTGGAGATACTATTACAGGATTTATTGATATGGTATTAGAAATTGATGGCTACGATAAGCCAGTAATTTTTGATTTAAAGACAGCCGCCAAACCTTATACACAACAAGACATCGACCTGACTCAGCAGCTTACTTTGTACGCTGCAATGAAGGGTGGGGAGTACAACACTGATTTAGTAGGGTATGTTATTTTGTCTAAAGATATACAAAAAAACCAAATTAGTACTTGTAAAAGTTGTGGACACATTAAAACCAGTTCTCATCAAACCTGCAATAACACTATTGCTGCTAAAAGGTGCGGAGGGGAATGGGACGAGAAAACCACACTTGAGCCGCAAGTACAAGTTTTAGTTGAGAAGAAAGACTCAAATCAAATTAACGACCTTTTAATGGACTACGGTAACATTATTTTAGCCATGAAACAAGAAATTGTGTACAAAAATACTAGTAAATGTAACAATTGGTTTGGCTCCCAATGCCCTTATTTTAATTTATGTCACAAAGGCGATGCAACGGGATTGACAAAAAAGAAATGAAAAAGACTTGTACTAATTGTAAAGTAAAAAAGAATATTAGTTTATTTTATAGGCAAACTAAAACAAAAGATGGTCTCTATTATGAATGTAAAGTGTGCTGCAATATAAGAACTAAAAAAGCTTATTTAAAAAATAAATCTAGAGAAACTGAACGTAAGCGTAAAAAGTATCTCATAAATAAAGAAAAAATATTAACTACAAATAAGATTTGGAGAAAACTCAATAAAACTAAAGTTACAGCCTATCAAAAGTCTTGGGTTAAAAAAAATAAAGATAAAGTAAAAAATTCTAGACTTAAGTATAATTTTGGTATAACATTAGAAGAATATCAGAAATTACTAGAAAAACAAAATAACAAATGTAAAATTTGCAACAATGTTGAAAAATTAGTAGTTGACCATAATCATCTTACTGGAAAAATTAGAGGACTTTTATGTTCTACTTGCAATTCTGGTATAGGTATGTTAAAAGAAAACGTGAGCATTTTAAAGAATGCGATAATTTATCTGGAGGAAATTAATGGAAAATAAAGCTAAAGCAGGACTTTTTAAAAAGATTTTAGCGGTGCTTGCAGCAACGGAAGCTATTGAAAAAACTGGGTACAACTCACATCAGAGTTATAGCTACGCTACAGAAAACGACCTTCTGGATGCGATTAGAAATAACTTAGTAAAAAATAATCTAATGATTCTAACTTCATCAGAATATAAACATGCTGAACGAGTAGTCAATAAAGATAAAGAAAACCTTATTACTATTATTGAAACTACTCACACTTTTGCGGATACTGAAAGTGGAGAAACCTTTTCAGTTAAATCCGTAGGTTCTGGCCATGATTCTTTAGATAAAGGGGCATATAAGGCTATTACTGGGGCTATGAAGTATTTTGTCAGTAAAAACTTTATGGTGGCTACAGAAGATGACCCAGAAAATGATGGCGTAAGTCCGCGTAAACAAAAAGGCAACTCGGTACAACCAGCTAAAGGGCTAAATATTGCTCCAAGTGTAATTAAACCTAGTGCCTCGGAAACTAAAGAAGTTGATAACTCCGTAAAAGCTGTGACTTCAACTTTATTAGATTTAAGTCAAACTAAAACTCCGGCACCAGATAAGCAACCGTCAGTCCAAGCTACTCAAATTAAATTTCCAAAAAGAAACGTACAAACTGAACAAAAAACTGAACCTAAATTTTAAGGAGAATAAATGCAAAATGAATTAACAGGTGACAGCAATCTACTAAATAATGGAGTAGTAGATACTGATTTAAAATCTGGCACAAATCTTTTAAATAAAACAGAGACGCTCGATGGAGTTAGAAAAGAAGTACTCACAGAAGTGACTTCCATTGCTCAAGAAGAAGCTCGCACCGGACAAAAAATTAATATGCCCAGCCAAGAAGAGTTGCTAGCTCGTACTAGTGCTAATTTGCTCGTCAACCAAAGACGAATGAATATGGTTATTAGTAGATTAAATGGTGGCACAAAATATGCTATCAGTCGAAAAGGTATGAACAGGGTGATGAATGCTATTTTTTCTCTCCCTGCTGAAGGACTGCCAGTAAGACTGCAATCAGAAGAAGAGAAAGCCGCATTTGCAATCGGACAAAATCTAATTCGTGATATGTTTGTGATTATGGCTAACCACGCTTTTGAAGAAGCTAAAAAAGCTAAACGAAATGAATTGACTAAAGAACAAGGTTCTGCTAATGTAGAACAACCAACTAACCCAGAAGGAGTTACAAATGAATAACATTAATAGTGGCGGCAAAAAGAATTATCTAACTTTTGCAGCAGGATGGCTAAAACAAGGCAAAGCTGGACAATATATCAGTGCTAGTGCCAATGGCCCTAAAGACAAAATTAAACTATTCGCTCAACTTGAAGACGGTTCTACCGTACCTTTGAATAGTTTTGCAGTTTTCTTTGCAACGGAGAAATCTAAAGAAACGTCGCCTGACGCACGTTTTGTATTTACTCAAGAATAAATTTTAACTAAAGGTGTGGAAATGGAAAAGTTTATTCTAATAAAGAAGTCATTAAAGGACACAGGCGTTCTATTGCCTGTGTCTTATGTTGATGATAAAGTAATTAATGCGCATAAATCACTATTCAGTAACACAAACTTAGATAAAGATGACCTATACTCGTCTTTATATATTTTTTCAAAAGATGCTGAAGAATATTTTAAGAAAAACAACAACAGTATTGCTGGATATACGGGAAAAGTATATGCAGACAGACTATTTTTTGATTTAGACTCAAAAAAAGATGTATCCAAAGCTCAGACAGACGCTAAAGAACTCTTGCATAGGTTACAAAAAGCTGGAGTAGATGTTTCTACTAATGCTAGGGTGTACTTTTCTGGAAACAAAGGTTTCCACATTGAAGTTCCTTTAGTCGATAAAACACTTGAACCAGAAGAATTAAAACAAATTTGTAGTAATATTGCTGCTGGTTTAGATTCTTTTGACGATGTCATTTACAATTCGTCAAGAACGATTCGTATAGTAAATACTAGACATCAAGATTCCGGTTTATTTAAGATTGAAATTGACCCTTATGATTTAGTAGAATTAAGTTTAGACCAAATCAAAGAGTCAGCAAAAACAAAAACAAAGTCAACGTTCTCTATCGAACCCGTAAAAGACACTTCATTTCTTGATAAGTTTAAGTCTCCCACCCCTCCAAAATTCAAATCTGTAGTTGTGGATGATTCTAATTCTGTAGACGGTATCCGAGGATTAGATGAAGTAGATTTCTCTACTTGTCCAAAATCCAAACCACGTTGCATACACGCTTTAGAGACTGGTATAATGATTTCTGGCGTCGGTGAACGAAGTCAAGTTTTTCTAAGATTAGCCTGTTACTATAGAAATCAAGGTACCAGTAAAGAAGGTGCTTACGGACTCCTTAAAGGCGTAGCAAGAGATAACGCTAGACTGTACCCAGACAGTGAGCCTTTCAAAAAGAGTGAATTGTGGAACACTACAATGAATTCTGCTTATGGGAAATCGTGGAAACTTATTCCAGGAGCTTTTGGTACAGACCCTAAAAATGACATCCTTAAAAAATATTGCGATGCTGTTGGTAAATTTACGAGCAAACCTTGCTGTGTCCACCACCAATTGCAAGAAAATCGGTCAGTAGTATTGATTGATGAAGTATCAGAGGATTTTGACCGTTTTGCAATGAACTTTGACAAAAACGTAGTCAAAACTGGTATTGAGTTTATTGACAAGAATATGCAAATCACTACAGGTACTACAAGCCTTTGGGTAGGCGCTGCCGGTAGTGGAAAAACTACAGCAGCTCTAAACGTCCTAGAGACCTCCTGCTTAAATAACCAAGCCTCGGCATTCTTTAGCATGGATATGAATAAAAATTTAGTGTATCTAAAGTTGGCAATGAAGTTAACTAAGTATACTAAAGAACAAATCTTTAAGTTTCACCAAGAAAGAAATAAAGCTAAAATTGGAGAAATAAAAGAGATTATTGCTAAGACTTATAACAAAACTCATTTTGATTTTAGTACTACTTTGAGTTTGGAGCAAATGCGAGACCGTATCTTTGATATTGAACAGAGAACGGGTGAAAAAATGAAATTCGTCCTAATTGATTATGCTGGACGAATTACTGGACCACATTCTGACAGGTACGCGAATTCCACTTACAATGCTCTAAAAACTGTAGAAGTAGCAAACAGTACAGATACGGCAATGATTATCCTTTCTCAAATCTCTCGTCAAACTGGAGACGGTTGTACACCAATTAGAACTAAACGTGCAGCTAAAGAATCTGGAGACTGGGAAGAAAGTGCAACTAATGTTATTACTATGTGGAGACCTTATATGGGCGACGCAGAACGTGATGATGTTGCTAGGTTGTTTTTAGCCAAAAATCGTATGGGGTCTGAGTTAGAGCAAGTCTTACATTGGGATGGAGCTAAATCTTTATTGAGAGATTTAAGTTTTGATGAACTCGCTGAATACAATATGAATAGAGGCGAAAAAGCAGAACGAGACTATTTAAAAGCACGTAATGGTAAAACTTTTACTGACTAATAGTTATACAACTTAAGGTCAGTTATCAGCCCCCTAGAACCACACCTTCTAGGGGGTTTTCTTATTTATTGACAAATGTTTTATTTATGCTATACTGTATTTGTAATAGCGTGGCGTTGTCTTGTAGCAGCGGTTTTAATAGATGGAGCAGAATGGCCGCATCCATCCCTATAATGGGACTCAAAAATACGTCAACGAATAAGGGTTTATAGTAGTACTTACAAACGAGTAACCCCGAAAGACCCACAGCGCAAACCAATGCGTAGGAAGCTCTTAGGTAAGTCACTGAAGTAGTGTTCAGTCTATTACATTTTGTTAAATAGGAGTTATAATGAACTTAATAGGTATTTTTAAAGAGTTAAATTCTACTAACTCCGTAGTAGATAAAGAAGCTATCTTAACTAAAAATAAAGATAATGAGTACTTAAAAAAGATTCTAAAGTGGAATTTGGACCCTTATGCGCTATTCCAGTTTAATAAGATGCCTTGTCAGTTTGAGACAGAAGGCGAAATAGGCCAAACTCAAGAGTGGAAATTTGGGTTTTTAGAAGGACTTTTGAACGACCTTAAAGGTAGATACACTACTGGAAATAAAGCTAAAGAAACTGTAATTGCTGTCTTTAAGCTTTTTGATAGAGAGCACTTCGACCTCTATTCAAAGGTATTGCTTAAGGAATCTATTGGAGTAGGAGCTAGAACAGTTAATAAAGTCTGGCCTAGCCTTATACCCTCATTTGAGCTTATGCTGGCTCCTAACGAGCTTCCAGACCTTACCAAGGTCAAATACCCCCTCTATCTACAACCCAAGCTAGACGGCTATAGGTGCGTCTACAAGGACGGTTTACTGTGGAGCCGTAAAGGTAAGCCTTTTGGCAATAAGAACCTAGCTACGCACTTTAAAAGCTTGTTTGGAGTAACTGATTACGTACTAGATGGTGAACTCTATGTTCACGGTATCAATTTTAACAAACTTCAGACTATCCTAAATACAGAAGATACTCCATTACCCAGTAGTTTAAAGTATGTAGTTTACGACTGCGTCCCAGTAAAAGACTGGTTAAGCCAGAAAACTAAAATAATTTACGAAAACAGACTAAAAACTTTAAGAGAAGTAGTAAATAGTCAAATAGCTGACCACAAGAAAGTTATTGATATTTCTAACGATTTAATTAATACTTCGGCTGAAGCAGTCTCTTTGTATAAAGAATACTTGAATAAAGGTTATGAAGGGTGTATGCTAAAGGCACCAGATGGACTATATAAATGGAAAAGAACTACTATACGTTCTGGAGAGATGTTGAAAGTCAAACCATTTAAAAGTATAGATTTAGCAATAACAGGAGTATACGCTGGTGAAGGTCTCTTTGAAGGTATGGCAGGCGGTGTCGATTGTGATTATTCTGGTGTTACCGTTTCCATTGGTTCTGGCTTTGATGTGGCAACTAGAAAAAAGATGGCCGAATCACCCAATGATTTTATTGGTAAAACAATCGAGATTAAGTACTTTGAGGAAACTGAAGAAGGTTCTTTACGTCATCCGACGTTCCAAAGATTTAGAGAAGAAAAAGACTAACAGGATAGAGGAATAATATGAGCGACAATAAACACGTAAAACCCACATTTGGAGCAACTGCTGTAGCCAGCACTTCTCCAATCCAACAGCGAGCCGAAATGGGCGCAGTGTGGCAACAAAATTCAAAAGCAGATTTACCTTACCTTAACATAAAGTTGAATATGCCAAAGTCTAAATTACTAGAACTTATCGCCAGTACTACTACAGAAGAGGTAAAAGTTAGTTTTGTAGCTTTTCCAAACAAACACAAAGAAACTGGAGACAATAGGCCAGACTTTAGGATTTACGAAGAGACTAAACGTTAGTACTTGACAAGTTTGATGCAGAAGTATATTGTAGTTTTATAGGAGAATAACATGACTAGAACGCATTACTTTATTTATCCACGAGACAAAAAAGGACAACGAACAGGCCACACTATCTGCGTAATTATGCGTGATGGTAAAATTTTTCACGGCTCTGCTTTGTGTTCTGATGGAGACCAGTTTGAGTTTAAACGAGGTCGTCAATTGGCAATGGAACGAGCTTTAGAAGTCTACTCTAGACATCAAGAAAAGCTAGAGTCAAATGGGTAATAGATTATATCTTGACCTAGAGACAACACACCTATCACATACCGGCTCTATTGTTGAGATAGCTGCTGAATATTACATTGACGACAAATTAGTAGCATCCTTTAATGATAAAGGTTTTGACGAAACTGCGATAGTAAGTTTGGACGCATTAAAAGTCAATAAACACACTTTTGCTAGCCTCAAACAACTTCGTTCTGAAAAAGATTTACTATTGTATTTTGTGGACTGGCTTCTAACTTTAAAAGGTTCTCCTGAGATGGCCGGAGTGAATATTCAGTTTGATTATAATTTTCTTAAAACTAGAGCCCAAAAATACAATATTGATATAGGCTCCGTACTACCTTATAGATTACACGACATTACTAATATTTCTAGGTTTTTATCGTCAATTGGACTGCTTCAAGTAAAAAACTCAGGTAAAGGTAATAGTCTTAAAGATTTAGCCGACACACTAAAAATTGAATATAAAGAAGAAGAATTACATTCGGCCAAAGGTGACGTAAGTTTGTATTTTAAAATAGACAAAAAACTAACCGAATTAGCTGTACAGGCTATGTGTAAATGTAAGGTATAATATGGCAAAAATCTACAAAGATGAGATTGATAGACTATTTGATTACGATATTTACGTACCGACTAGAACTATTGTAATGCGGTCTCATGCTGTAGATAATGAAGACGGTGAGTCAGGGACTGACGCTGAGATGGCTCAAAGAATCATTAAAGGACTTCATATTTTAGACAGTTCTGCCCCTAATGGAGACAAACCCATAACTATCATTATGAATAATCCTGGTGGAGATGAGTACGACGGTCTTGGTATTTATGATGCAATCAAAGCTTGCAGAAATCACATAACTATCATAGTATATGGTAAAGCTATGTCTATGGGAGGAATCATTTTACAAGCAGCAGACAAGCGAGTAATGTCTGCTAATTCCCGTTTTATGATGCACTACGGCAGCTTCGGTAGTGATGGAAATGCTCAAGACGTATACAAATGGATTGATGATAATAAAAAAATTGATTCTTGGATGGAAGATTTGTTTTTAGAAAAAATGCAAGCAGTGAATCCTAGCTTAACAAAAAAAGATATACAAGAGATGCTAAAATCAGATTTTATTGTCACTGGAGAAGAGGCTGTAGAATTAGGATTAGCGGACGAAGTGTTGGAGTAAATATGGAATTTAATACACCAGAAGAAGCCTTAAATGCGATTATAAAAGCTTGTGAATTTTTAGGATGGACAATTGCTATTCCTACGGAAAACTCACAAGAAGATATTAAAGGTCTTGTAATTGGGGAAGATGAGTACGTACAGAAAGTTTTATCTAAAGAATTGGCAGATTAATGAATCAACCTACAGTAAATAACTATCTCATAACTGATATGAGTTTCTTTGAAAGATTAAAGTCCTACGCAGATAAAGTAGACTCTGAGATTATTTCATTCGACTTAGAAACAGATAGCGTTAATGAAAAACTGGCCCAAGTAATGGGAATTGGTATAGCTTTTACAACTACGACCGCCTTTTACATTCCCATTCGTACTCCAGATAGGCAGATGTTTTGGTCAGAGTCGGAGCACAGAACAATCTTAACTTGGCTAAACAACCTGTTTGATTCAAAACAAATCATTGGACACAACTTAATTTATGATGTCTTGGTGTATGAGTGTAATTTTGGTAAAAAATTAGACGATAGAATCTTAGCTGATACAATATTAATGAGACATACTTTAAATGAAGAGGGTCCTTTTGGATTGAAAGAAACTGCCGTAGAAGAACTTGGAGTTTGGGCTGACAGAGCACAAGATACTCTTAAAAACGAAGTTCTTGCTAAAGGCGGCTCCTGGACTAAAGACCAAAAAGATATGTATTTAGCGTCCACACAAACTTTAGGTGACTATTGTTGTTGGGACGTGTTGTTGAGTTTTATGCTTTATGAACTTTTTAGTTTAAAGTTAACTAAAGAAGGACTGGACAACTTATTCTACAATGAAGAAATTATGCCTCTTTATAAAGAAGTCACAATCAATATGAAACGTAATGGTTTTCCTATTGATACCGCTTATTATGAGAACCTGAAATCTCAAATTTCAGGAGAAATTAAGCAAGTAGAAGACGATATTATGAAGTCTATTAAGACTGAAATTAATGGATTTGAAACAGAATTACTTAACGATGAATTTCCAATTAAAAATGCTGGTAATTTTCCTAAAGCTTTAGCAGAAGTTTTAGGTATCCCTCTTCCAGTAAATAAAGAGGGCAAAACTACGTTAGCTAAAAAAGCGGTAGATAAACAAAAAGAAGCCACTCCAGTCTTTGCAACCTTTTACGATTGGGTATCTGGAGCTGAGAAAGACATAACAAAGGCAATCCCTTCGGCAGCAGCTAAAATACTTTTTACAAAAGCTGCTGGTAATTCCGCTAATAATCCTATTAGAGCAGCACAAGAGAAACTCTTTTTTGAAAAATACGAAGATAAACGTCACATCTTTAATTTAAAAAGTAATGACCATTTAATTGAACTAATTTGTAAAACCTGGGGTTATGTTACTCCTGAAAAAACGGAAACTGGAAAGCCTCAAATTGATGATGAATTTTTAGAATCATTAAAATCTAGATTAGTAATAGAAAAACTTCTAGACTTTAAAAAATTAAACAAACTGCTGTCTACTTATGTAGAAGGAATTTTAGAACGTCAGATTGACGGCGTAATTTACACTTCAATGTTGCAGTTTGGAACAACTTCTGGACGATTTAGTAGTAGAAATCCTAATCTTCAAAATCAACCAAGAATTAAAGATGAAGATTCAGGATTATCCCCCTTAGTCCTAAAGTACGTTAATGCAATCCGTAAAGGATTCGTCGCACCTAAAGGGTATAAGGTTGTCAATGCGGACTACGCTTCTCTGGAGCCAGTGTGTTTTGCTCATGTGAGCGGCGACGAAAAGCTGAAAGACGTGTTCCGTAACGGAGAGGACTTATACTCTCGTGTAGCCATTGAAACGTTTAATTTGACTGGAGTTAGTGCAAAGAAATCTGATGCTAATTATCTAAAAAATATTATGCCTGAAAAACGTCAAGTAGCAAAAGTTATTGCTCTGGCTATACCTTATGGAGCGGAAGCATCACGAATCTCGGATGAATTGGGCATATCGTTTAAAGAAGCCAATGATGTTATTGACAACTACCTTAATGGATTTCCCTATCTTCGTAAATATATGAACAGGTGCAACTACACTGCAAAAACTACTGGTCAAGTTAGTACAGAGTTTGGACGTATTAGACACTTAAGAGAGGCTAGAAGTATATACAGTCTTTACGGAGATAGCATTCTTGAATATAAATGGGCAAAAAAACAAGGCGTAGAAGATATTAGACGTAAATTTAAAAATGTCCTTAACAACTCTAAAAACTTTCCTATTCAAGGTTTGGCGGCCCACATAGTTAATAGAGCTATGATTGCTTTGTCTAGATTATTCAAACAACACAACATTGATGGCTGGATTGGACTTCAGGTACACGATGAAATTACTGCAATAGTTAAAGAAGAACATTCCGCTTTGGCCGCGAAGTTGATGAAAGAGTGTATGGAAAATACAACAAAAATAAGTATTCCTTTAGTGGCTGAACCTATTATTGCAGACAATTGGGGAGAAGCTAAATAATGCGGAATCCTTTAGCGATTAGATTAATTATACAAATTTTTATAATTTTTTCTTCTATTACTCTTGGAACTGCTAATTATGTAATTTCAAAAAAACCTACATTCTTTACGGATGGGTACATTTACAAAATTGACACGCCCAACTATGGAAACGACGTAACTATTGAATTTTTAAGAGAATTTAACAATATGTCAGCTACAGGTAGGGCCGTATCCTTTAGACCAACTTCTACTCATTCTATTGTCTTACCTCAAAAAGCTATAACGATTAAAGAAGTCTCTAAAATCGTAGGACAAGATAATGTTGCAGGATTAGCCTTGTCTTTGTGGAATACTTGTGATATATCTATAAGAAGTGGAGAAGATTACGAGACTTACAGACAAATCTTGATACACGAATATTTACACTGTTTAGGCTTCAATCATGTAAATAATGTGCGAGACGTGATGAACCCTGAAGTGGGGTTTCCTACTGAAGAGAGTTTCCAAGCTTATGCAAAGGAAATAGAGGACCGGAGAAATGGACGATTTTAAAGAGTTAGAATACAAGTATGATGCTAATGATATTAGCTTATCCAGTTTTTTAGATTGTATTTCTAAGATGTCTCCAGTAAAGCGTGTGGACGTGTCTAGTTGGGATTATTATTACACTCCTACAGATTTGACCATAAAAGACGAGTTTATCCGGTTTCGACAAGCCGACAGTCCAGAATTAACAATAAAAAGAAAAACGAAGAATTCTAACAATTGGGAACGTGTAGAAGTTGATTTACCTTTAGATTCACAGCGTTTAAGTAAAACTAGTGTAGACGCTTTTACGTCCCTTTTAAATTACCAAGAAAACACAAAAATCTACAAGACTTGTTTTATCTACTGGTTTGAAAACGTTAATGTGGTGTATTATATCGTTTACGACAAAGATATGAAAGAACGCTCTAGGTTTATAGAGATTGAAGTAAATAAAGAGAAAGTAAAAGATTTAGCCGACCCGTTTGTCCAGCTTAAAGAGCTTGAAACAAAACTAGGAGAACTCGGTATCAAATCAAATAACCGACTAAAAAGGTCTTTATTTGAGATTTTTGTAAAAGGTTAAAATGGATTGGCGAGTTAGAGATAAACTGATTGAAGCGATGTTCAAAAATGAACCTCTATACATAAGAGATACTGGCGTCAAAGTATCTATAGACTATTTTGGAACAGACGAACACCCTTCATTTACTCGAGCATCAGATGAAAAAAGAATGCCTAGAGTAAAAATAGTGTTTGACTCAGCTCCGAATATGAAAGCATTAAAAATGTGCAAAAAATACCATATTAAAAAAAATAGCCATTCTAAAATAATGGAATTAGATGCGGAGATAGACTTAGACAAACTTAGTCTGTACCCTTTTGAGTCGGACGGAGCCAAAGTTTTATATGGCAAAGAAGCAAAAAAAATCAAGTAAAATAATGTATTGCTGCGGTATTGATTGGTCAGAGGAGATTGGTGAAGCACCGGACCTAGAAGGCAAAATACCACTTTATTCCTCTATTGAGGAGCTAAAAAGTCGTCGCACCTGCTGGGAAGAGTGTGGTATTGTGGAAGTAGAATTAACTAAAATTAAATACGTTGTTCCACAAAATTTATTCAAAGTGAAAAAAGAAGATATAGTTTGACAATTGGCACGAAAGTTGCTATATTCAATTAATTGGAGGTTATTTATGCGTAGATTTGAGAAGTTCTTTAAGCAGATTGCAGAATTACGTTCTGTCGCTAGAGGAAGTAAAACTAAACAAATTAAGAAACTTATTGGGGATTCAACTAGTAATAACAGGACCCTAACGGTACGACAGGCCATTAGATATTTAGACATAGTAGGCTTGGATTCTTTAGCCACTCAAATAGATTCAGTCAGACCTCTAATTGAACATGAAATTGTCATCGCTCGCTCCAATAGAACAGATGCAATAGATTTATCAGAATTTGTAAATACCTATAGAAACGTAGTAATGAATGGAAAGAAGCTACGAACTAAGGTAGGCGCTGCCCTACGAAAGGGGTAATATGGCCAAAAAGAAATACGATTTAAAGTCTTATAAAAAAACAATTCAAATGGCAGACACGCCTTTGAAGAATCAAGAATTTATTAAATTAGACGATTGCTTGCATTCTGTATTAGGTATGCAAGGAATTCCTCTTAGCCACATAACTCAAGTCTACGGACTATCAGATACAGGTAAAACTTCGTTATTGTTTCATGCTGCGGCGCAAGCTCAAAAGCAAGGTATTCTGCCAGTAATTATTATCACAGAGGGTAAAGTAGACTGGGCTCGAGCTAGACAAATGGGACTAGATTACACAGGCGACATGGCAGAAGAGGACCGTAAGGAAGATTTTGCTATTGTAAACGAAGGTTGTGACTTTCTTGAAGATGCTTTCGCATTTATTGATAAGATTACTTCAGACGTTGCTATGGGAGAGTTACCCGAAAATATTATGATTTTTTGGGACTCTGTCGGTAACACTCTCAGTCGTGAAGAAGTTCAAATTGAGGAAGATGGCACTTGGACTAAAAAATCTACAATGATGAAAGCGGCCAAAGTAATTACAGAACGTATGAGAGTTTTATCTAAGAAAATTAATGATACTAGAAAAATATCTCATCCCAAATCTGTAGGTTTGATGATTCTCAATCAAGCATATAAAGAGCCACCAGCGTTCCCAGGCGGCCCATCAAAGCTAGTACCTTACGGCGGTAATGCAATTTGGTTTAGAAGCAGTTTAGTAATTAAGACTCAAAAGGTAAAAAAACTGACAGCTAAAAAAGATGGTGCTGAATTAGGATTTGGTATCGTGTCTAAAATTACAGTGGACAAGAACCACCTAACAAATACTGCCCACAGTGGAGAGTTTATTGTGACTGCCGACCAGATTATCCCTAATGATAAAACTGCAATAGAATATTATAAAGAAACTCATAAAGCATCTTGGGGCGCAGATTTAGAAATTCAAGAAGGTAAAGATGATTAAATTTAAGAACCTTGTATGTAATATTCCTATTTATATGGGAGTTATTCTAAGACATATATCTAATGCTACAATTGTGTTAGGGTTACGCTTACATATCACTCTCAAGACTGATGCCGGTAAAAACTTAAAAAAGTATCAAGACGAACTTAAACTAGTAGCAAATGAGTTACAAAAATCTACAGGAAATACTAAAACAGTATCACAAATCAAGACTGTGGACAGAAGTAGTAAGTTAGCGGATATTATCAAAGGTAGTAACAATGGTTCCAGTAACAATTGAAGTTAAACGTTTGACGGCTCACGCAGAGCTGCCCGAGTACTCCAGAGAAGGGGACGCAGCACTAGATTTAGTTGCAACGGATGTTCGTCACGATAGAGAATTTGATTATGTGGAATACGGTACTGGCATTGCTGTAAAAATTCCAGAAGGTTATGTGGGTTTGTTGTTTCCTCGTTCTAGTATATCTAAAACTCCTCACACATTATGTAACTCTGTTGGGGTTATAGATTCAAACTATACTGGAGAAATTAAACTCAGATTCCGAACGGAAGAAAACAGAGAGTACTTAGAATATTCTGTAGGGGACCGAATTGGTCAATTGTTAATTATGCCCTATCCGACCATACAACTTAAAGAGGTCGAAGACTTACAAAAAACTAATAGAGGGTCACAAGGTTTTGGGAGTAGTGGAAATTAGGACTACGTAAAATACAACTAATTATATCGGAGTACCTACTTGAAACATAAAACTTCAAACAGAAAAGTGCCTGAAGAACGTTTTAAAGATAAGCAAGAAGATTTACGAGCAGACAATAGAAAGCTAAGAAAACAAGTATCCCAGCTTCAAAAAGAATTGGTGAGACTTAAGAATAGAGACGAAGGACTACAAGATTTGATTCAAGAATTTGGACAACTAGAAGAACAACTAGAGACTCAAGAATCTAAACCAAAGATTATTTGTCCTCACTGCTCTAGTAGAAATGTTAAGCTTCTGGATTTAAGGTACGAACGTTCTCATTTTAATTGCGTTGAGTGCGGCAAAACGGGACCAGTAAAATGAATAAACTATTAAATTGGTTTTATACAACTTGGCTTGGCAACGTATACTTTGATTTGTTGTTATGGTTAGACCGCAGAAAAGACCGCAAACAACTACAGTATATGACTCCAAAAGAGATAGCTCAAGTAGTGCGCCAATATAGTATGCTCGGCGAAGGCGTAAAAGAAATTAAATCCAAAGTAAATGTCTTAGTCGGCAGTAAAACAAAAGAAGAGTATGATAAAACTTTAAAAGAGCTTGACAACTTAGTATGCCTAGCTCAACGAGAAGAGAGTAGTCCTCAAGCTCAATATACAAATATTTTAAAATCTGGTATGGATTTTTCAAATTCTGATATTAAGAATCAAACGGACAGGGCTAAGATGGTTGAAAAAAGAATTGGCGATATGTACGAGCTTCAAGCTGATAAACAACGTCGCAGCGTTATAAGACAAATACGTCAAGCTCATAAACAAGGTAATACAGAGTTAGCTATAAAACTACAAAAAGAATGGGATAGTAAATATGGTCGTAGATAAAGATTTAGAAGAATTACAAGAAGATATAGGTCAGAAAGTAGAGTCTTTTAATATTCTATTTTTAGACCTTAGTGCGTCTTGTACTGGGTACAGTTTAGTTACCGTAAACTTTGCTCAAAAGAAAGCGACATTCACTAATGCTGGGGTTATTTGGTTTAATGATGATTGGAGTAATCAAGAAAAGTATCATTACTTGTTTGCTGCTATCACCAATTACTTTAATATTGTGGGCCAAGTTGACTATTGTGTAGCTGAAGCTTATATGATTAATCAAAACAAAATGATGGGAAGCCATGTCGGACCCGAATTACATGGTGTTTTGCAGGTGTCTCTTGCTGAGATTGGAGTAAAATATAAAACCATTTTGCCTCAAACTTGGCGGTCGTTACTTGGGATTAAACCTACAGTAACTTTAGATAAGAATGGCAAAAAGAAGAGGGATTATAAACTCCCTACTAAAACGGAGGTCACTAAAGTATGTAACACAATTCCTGCTCAAATCGTGTCTAATATAACGGGCAATACTAGAGCTACGCCCTCAGATTTGTATGACGCATTAGCAATATCAATGGGATTTCTTCAAAAGATAGGGATTAAAAATAGAGATTTTTCTTCCTTAGAAATTCAAGGCCCCATTAATATCGTATAGGAGATGTATGGATAAACTTAAAGAACTGTTAAATTCTTTGAAGGAAAAAGGTTTAGATATTACGCCCATCACTTTGAGGGATATAAAATCTAAAGAACCTTCAATCACATTTACTTTTTTAGTTGTATCTGGGATTGTAGCTTTACTAGCCTTATTTGATAAGAGCAATGTGAGCCTCAATTTAGGATTAAATTTTGATAATTCCAAAGAACTACTGACTGTATTTGCAGCTTTGTACTTTGGTAGAAAAGTGACGGCAGGTAAAACTACCGTAGAAAAACAAGGAGAATAGATGAAGAAGATTTTAGTATTGATGAGCACACTACTTCTAGGTTTAAGTAGCTTTGCAGCTACTCCACCGAAAACGACAGTAGGAGTAAAAAATGGAATTGTCCTAACTAAGGATAATACAATTGTTATGGATGATTACTTCTCAGGAGAGAAGGTCGCACAAGTAACTCAAAAAGCAAAAGATTTAGATGCCAAATTACAGTCTAATGAACCTTTATATCTGGTTCTTGATTCTGGCGGAGGGTCTACTGAAGCTGGTATCGAGTTAATTGAAAACCTTAACAATCTCAATCGACCAGTAAAAACTGTAACGCTGTTCGCCGCATCTATGGGATTCCAAACTGTAGAAGGTTTACGAGGTGAACGTCTAATTACTGAAAACGGCACTTTAATGAGCCACAAAGCGCGAGGTGGATTTTATGGAGAGTTTCCAGGACAACTCGATTCTAGATATAATCACTATCTCCGCAGAGTTCAACGATTAGACGCCCAAGTCGTCAAACGTACAAACGGAAAACATACAGCAAAAAGCTACGCAGCATTGATTGAAAACGAACACTGGTGCGATGGTGCTGACTGTATTGCTCAAGGTTTTGCAGACCGAGTAGTTAAGCCTTCTTGTGACCAAAGCTTAAAAGGTACACATAACGCACTATACGACCGTTTCATCTACATGGGCCACGTAGTAGAGATTGTTGACGTTATGTCAAACTGTCCACTAATTACAGAAGCTCTCAGTTGGAATGTATATATTGATGGAGAACCCTTGTTTGCTTCTGACACAGACTCCTTAGTGAATTCAACAAAAGTAAGTACTGACATCAATCAATCCGGCTATTCTCGATTTAATCGTACAGTCTTAGATTCTGTAGGTCTTGAAGCTGCGGAAAATATCAAAAAATTGGTGACTAAGAAACTTGATGCTCGTGAAGGTTCTGCTGACCGTAACGTAAAGAAGTACTAATATGAAAAAGCTATTGTGTTTAGTGTTAGCAATTATGATTCCTTTTCAGACTTTTGCTGAATGTCCTAAACCAGTAACTTTATTAGAACAGGGAGCTTCGGCTCCTTGTTCCGGTTTCTTATTCTCAAAAGAGAAAGAGAAAGAAATTAGGCTAATGAATGAGGACTATTCGTTTCTTAAACAAGAGTTACAAATTAAAAACAAAAAAATAGACATTCTATTATATGATAGAACTCTATCAGACAACATCATAGAAAAAGAACGCAGTAAATCAGAACTATGGCGCATTACTGCTGAAAAGTCTACACTAGAACTAGTTAAAGTTAATGAGGGTCAAGGCAATAGAGACCTATTAATGGCGTTGCTAGGAGTGGTAGTTACTGTGGGTGCTGGCTGGGCCGTAGGACAGGTTAAATGATGGAATATTTTATTGGTCCGTTAGTATGTCTTTGTATAGTTCTAGCAATAGAGTTATATAGAACAAAGAAAGCTAGTAAAAATATACTGAGCACTTCCGTACAAAACGAGACCCTAAAACAAGAATTAAAAACTCAACAAACTCAACTGTTACAAGTCCAAGAAGATTTGGGACAAGAACGAGAAAAGAATAGAACTCTTTTGTCTCAGAAGAAGAGTAGTGAAACTCGACTCGGACAAATCAGCGAACATCTCGTACCCTTTCTTGAGAATTGTACACATGAACCTAAAAATATGCACTTTATGGGAAACCCTATAGATTATTGTATTTTTGACTTTGACCAAGGAGCCATAACATTTCTTGAAGTTAAATCTGGAAATAGTAAACCTACAAAGCGTCAAAAGATTGTAAAAAATATAATTAAAGCAGGTAGAGTTTTTTATGAAGAAATCCGTATCAATGAAAAAGGCGTAAAGAACCGAGTAATCGGTCTAGATGGAAAGTTGTTGCAAACAGTTAAAGATTCAGGTATTATGTCTGGATTAAGTGGGGACGACGATGGAGAAGATTAAACAAGGACTTTCTAGTATTTGGGGTTATATTGTATTAGTAGTCGGCGCTAGCATTGCTATACTATTATATGTTTTGAACCTTAAAAATAAAGAACTGGACGCAGCTAAAGCAAAAATTGCCTTAGTCAATACGCAGAAAGAAGCTGATGCTTTGGAAGCCAGTATTAAACAAGATATGGCTCAAAGAGACTTGAATCAAAAGGATTTACAGAGTCTTCAAAAAGCCCTTGACATTTTAGAAGAAAAACGCCAGAGTATTTTAAAAGAAGGGAATCTTACAGATTCTCAAGTAGAAGACTACTGGAATAAAAAATGAAATTAGAAGTTTACGCAGCTAGAATATTTGAAGAATACGTGAAACAACAAGGGATAGATGGTCACTGGGACTATCTATCTTCTACTCGTAAACTTAATTGGATTAAAGAGGCAAACTTTTTGATGAGAAGTTCAATACAAGAGTTAAGCAAGTGTTTTAAACCTCTTCCTAAAAGTAATCCACAAGCTTCTTACGAAGCTGGGTATCAACATGGTATGGCAACTGAGCGCAATTCTCTACTAAGTTATGTAGAATACCTTTCTCAAGATTTAGAACAGCAATATAGACAATTAGAAGATAAATACAAAAATTAAACAATGAGGTTTTAATGCAAAAAATAGAGACTCCTTGGGGTCCTGTTGGTTATATTACTTTTAAACGTACTTATGCTCGTAGATTCAAAGACGATAGCTTAAATTCTGAAACAGAAGAATTTTCTGATACGGTGGATAGAGTAGTCAAAGCTTGCAAAAATCAACTCAACGTTGGGTTTACTTCTTCTGAAGAAGCTCGTCTTAAAGAAATTATGCTAGGATTAAAAGGTATTGTTGCTGGCCGTTTTTTGTGGCAATTAGGAACAAAGACTGTAGATAAGTTAGGCTTGTTGTCTTTACAAAATTGCGCCTTTACTTTAGTAAACGAGCCTATCCGACCTTTCACTTGGACAATGGACGCTCTCATGCTCGGCAGCGGTGTTGGCTTTAATATTCAACGTGAATATGTGTACGAGCTTCCAAAACCAAAAAAAGTTAAAATCATTCGACAAGAAACCAATGATGCCGAGTTTATCGTTCCTGACAGCCGAGAAGGTTGGGTAGAATTACTACGTAAAGTATTAGAAGCTCATTTTATTACTGGCAAAAGTTTTACGTATTCTACTGTTTGTATTCGTGGTAAAGGCGCTCCGATTAAAAGCTTTGGTGGTCTCGCTTCAGGACCAGAAGACTTGTGTTGGGGAATGACAGAAATCAGTAAAATTTTAAATGATAGAGCAAACAAAAAATTAAGACCTATTGATTGCTTAGACATTATGAATATTATAGGTATGATTGTAGTAGCAGGAAATGTTCGACGTTCAGCACAAATTGCTATAGGAGATATGGATGACTTACAATACTTAAATGCCAAACGTTGGGATATTGGAAATATTCCAAATTGGAGAGCCATGTCTAACAATTCAGTTGTATGTAATGATATTACTCAATTACCAGAACAGTTTTGGCAAGGCTATTTGGGCAATGGCGAACCTTATGGTTTAATTAATCTTGGACTAGCTAGAAAAATAGGAAGAGTGGGCGAAACTCAATACCCAGATATGGAAGTTGGAGGATTTAATCCTTGCGCAGAACAGAGTTTAGCTGACAAAGAGACATGCTGTTTAGCTGAGATATACTTACCGAATATTGATTCTTTGGACGAATTTAAAGAAGTTGCCACTTATTTATACCGAATAAATAAACACTCTTTAGCTCTAAACTGTCACCTGCCTGAAACTGAGGCAATTGTTCATAAGAATATGAGGATGGGAATAGGAGTTACTGGTTATCTTCAAGCTACTGACGAGCAACGTTCTTGGTTAGATTCTACCTATGTCTATCTTAGAGAGTATGATAAAAAATATAGCGCGGAACATAATTTTAATACTAGCATTAAATTGACCACTGTAAAACCTAGTGGCACTCTGTCCTTGTTAGCCGGAGTTACGCCAGGCTGTCATCCAGGCTACGCTACTCATCATATCAGACGTATAAGAATGGCTTCAAATATTCCTCTAGTAGAAGTGTGTAAAGCTCACGGATATCCAGTTGAATACCAAAAAAAATTTGACGGCTCACTGGATGCCAGTACAGTCATAGTTTCTTTTCCTTGTAAATTTCCAGACCACACAAAAGTGGCAAAAGATATGACAGCCGTTGACCAATTAGAAGTAATTAAAAGTTTGCAAACGAACTGGTCCGATAATGCTGTATCTTGTACAATATATTACAAAAAAGAAGAACTACCTCTTATAAAACAATGGTTATTAGACAATTACAATACAAATGTCAAATCTGTATCCTTTTTGTTGCACAGCGACCACGGGTTTATTCAAGCTCCCCTAGAAGAGATTACTAAAGAGGTTTATGAAGATTTACTCTCTAAAACCAAACCCATTACAGGAATAGAAACTATAGACGAGCAGTCCATATTAGATTCTTTTGAGTGTGAAGGCGGAGTCTGTCCAATAAAATAATTATTGACAAATAAAGCTAATTGAGGCACTATGTAGAACATGGTGCCTTTTTTATTTGTACTAATGCTTCTGGCAGGATGTACGCCTAAACCTATACCAAGTAATCCTACGTTTCAAGACGTAAAGCCTATATTACAGATGAGATGTATGTCTTGTCACAACGATAGCATACGTCCTCATGGACACAGCACCAACTGGCTTAATGAGACAGTTTTCAAAGAAAGACTTGACATTATTAAAGAGCGTGTTATTATTAAGCGAAACATGCCTGTAGGTAGCGTATTACCTAAGCAGGAATATGAAACTATTAAAAACTACTTAGAAGGAATGCAGTGAAAAAAGCTAAATCTTCACAAATTAATTGGCCAAGATATTTTTTAGCAGTACTAATATCAGGCTGTTTGTGGTGGTCGGGGTTTTTAGTATTCAAGCATCTCAATACACCAAAAGAAGATGAATGCTACTCGCACAATATTAATGCGGTCTATGCCAGAGTTTCTATCGTAGATGATTATGATGTTATATATTATATAGCAGATTTAGATGATATGAAAAACGAACTAAAACGTAGAAATGTCAAAAGTTTCAATGATTTATACACGCTGGACAAAAGTTGCAAAAGTTACTGGTTAGCAAGAACTTTAGTAGGGCATAGTGAATCTATTAAATCCTTATACGACAAAACTGACGAATTACAAAATAGAGGTAAATAATGAAAATTATAGCTATATCAGGTTGGAAACGTAGCGGCAAGGATACCGCAGCTAATCTGCTCATCTCTAATGGCTACGAAAGAGTTGCTTTTGCTGATGTACTTAAAGATATGGTAGCTCAAGAATACAACATTCCTAGAGAACATTGTGATGACCCTAATTTTAAAGAAGCACCAATCTTACATCTTCCAGTCACTCCAAAAGATGACTTCAGTTTAATGCTTTGTAATTTCATGTATAGAGAGTTTAGAAGCTCAGATGGTCACATGGCCATGGAACCTTACGTTGATGATTCTGGAGCGTTTCTGGGCGTTATGGGACGTAATGTGGCGCAACTCTATTGGACCCCCAGGGCTCTGTGTATTCTTAAGGGTAGCGTCAATAGGGCGGTTACAAGTACCTTTTGGACAGAACGAGCTATTAGTCAAATTAGAACTAAAGCCGCTAAGAATTTTAACGAAGGTATTACTAACGGAGGCTTTGTTATTTCTGATTTGAGGTATCAATCTGAAATTGACCAACTTAAAGCCGCGTTTGGCAAGAACCTAGTTACTGTTAGAGTAGAACGATTTGAGACTAGTGCTTCCACAGACCCTAGCGAAAGAGACCTCGACAAAGCTAAGTTTGATGTGATATTAGATAATAAAGGAACAATTCAAGACTTTGAATTAAAAGTTAAGGAGCTATTAAATGGAAATTAATTTACGTAAAGCAAGAAAATTAGAAGGAAAAATTCCTGCTGCGATTGTTAAAGAGTCTGGCACAGAATTACTAGAAGTACTTGCTAGTACTCCGCCTGAAATGGCGTTGAGTGACCTTGCCCAAGCTCGGCTCCGGCTACAAGAACAATTGTCCAACAATATCCAACTTGTAGAGGCTCGATTTTCTATTCGACGTAAAATTGAGCAGACCAATGAATCAGTAGGTATCAATAATCTAGTAAACGCTAGAGAAGTGTTAAACACTAAAATTGCGTACTTAAACCTTTTGCAAGGCTTGCAGGTCTGTAGTGACAGAGAGCTACTGGACAAACTTGAACATAAACGTAAAGTTTTAGATAAAGGTGAAAGTAGTTACCATTCTGACGGCGTAACTATCACTTCAGGTATTATCTCTAAAACTGAAAAAGAAGCTTTACTAAGTCAGATTGATGTGTTAAAAAAGCAATTAGAAGATATTGAAGAAGAGTTAGTACAAAAGAATGTTGGCGTAAAGATTACTCTTTCCGCTAATGAGGTAACTTTATTGCAATCTAATGGATTGCTTTAGGTTTCCCTAAGAAGTGGGCAGCTTATACTGGATGTTGACGGAGAAGCTCTTGCGTTGGTAGTCGATTTAAAGCCTTCGGGCCTTGTTAGCTTGTCACCAACTTAGCTGTTTTGTTCCTATTTATCTGTCATATCAAAAGAGTGTTTTTTGATATTTGTATTTTGTTTGCCCAATCTTCTTTAAAATTAACCAGGAGTTACTATGAAAAAGTTGACCGCAAAACGAGCTAGAAGATTGTCCTTACTTAAAGCTAACCCTAAAACTATGACAGAAGTTATAGCTTTTTTAGTGTCTGAAGCTAAGAACGGACACAATAACACTTTTATTGACGGTAAAGAAGAAGTACTTGAGTTTATTGCAAACGAATTAAATAGTCGAGGCTTTAAAGCAGGACTTGAACGTTACACCCAAACACCCTTCTTAAGTGTATATTGGTAGGAGATATATGAAGTTTTCAGAATTGACATTTACAACAAAGTTTAAATTGTTAGCAGGTAATATACTCCTTATTGGAGGTTTGGTAATGTTAGCTACTTCACCTGAAATTATTCAAGGTTTAACTATGTTAGTTGCAGGAAATCTGTTTCACTTGGATGGACGTATTTCACGATTGGAAGAAATTGAAAGTAAATTTAATCGTCTCACACCAAAAAACTAATACACAGGAGTTATTATGTTTAGATATGCAGATACTAATAAATTGTCTCAACCAGGCGAAGGTCAGGTAAAAATTGTCACTAAAGTCAGAAAGGTAACTTATATCAATAAGCATCCTGAAGATGATAAGGTCCGAGTCACTACAGAGGGATTTGAAATTGTGGAAGAACTGGCTGTCAGTCCTAAAGGGGCAAAATTAGCTGGACCACCTAGAGTCGTAGGCTCTAAAGTGGTAGATAGGACGGCCCGATGAAACTAATTATTGCAGGCGGAAGAGATATTAAAGTTACCGCAGGATTTATTGAAGAGTTGATTAGGCTTCAGGGATTGAGCCCTAAAGAGATTGTTAGCGGTGGGGCCAGAGGTATTGACCAGTGTGGTGAAATCTTTGTGGAGCAATGGAACCAACTTCACAAAACTCCAGGAACAATTCCTAGCAGTTATGTTGGTCGAGAACTCGGTCTTAAGATTTTTGAAGCTGATTGGGAAGAACATGGCAAAGCTGCCGGTCCTATTCGTAATCAACAAATGGCACAATACGCTGACGCTTTGCTTTTGATTTGGGATGGCGAGAGTCGAGGCTCTGCTAATATGAAGCAGCAGATGGAAGAAGCTGGGAAACCAGTTTTTGAGATGATACTAAAAAATAATGGTAAACTTACAAGTCTAATTAGTGTGACGTAACTTAGAGGTTTAGTTTGGTAAAGATAGAACACTTCTATTTAAAACGTATAGAAGATGAGTCTGGAGTATCAGGTACAGGCATAGTGGCTAGAGGAGTTGTACTACCTTCTGGTCACTGTGTATTAGAGTGGCTAACTTTCACTTCAAGTATTGCTATTTATAAAAGTATAAACGATGTCAGTGAAATTCATAGTCATGGTGGTAAGACGCTTATTGTAATGGGAGACCCGCCTAAACCAAAAGGTCGAAAGAAAAATGTCAAGACTTGAAGCTAATAAAAAACTAGTAAAACTTTTATCGGACTTAGTAGACAGCAACCCTGACCAACGGTTTAGTCAAATACTTCGCAATTACGGTTTTATTAAAGAAGATAGACCAGCTAGACCTGAAATGTGTATATCTATTCAAAATGAATTTTACGTTGAGTCAGACAAGATTCTTGAAAGGGTAGAAGAACGTGTTAAAGATATTAAAGGACAATCATCCGATACTACGTCAAGTAGCTAGTCCTGTAGAAGAAATTACAGATGAGCTTAAACAGCTAGCCGTAAAAATGCTAGCTACTATGCGTTTAGAAGGTGGAATAGGATTAGCCGCCCCTCAAGTAGGTGAATCAATTAGCCTTATAGTATTTGATTGCGTCAACCAAACGTACAGTGCTAACGACTCCGGCATAATGTTTAATCCAAAAATTTTAGGGTCAAGCAAAGAAGTGGCAACCGATATAGAAGGTTGTTTAAGTTTTCCAGGCGAAACCTGCAAAGTTACTAGACCTTTAAGAATTAAAGTAGAATACCTTGACTTGGCTAACCGTACTGTGGTAAGGTCTTTTAGTGGTCTAGGCGCTAGAGTCATTCTCCATGAAATGGACCATCTTTTAGGCATTACTATGAATGACAGGGAGATTGAATAATGGATACAGCGTTGAAAGTAATAATTTATGGTATGGCTTGGTTAATTGGATTAACGTTAGCTGCCTTGGCTGTCACGGCAGCAATTGGACCGGCAATAGCTTTTATGTACTTTGTAATTAAATTAGCAGGGAGCTTTTAAATGAAAAGAATTAAAACAGGTATTTTACTTGGAATGGGATTTGCTTTAGGTTCTACAATTGTTAGCATCTTATTGCAGGCTACAACTATGGCAATTGCTACCTTATTAGGCTTGCTATGATGTTCTTCGTTTTGTCTATTCTATGCTTTGCTGCTGGGAATGTAGTCTTTGGAGTAATTATGTTAGGTATGGCGGTTTGCACTCGTGATTGAGATTACTGGTGATGCTTGGCAAACTTGGCAAAAACTCCAGGAACAGGAAGAGTGTTTTCTGTGCATCACAACTAACGGTACATTAAGAAAAGACGGCGCATGTGTAATGGGCGCAGGAATAGCCAAGGAAGCAGCTAGGCAGTTTGACTGGGTAGCTAAAGACTTAGGACGTAATATTCTTATGTACGGGAATGTTATGCACTATCTAGGTCATAACTTAGTTTCTTTTCCAGTTAAACATAATTGGTGGGAAACAGCGGATATTGAATTAATTAAACGTTCTTGTAATGAGCTTATCGCCTTTTTAGATTCTATGGCTATTGAACGTGATGTAGAAGAGTGTACTGCTATCTTAGTTAGGCCAGGTTGTGGGAATGGTAAACTAGATTGGGAAACAGAAGTAAAACCTGTTATATCCTCATTACTGGACGATAGAGTTTATATAATCACTTTTTAGGAGTACTTATGGGTAGAGCATTATTAAAAGCTATGAGAAGTATAAAAGATGATATTAATACCTTTAATCTACCTAGCTACAAAAAGAAACCTCTACTAAAGCGTATTTGGGATACTATCTATCTTTCAGACTTTGTAGACCCCATTCATAAAGCTCACACTCATTTCTATAGAGTTCCATTAGAACGAATTAAACGCATATACGCATACTCTAAGGCTGTATGGGGAATAGGTGAATTTGACTACAATTGGCACCTTAGGCTTTGGGCCTTCAGTCTAAAGCGTTTAAGGGGCTGTATGGTCAATGGTAGCTCAGTACTACCCAAGTCTAGGCTACGTAAATTAAACACCGCCATAGCCCTATTAGAGCGTATGACGGACACTTGGGAGAACTACCACGAACCTGCTTCTAAAGCATTTGACGCTAAATGGGGTAAAAGAGAAGGTAGGCTGTTTAAAGAGGTTACAGATGAAAAGACTGGCAGAACCTATACTACCCTGGCTGACGACCGTAGAGACGCCTTAACTCCTGAACTTCAAAAGCAATATGATAAAGATAAAAAAGTATTGTACAACGTAGAAGATAAAATGTTTAATCAAGACATGGCTCTATTTACTAAAATTCTCAGTAAACAGGTAAGGTCGTGGTGGGACTAAATGACCGTAATCATTGATGAATTTCAAATTCTAATAGACTTAGAAAGTTTAAAAATAGTACAACAATATAAATGGAAGAGTAAAAAAAATCCTGTCGGACAAACGTATTTCTCATATTCTAATTTGTATTTGCATAGATTGATTATGAATTGTCCTAAAGGAATGGTAGTTGACCATATTAACGGCGATACTTTAGATAATAGAAAATCTAATCTTAGAATATGCAGTAAACTAGAAAATCAATATAATCAAAAGAAACATAAAGGAAACAGGCACTCTAAGTATAAGGGTGTGACGTTTAGAAAAGAACTAAAAACTAAACCTTGGGAAGCTTTTATCTATAATAATTACAAAAGCACAAGAATAGGTTACTTTAAAACAGAGCGAGAGGCGGCTGAAGCTTACAATAAAGCTGCACTAGAAGTGTACGGGAGCTTTGCTAAACTGAATGAATTTGCCTGAAAGTCACGTCGTATTATATTGGTACTGTGCTGGGGTATTTGCCTTAGTGGTCTATTACCTTTACCTTAATTTTTATAAAAAAGAAGAAATCATTATTAAAGTTGAAGACTTAACTATGCTATTTCTTATGGCTATAGCAGGTTTTATGTTATGGCTTATTCCAGTTGTCCACTTATGTATTGACATTGTTAAGAACTATGGTAATATTAAGTCAGTAGTTCTTTGGAGTAATAAGAGAGCCAAGAACAAAGAAATCTTATTTGGAGACAATGATGACGATGATAAAACCAAAACGTACCCCAAATTTTAGTAAAGACCTAAAGATTGGAGCTAATGGTGAACTTCAGTTTCAAAAAAGATTTCAAGCAGCCCTAATTAAACAAGACGGCAAACTAGCTGACTTCATTGTGTCTAACAAGGTTGGTTCTGGTCTAGAACTAAAAACTGACACTTATGATTCTCCCAATTTCTTCTTTGAACGCTATTCTGATTTGTGGAAACAGACTGATGGTGGGGCTTGGCAAGCTGTCAAGCATTCTAAGTACTTTGCGTACTATTTCATTACTAAAGATGTGTATTATCTCTTCAACTTAGAAACACTTATTCCAGCTTTGGAGAAGTATATTGAAGAAAAGAAACCTAGAAAAGTAGAAGTAAAAAATCGTAGTTATTCTACTGGCGGCTACGTTATACCTATTAACGACGTTAAACATCTTGCAATTTCTCATACAGCATTAAATGCTTTAAGTAACATTGAACCTGAAGAAGGCTTTATTCCTAATGGAGTTGAACTTGCAACGGTACCAAGTAAAACCTAATCAAACATATATATTATATAAGTTACACGAAGACGGCACTAGAGAACTTAAAGGCTTTGGTGATATTTGGATGGACACTATTCAAGTTGGCTACGGAGTAATCTTTCAGAATTGGTATACTACTCCAGTAGATATGATTGAAAAGACTGGTAAAGGTATTATCTTTGAAACTAGAAATAGTACGTATCTATTAGAAGAATGTAATTCTTTGCCAGGATTCGTCAATGAACCTATTAAGAGACCCCTTAAAGATTAAACTAGGTTCTTTTATCGAAGAACGAAATAGGTTTAATAAATCTAATTTTACAATATATAAAGTAGTTTATTTAGACCGTACTACTGATTTTATGAGACTTGAAGTCGTAGTTAGCTCTCGTTCAGCTAAAAGTGGAACTTATAGCGCGATGATTTCTGCGCACTGTATGAGTGGTCCTAGTGCTTGGCTAAGCTATTTACTGGACTGTTCTGATACTTCTGTGATACTGTATTCTAATGATTAAATACCCCGTTAATACCGAACTAATTGACAAATACGGTGAAGTTGTGGTAGTACTTGATATTGATATGGATTATCATTCTAGAAAGAAAGATTATGCTATCGAAGTCATCTACAGCGTAAAACACGATATTGGGTCTAGATTTTGGATGGCTAGCTCTGTAGTAGAACGTTGGTATAGAGAATTGAATCCACAAGAAAAGGTGTTATATGGACGAAACAGAGACTGAGTACGTGGCTGGTTGGGCAGAGGTGTTCTCTGAGATAGGGTACGCATACGAGCGACAGTATCCACCAAAACTCTACATAAACACTAAAGGCATAAAAGTGGCTAATTTTTATAAGTTGTCTATTAGTGAAGATGGTGAAATGGAATACAAAGGCAACGTTACTAGATTTGACACTTCTTGTTGGTGGAAAGTAGAGTTGTTGGTTAAACTATTTGAGGGCGGCGGCGCTCTAGAGACGTTGTATGGACAAGCAAGTTCGTAAGTTTATCATTACTTATACTCACTATTACGACTGTCCGGTGTGTGATGGGCACGGGTCTCACGAAACAGAATCTATTCACCAAGAACAAGTCAATGAGTTAGAAGGTATAAAGGCTTACGTTAAAGCTGGCATTAATACGTCTAAATTCTTAATGTTGTATGAAGTGTTGCCTTATGGCGTTATTAGTCCTGTAAGTTGTTTTAACGAACATTATGGTTTTCATAGAATTGGTAGAGTGGATTTTGACTTTAACGGAGACGTTCAAGTGCTACGTTGCGTAGACAACTTTAATTACGAGTGGATGACTTCTACAGAAAAAGTATTATATGAATAATTTTTACGACTTTATGTGTCTAAATGAATACGATAACAAATGGCTACACTATAAAATAGGTACAGTGGACGCTTATTTGAAGTTTGATTACGCCACTTTTTACCATGGTACAATGGATTTTTATGTCGCAATAAAAAATACGTCTACGTATAAGACTCGACTTCCTGTGGCAGGATTTGTAGAATATTTAAAAGAAGGTAAGATAACTATACTTTCTAATCAATCTGTAATTGAAACTTTATATGCAAAATAAAACTAAATATTCAGTAGAAGATGTTTCCGTAGCTTGGCAAAAGTTTCAAGAACCCTGGTATTTAATAGAAAACCTTATAACTAAAGAAAAGATTATTCTTAAAGGGCTCAAAGGTTTAATAGAGTATAGATTATGGACTGAAAGGTACGGCGCAGCTAACTGTACGTGCCTTAGAGTTGATGCTAAAATAGGGGACACTCTTTATGGTACGCCGACGTAGAACTTTACATCAAGTGTTCTGTGATTCTGGGGTTATGCCTAAAGACCATCAATTTATATGGTATTCTGGAAACGTTTATAAAAAAGTAAATTCTAGGTATCACTCAAATGAGAATATTACTTACCATTCTATTGTTGATAAATACAATCTTGTTGAGTTAAAGCTAGATTATGATATTCTATCAGAATGGGGTAGAGAAGTATTTCCAGAAGAACTTACAACTTTGGAAGTACTTTATGGAATTTAAAGTCGGAGATATGGTGACTTACTCTACGTTTAATACTACTCAAATGTATAGTAGAGATGCTATATTTACAGTATTCTACAGTAATGGTAGTATTTTGACTTTGAGGCACCACAAGACTTTGAAGCCTGTCAGGATGGCAGTAGTACCTAAACAAATTAGATTGGTAACAGATGCGGAAAAAATCTTATTTGGGGAAAGCTCCCAAACTTAAAGTTAAAGATAAAGTCTTTGATTTAGATTCCAAGAAAATTGGAGTTATATTACGAATTGACAATCTATGTTCAAAATATCATAGTAATGATTATGAAAATCCAGGCTATTTAGAATACTACGTAAAATGGCATGATAGCTGGACTAGGCATGACGTACACGAAATAGATGATATGACTCACCCTAGAGTAGTGCCATATACTAAGACTATTCAAATTCTATACGGTAAAAATAAAAAATAGCCCCCAATGCAGGGAGGAGACCTACACCAGGGGCTTACAAACCTACTAATCCTTAGTAAGTTTAAATATTCACTTGTACTGACTAATTATTTCTTCAAAGCTGCAACCAAAGCGTTCATTTTTGCTTCAAGTGCGTCTAAACGTGACTCTGTTTCGACTAGAGGAGCAGCATTACTGCCAGTTCCGTCTACTCCAACAAGATTTGCACTAGCTGGCATAGCAGCTACTGAAGATGGTTTAGAAGCTCGTGAGTGATATACTTTACCTGGACTTGAAACTTGATTCATGTGTTCAGGTTTGTTTTTCATTGGTTTTGGGGCTCTTTGGGCCATAAATACTCCTTAACGTAATTGTGTTTGAATCGAACGGCTAGGCCGCAGATTAAGGGCTGAAAAATCGTTTACCACTTTTAGGTGGAAACGTTTGATAATGAACTCTACGTTGGTCGTCTTTGACTTCGCACCATAGGCCCACTTGTTCTAGTAATTTTGTATTTTGTTCTGTCCACTCGTATAATTTTCCATCAGGGTCGGATATATCCACAGCCGCACCTTTTAAGTGCTGGCTACCCCAAGGTATCTTGTTCTCGTCAAACTGAACGTTACGTTTAACTGCTAGTTCTTTGTATATTCTTGTGTGGTCTTCTTTACTTCTATAACCTGAAGTAACTACCATAGGTTTACCATAAGCTTCTCTTATAAGGTTTATACGTTTATGTAATTCCTTAATATTAGCTTGATGTTCTACTGGTATACTTTCTAATTTAGAACCTTTTAAAAGTTCATTTAATGTTACCAAGTTTAGCAACTCTTTTTCTTGTCGCTTTTCTTCATAAACTTTGGTGGCATCTTCTTGTCTGATTTCTTGTCCTGTTTTGAGGACTTCTTGGACAATTGTTTCTTCTTCATTTCTTGCTTCTGTTTCATCGCTATTTTTTCCTATCAATTTGTTGATTATTAAAAGAATGAGCGACAATAGGCTGTTCTTCTCCACTGACTTTCTCCTCTTTTTTGTCAATTAAATTATAACCGTCCTTATCACAGCTCCAGCTACAACTAGGACATTTCTTCCAACCTGAGTGCCTAAGTTTGTCGTTAGGGTGACATAACAAGTGAGTTAAGCACCTTTTACACGACCTTATAGACATTACACACCTTCAAAGTGAGTGACTAGTATTTCAGCTAATGCTGGTTCTTTTCTCCAACCGCTCCAGTAACCTCTAATAGCCTCTCTCCATTTAGGAGTCATTAACTTGTACGCCTTAGTCCATTTAGGGCTAACTACGCTTAGTTGAGCTAATAGTTGATTAGGTTCTCTTGTAGGAGTGATTATAGCGTTATAGGCTAAATCCATAGCTAACCAAGCATAACCTATAATATTACCTTTGTGTCCGGCGCAAATAGCCAGGACCATTCTATTACTGGGCGAAAGGTAGTCTCTCCCGTTAGGAAATTTTTTAACGGTTCCAGGGTGGTCAGCTTCAGAGTTCTGGGCAAACCAGCCTCTAGTCTTTGCAGCCTCGTATAACGCTCTACAAGCCTCTAGGTGCCCTTGTTTACGTAACCCTGCCACCAAGCACATTAGCTGGTCTCTGGTGAAGTTTAAAGGATTATTGGAGGGTACTTCTTGAGGGTGCCTAACTGCTAAATTGCCTATAACATAAGACGTAAGGTCTGGAGTTAAAGGGTGATTAACTATGGCCATCATTCCGGCAAGTCTGGCGCTATCCATTTTATCAGTAGCGCCTTCGTCTTGAGGTAAGCCTAATGAGTCAATAAGCATAAATTACTTATTAAACGTTAGGTTTAGTTGGCCACTCTACTTCGTCTCTTGGGTCAGAAACTTGGGAGGGTAGGTCTCTAAGGGCTTCTCTATAAGCTTCAATTAAAGCTTTGTTACCTTCGCTAATTGGAAAATCTGGTAACATGAATTTATCAGTCTCAGTAAGTTTAGCATCACGTTTATCACGTAATACTGTCCACGCCATTTCTAATTGGGCGTCTACTTTTGCTTCTGATAGGCGAAGTTTCATTTGTTCGCCGTCCATATAAGCTTCGCAAGTATCTTTATCAAGACCTTCAGTAAGTTCTAAGTGTGCCGCCATAGGCTCCGCTTGGAGCCAAGAACGATTAGCACTAGTATCGTCCTTTTGTTCTGCTTCGTAAGAACCCATAATTTCTAGGGTTTCTTTTTTAACGATAATAAATGTTTTCATTTTTAACTCCTATTATAATTCTGCGTCTGCTGTCCATTGATACCTGTAAGCCACTGTCGTATCTACACCTAAAGCCGTATCAACAGAAAATGCAGAAGTAGTACTTTCTACTGCACTGGCTGCAACAGGGCTATTAGCATCCAAATTTCTTATACTGCCTGCGGCTCCGCTAGCAGTGTCCCTAAGTGTTATTATAGGCGCAGTTCTTTTTTCTACTTTAAAATAAGCTCCAGGAGTAACACTTGTTCCGTTATATCTGGAATAATGTGCTGCGCCAGCAGTAGTAATAGCACCAGGCACAACGTCTAAGCTATAACTTTTCTCGTAATACCTTTGACAAAGAGCTAACTCTCCGCCAAATGTCTTACCTGCTGTTCTAAAAGGTAAAGCTTCTGCGCCCTCGTTTATCATGACTCCGGTTATTCTAAAATTTGTGGAGCCAGTGTTAGTGCCGTTAACTTGGTTAGCAGTAGCAATAAACTCTCCAGTTTGCCAGGCTCCAGCAGTTGTATGATAAGTAGAACCTGAAGCAATCGTCCACACAACTCGCAAACCTAGACTATTAGTATAATTCCAAGTTCCTGTAGAAGGTGAAGCTAGTACGGTAATTGTTTTCTTTTCCCAAACTTCAGAAGAAGTAATAGTGTATTCTGCAACATAAGAACGGTCTACACCCGCATTCAAAAAAGCTACGCAGTAAATCCCAGGAGTTGTAGCTTTTACCCAAAAAGATAAAGTAAACTTTTTTTGCGCTAAATTAGCAAAGTTATACCCTTCAATTGATTGTCTAATAGTACAAATATCACCTGCTGCGAGTGAAGTGTCGGGAGTTGTTAGATTATATCTTAAACTATTTTGAAACAAGTATCCTGATTCAGCTAGGGTTGGAGCGTCGGTGTCTTGCGTAACTGTATGTACCATTGCACCAACTTTACTATACTGATATCTGTCTAAATGGTAGGCTGCATTTGCTATTGCTGTAAAAGATGTTCCTCTTTGAGCCAATCTCATATCGCTGTTCAAAAGGTAATTACGACCGTAATCTTCTCTTAAATCTAATTCTGGTGATTTAGCCATAATGTCTCCTTATAGTTCTGCATCTACAGCCCAATTCGTATATAATGAACCGTTGTTGGCTGGTGTTCCGCTTGGAGTTAACCAATAATTTTTTGTAGAGACTCCGCCAGAGGCTATACCGTGATTAGTCGAATTTTGTGTGTCCCATATAGGATTGACAGTATTTCCATCATTTGGATTATATAAAGTGATTGTCGGAATTACTCGTTTTTCTACTTTGAAATACAAAGTAGTAAAAGGTCTATTAGTTGCGCCAACGGCATGCCAAGTATGTGAGCCTGCATAAGTAGGAAAAGCTCCAGCAGAAGCTCCTAAATCATAACTCTTTTCGTAGTATCTTTGGCAAGCTATTAACTCTTCTTCAAACGTTTTACCAAACGTCGTAAAAGCAGGTTGGTCGTGTGTACCTTCAACAATCATGACTCCGGTTATTCTGAAATCTGTAGCTCCAGTATTTACTCCGTTTACTTGATTTGAAGTAGAAAAAAATCCACCAGTTTGCCAAGTATTAGGGGTCGTTTGAAAATCAGTTCCAGAAGCCAATGTCCAGGCCACTCGCAAACCTATACCAGTACTATAATTCCAAGTACCATCTAGTGGGGCTGCGTCTACATTAATAGTTTTGTGTTCCCAAGTATTCGTGGCATTTATTGTGTATTCTGATACATAAGAACGATTGAAACCTGAATTAGTGAGACTCACGCAATAAGTTCCAGCAGTTGTGGCCTTCACCCAAAAAGACAAAGTGAAAGGTTTTTGAGAAATTTTAGCCCAATTATAACCTTCTATAAATTGTCTTATATTTACTACATCTCCTGCGGCAATTGAAGTGTCAGGGGTTGTCAGGTTCAGCCTCATACTATTTTGAAAAAGGTAAGCTTCTCCAGTAGCACTTTCTACTTGTGCAGGTGTTGGAACATCTGTATCTTGTGTGATAGTGTGTACTGCTGTAGATATTTTATTATAATTCCATCTGTCCAAAGTGTACGTGTTGTTAGCAACCGCAACAGCCGCAGCAGTAACGTACCTTTGAGAGATTCTCATGTCGCCGTTTATAATATAATTTTTTTCTAATTTATCTAATCTTGGAGTTAAACTCATATTACGCTCCTTATATGTCTTTTAGTTTAGCTGTTGCAGCCCAGCCGGTAATCGGCACTTTGGCTAAAAACATATATGTAGTTTCTACTACGCTTAGTGGAAGATAAACAGAACCTATGGCGCTCTTAGTAGAATCCGCGTCACCTAAAGCAATTGCTAGATTTGTAGAATTATAAGCCCAAACTGTGCCGTCTTGAGGACCTCCAACAGAGGAATAACCTCCAGCAGGACCTACAACCGAAGCTGTATTATAATCGACGCCTATTCCAACCTTACTGGAGTTTATCGTGTGTCCAGAAGGGATTGGAAATAAATATGTGCCAGTTCCTGCTGTTCCAGCCGGAGTAGCAGAATAAAGTTGATATGAAATCTCCATAGAATCGCCAACTCGTCGATACTTAGCTGAATTAATTACTGGAGCGGCAACCGTTGGAGCAGTAGTAGTTGCGCCAATTATTAACGTGTAAGTTTGCCATTCAGTAACTATAGGAACTTCTTTATTTTCTAATTCTAATACTCTGTCTCCAAAAGCTTTTAAGTCTACGTTATTTGGAGCTGCTTGAAAGTTAGTTTCTGGTTGGCCTGCTAAGGCCGCTACAGTAGGAATAACTTGGTCTAACTGACCGGCTAAATTTTCAATAGTAGCCATCATAGAGCCGTCAGGTCGTTCTGCAATCAAACCGTTACTGATAACCATAATGCTATCGGCTTCGCCTGAAGGGGCGTTATTAAACCTAACTATTACTCCTAGGCCGTTGCCAGCAAGAACTTCGTAATAGTTGCCCTCTCCGCTAACAGTATTTCCAACGTTTCTAAACTGTTGAACGCCGTTACGGAATACGATTACTTCTCCAATTTGAGTATTGGGGTTGTGGTTGACTCTAAAAGGTTGGCCGACGTTGAAATCAGTGACTCCAATACCTAGAGTACCAGTAACTCCAATTGGCCTAGCGTCTACTATGTTGTTACCTGTACGCGCAGAAGCGTCAATAACCCCTATAAAGATTTCTCCTTCTAGGGCAGTAAAACCTTGAAACTCGATTCGGCTGTTAGACTTGATTGTGTAACTCAAATCTTGCATTAGCAAGTTTCTAGAAGAACTAGTCAAAGTTAAGTTCTTTTTATAAAACATTAAATTAGCAGCTAGCATATCCGCTGTAGAAGCGTTTACGAAGCCTAGGCTTGACATTTCAGTGGGAGTAGTCAAACTCCCAAGGTCAATACCTGTGGCCCCTAAAGAGGCTTTATGAGCGAATACAAGCTTTTTAAAGCCTACTGCAATAGAACGTTGTTCATTAACGTCTTTTTTGCGCAGACTTAAAGTATTTTTACCTGTAAGTGACATTTATTACCTCTTTATGAATAGTATTCTGTTATTTCTATGTAACCTGAACCACCGGCACCGCCTGCTAGTCCAGAAGTTCCTGCGCTACCGCCCGTACCAGCGGCTCCTACAGTGTAAGGGTATGTGGAGTTTGGGTTATTGATAATCGCTTCAATATAAGCTCCAGCTCCACCACCAGACCCAAAATAATTATTTACAACTAGATTTCCTGCGGCAGCTCCACCGCCACCACCGCCAGTATTTGTTTGTCCTGCTGTTCCAGCCGCAGTATTGGCACCGCCAGAACCAGCTCCACCAAAATATGAACTACCTCCTTGAGAACCCATAATTGAAGGTGTTGCAGCCGAAGGAGCAGAGCCTAAAATTCCAGCCCCTTGTCCTTTTCCGCCAATAAATACTGACCCAATTGGGCCGGTTCCAAGACTTCCTGTTCCGCCAGCACCGCCAGCCGCAGCTTGTCCGCCAGCCCCACCTCCTCCAGCACTTAACAAGGCAGTTCCGAAAGTAGTATTACCGCCAGCGCCAGCAGCTCCCCAACTTGCTGTTCCCGAAGAACCGCCACCACCACCGCCGCCTACCATGCGGACGCGGAGATACTTTGCTCCAATAGGAGTAGTATAAGTTCCAGAACCTGAAGTAAATTTTTGTACTGTAGGATTTTTTCCTAATCTAGGTACTAGTGCCATATTATAAATCCTTCAGTTGAATGTTAGAGAAATTGACGATGGGGACTGTGAACCGTCCGCCAATCGCGTCCGATGCTCCAAAAGTAATTGGTGCTGTAGTAGTAATTTGACCGGAACCGCCAGACTCAGACTGAGTAAATTCTACTGTTGTTGTTGTTGCATAAGTGACATTTCCAAGGTAAACACGCGCACCTGAATCAAGGATTGTAGCAGAACCAAGCGTCTCTCTGGCGTTTGATGATGACGCCAATTTTGCCGAGTCAATAACAAGGTTCGTTGGCATATTAATTGTGAGGTTAGCTGGGCCTCCAGGTGCTCCGCTAAAATTTAAAACAACATCAATTTCCACGGAATCAGCGACTCTCCTCCAACGTCCAGTATAAGTAGTAAACGTAGTCCAAGCTCCTGTTGGAACGTAATTTTTCCAATTTGTAGTAGGAACGCCTTCTAAATTGACAAAACTTCCAAACGCTACGGAAGTTTCTCCATTAGCGTAAAAAGCTCCAACTAATTTCCAACTAGTAAATCCAGCAGGACCTATGCTATTAACGTTAGACGATATTCTAAGAACTGGCACTCCGCCACTAAGTACGGCGTAAATCATGTACAATGAGTTAGCTGTCATAGTAACGTCTGTTGCAATAGTTCTATTTAAACTATCTGTATCTATCTGTAATCCGCCAATATTCACAGTACTAGGAGCTAAAGTAATAACTCCAGACGAGTGAGATAAGGCTCCAATTTTTTCTTCTTTAATTTTTTGACCTATTCTCATTTGGTTCTCCTAGTTTTCTTTTTGGTTTAGGTTGAGCTTTTTTGATAAGTTCTGGGACCAAACTCTCATTACCTTTTCTAACCCAAACACTATTAGCTCTTGAATACCTACGTCCATTAAGACAGTCTGATATTTTTAATCCTAGCTCATTAGTTATTTGTCTAGTAGAGCGCCATTCTCTAACAAGATTACCTTGTAAGTCGTATTGCAATACTGTCGGATATTTACCTTCCATACGTTTAATTTGACTCTTAGTCATCTTTTTTATAGAAGATTTGTTCCAACGTCCTTTTACTCCGCCGAACCTAATATTATAGCCTTGTTTTATAGAATTATATTTTTCAATAAACTCTACTTCTTTTTTGTTCAATTCTTCAAAAGAAAAACATTCACACAAAGTTTCAACTACAAAATTACGCTTTCCATATTTTTTTATTGCTCTAGCTAGCTTATGACAAGGATTACTTTTTGTTTTATGTTCTATAAACCTTCTAGATACTGACTTTACAGTTTGACCAATATAACACTTATTGTTTACAATATTTGTTATTTTATAGACAAATCCATAAGGAGTTTTATCTTCTAGTAAAATTTGTCCCATTATGTCTCCTTATATTTCTGCGTCTGCTGTAAATTGAAAATATAAAGCTCTATCCACTGTTCCAGCATTACCGCCTTCAAATCCAGTTTCCGAGGACCTTGATGTGGACGCATTTTCACCATTAGCAGAAAATCGGGAAACTTTTCCCGAAGCTCCTAACTCATCGTACATAACAATACTAGGAGTGGCTCTTTTTCTAACGTTGTAGACTAAACCAATAGATTGCAACAACATTCCTGCACCTAAAGAAAATCCTTTTGAACCTTGGTTACTAGCGGTTCCTGGAGTTACGTCAATATTGTAACTTTTCTCGTAATATCTCTGGCAGAGCTGAAGTTCTTCTGCAAAAGTTTGACCTCTAGTTTCAAAAGTAGTTGCTACTGGGCCTTCTTCTAACATCACGTCTTCAAGAACGTATAAATCTGCTGCTCCGGCTGTTCCAACTGTATCAAATCTAAAATTCACAGCAACTCCTACTATATTAGAAGTAGGCAAAGTTACCGTTGCCGAAAATCTTTGAGGTTGTGTTGTTAAAACGTTATTTTGTGAGATAGCAACTACTGGGGCTGACCAACCTGTGAGGTAGTTAGTATCAGGATTTGATAAAGTGTACAATATTTGACAAGCTAAAATTGACCCAGCGGCGGAATAGTTTGCGCCTTTATAAGCAGTAAAACTTAACGTTACTTGTTTGCCAATCAATACTTGAGAATCTCTTCTTTCTAATGACTGTTGAAATTGGAATCCAGTTACAGCCGTATTTCCCACATTTCTTTGCACGAGCAAAGCATTTCTGCCATGACCTAGTGCATATCCTGGGTTAGAATGTTGAGTTCTCGCTAAGGTGTAATTTGATACAGCTCCTGGAAAAAATCCCCATCTATCAGTCGTATAAGAAAAAGTGTTAGCTGTGTTTGTATAAGAAGTACCTCTTTGAAATAAACCAAAGGCACCATTATAAAGAAGATTTTTAGCTTTTTTATTTGCTGTTATTACATTTACGGGACTTCCCATTATCTCTCCTTTATGGCGTACTTAAAATAACAATGTTATCAGAATTGTCTAAAGTAATTTCTCTAAGAGTTCCGTCAGGACGTCTTAGTAAAATACCTCTGCCTGCAACAGACCTATCGTAGGTAGCGTCGTTACTTCCTAAATGATTTGAAGCTAACAAGTTAGCGTTTGAATCACTATTATCAAATGCTCCGCCGGATAACTGGTCAAAAACTAATTTAACCGTTTCTCCAGGAGCTAGGAATTGCCCAGACTCAAACTTAACTGTTTGGCCGTCAACTGTAAAGCTTCCGTACCTATATACTTGACCGCTATTAACGTCGTATACTCTTAATAGTTCTGGGTTAACAGTAAAATTGCTAACTAAGAAATTTACAGTGTTTAAGTCTCCGCTAAAAATAAAAGCTTCTATTTCTTTTATTCCAGTTACGTACTCGCCGACCATCTTGTCGTAACGAATACCATAACCATCTAACTTAGCCGAAGCTACTGAGCTAGTAATCCTAACTCGTAAATCTAAAGCTATGCCCAGCAAATCCAGTGCAAATTCAGAACCTGTAGCAGTCCACGCAGCTCCGTCGTACTGATTACCTAAAGAGCCGGAGTCTGTTCTCCAACCCAAAGTAAGTGCGCCTGCTTTGTAAGCTGCGTCAGTTTTGAGTACTGTGTGGTACGTTCCAGCAGCAAGTGTAGACGTAAAGTCTGCATTTACTGTAATATCTCCTGCCCCCAGGCTAGCTATATCAATCATATTTGATTCAGCTATTACAGTGCTGCTAGGAGTGCCAGCGGAATCAGTTCTAACTTGAACTGTCAACTTACCTACAGGAGAACCTGTTTTATTTAATTGTAAAGATACTCGTCTAATCTGAGAAGCTTCAGTTAATACAAAACTCTGACCTAACTCTTGCGTAGTCGTAGCATTTAGGCTTATTGGAGCTGCCGTAGGAGATACAGTTACTAAAGTTTGATTAGAAGCTTCAGTTTCAAATCTATGAAAGCCTCTATAAACTTCAGTTGACCCTACTCGGTCCATTTCAATTGTCTGCCATTCGTTGCCGCCATTTCTGGAAACTTCGTAAGTAGCAGCAGTATCAATAGACGCTAAGCGCCAGAACACTTCTAGTTCAATCTCTCCAATATTATCTGGGTCTGCTAAAAACTCTAAAGCATCTAACATTTGAACAGACACTAAAGTTTGACCAATGCCAGTAAAGTTAAAACTTTTATCAACTAGGCTGTAAGCTCCAGTAGAACTCAAATCAATTAAATCGTCAGTGTTTGTCTGAAAAATATTAGGAGTCATTAAGTCAAAAGTACTATCCATGAAACTGTTTTTAAGAGTTTCTAGGATTTCATTTCCGCCTCCGCTACCGGAGCCCGAAGCTCCTAAGCGAACGGTTTGACCTGGTTCCAACACCTGCTTATGTAAAGGTAGATGCAAATAACCTGCGCCCGTAGCATCTTGTCTTCTAGCAAAAATAATAACATCTTTAGTAGCTTGTGTTTGTGCCGGTACAGCTAGAGTACCTGACTTATTTAAAGTCAAATTCTCTGTTGCTAAAGTTCTATCAATCGTTACCCAAGCACTCTCACCATCAGTCAGACTCAACGGAGATTCTGCTGCTAAGATAGTATGTTGAGTCACAGTCCCTGATTTAGTATTAACTATCTCAAGAACAATATCATCAGTAAAAATTAATTGAGTGCCGGTCCAAGTAATAGGTAAGTCGGACCTAAAGTACGCTGACCTATTTTCTTGTTCGTCGCCTAGTATGTCGGTTAGAACTCCTGCGCGAGCAGTTAAGTTCTCAGAAGAAGTTCCTCTAATATTAGAACTATAACTTGGAGTTGAATCTGCCGTATCTGGCGCACCAATGTACGATAAAGTTTGGTTTGAAGTTTGAGCATAAAGTAGAGAACTTTGGCCTAGTTTTAGTAACGTTGAACTGGAACCTACGATTACGTCAGTTCCGACTCTTCTAGCAATAATAGTAGCTTGAAGAGGAACATTTGCTAAAGTGTCTACATTTACGGTAAGATTCGGTCCTCCAGCGGTCAAATTAGGAACTACATACGCAACATCATAATCATTAGAAAATACTATAGGACTTTCTGTTGCCCAAGGAATAGTGTTATCTACGTAATCTAATCCTTTTATTTCTAAGTATGCGTCGTCCGTTCCACCAAATTCTAATACTACGCCTAACAAAGTTCCATATACTATCAGTCCTATGCCGTCTGTGGCGGACCAAGTAGCTCCAGCATCAAATGATTGAAAGCCTGTAGGAACGCTTCTAACTTGTGCGGCCAAACCTGGAACTTCAGTACTATTAAAACCTACGTGGTATGTTCCTGGAGTGAGTATTGGTGGAGAACCGAAAGTCCAAGTAACGAGACCGAACACACCAGAAACCGTAGTTGCTGATAAAGAAGCTGTTGCCAGTATGTTTGTTTCGTCTGGCTCTCCTGCTAAGTCCGCATAAATGTGAACATCCCAATTACCTGCGTAACCTAGAAAATTTCTAATTTCGGTCTCAACAGAATCAATCTGCATATCTTGAGTGATAGTGAATGATGAAGTTTTGTAGTCGGGGATTGCTCCGCCGCCGTTGATAGCAAAACTTGTATTATCATACTGAATGGCTGAAGTTGGTACAGCATTTGACCAAGGGTCAACACTTATAATTTTAACTCCACCGCCAGTGCCATTTAAAGGTTTCCAAATACTATTTGCGTTATCCCAACTATAAGCTACTCTAGAATCTAAGGTAATTCTTACGTCTCCGTCAGAATTTCCTATCAAAGGTAAAGTTGCGTAGTCTGCTACAGGAGCTTTCCAGTTAATAGCAGTCACAACGCCTGATAAACTAAATAAAGCTAAATCTAAAGCACTGATACCATCTACAAGAGACATTCCATCAGAAACATAATTTTCATTACTATAATTAGGAGATTGGTCTGTCTCACTCGTTGAGCCGATAAAGGCCAACAATTCAGCAGTGACACCGTCACCAATTTGACTAGTTTCTCCAGATTCAAGTTCTAAAGACCCGCCAACATAAAGTTTGGAGCCGCTTCGAGCAGCTAACACATAACTCTTCTCAGAAAGAGGAGCTTTGCCTGGACCGTAAGAATCTTTATAAATGAATGCCGCACCATTAGCTGTTAAAGCTGGGCTAGTGGTGATAGTAGCATTTACGTCGTCAATTTCAGTAATTTCTGCAACAACTTGGGCAGAGTCAACAACAATATTGCCAACTTCTATGTCCGCTAAAGAAACCGCAGATAGAGTACTTGTAGCGCCGAATGCTGTGACGTTAATTGCTAATGAACCTTTTTGCAAAGCTCCGCCAGCCATATTTAAAGCGTAGTGAAGCGTACCTCCGTCAACTAAGGGAACCGAAGAGGCTCCTATTGTTTGAAGGCTACCATAAGGGTTTATTAATTTTAGGTCAGCGTCCCAAGAAAACATACTAGTGGCGTTGTCATAGGTAAGGTCGCCGCCTTCTACTAGTTGTAAATCAAACTTTTGGTTTACGATATTTTGATAATATTGTGCCTCATCCAGTTTGTTTCTTAAGTCAGTAATTTTAGATTGGTGTACAATCCCATTAGTAGTACTAAACGAAACGTCAGCTACTGGCCAATATAATCGACCTTGAGGGCTACCATTTACATCGTCTGTTACAAATACATCTCTCTTAATTAGAGTGAACGCTTTTGTATTTACTATTTCTGGATTTGGTTGGTCCGGCTCTTTATCAACACGAATGACTAATTGAGTGCTTACAGTATCATTAAAGATAGCATTAACATGATATCTATTACCGTTGCTATCAATGAGTGTTCCATTTGAAAAGGCAGACTGACTTACAGGACTATTAGGAAATGGATTTCCACTACCGACACCTGGGTCATTTCTAATTACGATTTCTACGTCACGTCCATCAATTCCTTCAGACCCTGTTACCAAGGTTAAAGAAATCTGTTCACCATTCAATCCTACATCAGGAGTGACAGAAACTTGATTGACTAAATTAGGAGACGCAACTCCACCAACATTAGGGAAATTAGTGGGGGCTCCAGCAGTACTTGTTTCGTCTCTATACGGAGTTGGGCTTTCAGTTTGAAGGGAAACTGGTACTATGTTTAATTGAAATATTAGACGGATTTTTTGCGCAGTTGATTCCGTTAAGTTTACGTTCTTTAAAAACGGGTCATCAACGTCAGTAAGTAGTTCTTCTCTAGCAGAGATTATAATTTTGTAATCATTAGTGGGAGTGCTAGCGCCGTCGTTAAAAGTAAGAATCTTACCTTCACCATTAGCGTCATCAGATACACTAACCCCTACTGGCACAGTCCCTATGGACAGTATAGCTCCAGATACAAGTTGGTCTTTACCTGTGCGCATGGCAAAAGGTAAACCTTTAACCCAAGCTTCACCAGGTTTAATCAATAATTCAGTTGCTGAAAGCTTTTCAACTTTCCACGCATCTTTTACAGCTACATCAGAGCCTAAAGCTGCCTCAACCGTTTTTCTTAATAAGTCTACAAGCTCAAGTTGTAAATCAGTTCCTTCCGAGGCGAGTAAGTATTTACCCTCTACAAATTTGGAACGTAAGTACCTTTGGCTTCGATAAGTGTTGAACCTTAGCATTTTTCACCCTCTTTATGTAATTGTAAACAAGAAACCAGCTCTTGTTGAAAAAGGAATATACGAAGGTAATAATTTGTTCAAAATTATAAACCTGTTCGTGTTTAAGGGCGAAAGAACTGCGTAATCTCCGCCAGGAACTCTATTATTTATAATACCTCTAACAGTAATAGAGGTTGCCGTATTTCCTACAATTTGAAAAATATCATTAACTTCTTCTGAATTAGGTATTAAATAATTTCCAACTAGACTGTCTACTGCACCAAAATTTTGCGTTGTATCAGTCATTGTAGTTGTTCCGTTTAAGATACTAAATCCCGTACTAGTTCCTATATACAAAGCTACATTAGGAATAGTAATAACAAACTCTCTGAATGTGAAAAATCCTGGAATAACTACTCCAGGTAAAGATTTTGCAAATCTTCCACCAGCTACAAAAGGGTCCGTTTTAGTTAATCTTACGTTTAAATTACCTAGATTAGGGTCAAAAAATCGTAATGCTGATACGTTAGGTAAAAAGTCTTGTACAGCAGAAGAAAAGTCTGCCGTTCCATTAGTTATGTCCCAAGTAGTAATTACTCTAATAAAAACTGCAATACCCTCTTTACTTCCTTTAAGTTTCCAACAGCCAATCATATCTCTAGCTACTCTACGAAGCGTGTCTGCTCCAATAGCGTAACCAATAGATGGTAGTCCGGTTTGTTCAGATAAAGGTAACAAAGCTGTTACTAGTACATTATCTGGGTCTTGTAGTTTATACGTATCAATGAGAGCGTGTAATTCATTAAAGAAGTTACCAAACACTCCCATTAAATCTTCTAAGTCACCAGTAGAATCTAATTCCCTGTCTAGTCCTGGCCACAAGTCATACAGAATGTTGCCAAATTGATTATCTTTTGCGCTAATAGAATAAGCTTGAGTAGAAATTCCACTATCTACGTTTGCAAATTCAGCCTGAGCAACATTTACGCTAATTGGGATAGTAAATACTGTATAATAGTAATATTTATTATCTAATAATTTAGTTCCCACTCTAGCTGTGGCCTCTGATTCTGTTCTAAAATTATCCACATAAGGCAAAGGTTGACTATTGAAAAAGTTAGTCAACATGCTCATCCCTAGTCCAAGACTCGGAATTGCCGTTTCAAAAAAGAATACGGTGTCGGAAGTATTGCTTTTAACAATAAACTTATTTCCTGCTCCGTCTTTGAATACCATGTTAGCTAGTTCGTCTTGATTGAACGTTTTTAGCTGAAGGGTTCCATTGTTTATAATTACCAAATTTTTTATAAAGCCTGCGCCTGATTCGGTTCTAATATCAAATTCGTAGTTTTCTTGAGGAATAACTTCCTCTTGAAAGTCTGGTAATATTACATATTTACCGTTAGCTGGGTTTGTTTCCAAGGTTACGGTAGTCGCAGTATTACTTACAATTCTATGAACTTGGCTAGAAGCATCTCTTAAAAATCTACCGTTGAGAGGTGGTGATGTTGAGAAGCTGGCTGCGCTGTCAGTCAACACATTTGTTGCTACGGATATTGTTCCCGTGTTTATGCCAACAATTGTTCGACCTCTAAAAATTTCTAGAGGTCTGCTATCCGTGGCTCTATTTGGAAAACTTGCATTAAACAATTCAACAGGATAATGAGTAATTGTTTTTGTAATTATCATCTCGTCTGTTTCATTATTAAAATCTAATGGCATCTTCCAGTTCAATCCTACTTTATTAGGAGAGAACACAGAAGCTTTAAATTCTCTTGCAAGAGCCATATATACCCCTTATTAATCTACGCCGCCATAGATTTTTATATCTATGTCTGATGCTTTGACTTGTGGAATCTCGTTTAGTCTCAAATTGACAATATCGTCAGCATACCTTGAACTTCTAAACACAAAAGTATCAACTGGTCTATTAGGAACACTAGCAACAGTACCCTTACCTAACGCATTAACGTCAGTAGCCGAAGTTATACTTCCAGAAGAAATTCCAACAATTAATGACATTTCATTTGAATCGTCATAGTATCTAGTGCTAAGTGTAGCACCCGTTCCTAAACTAGGAGTCAGATTACTGTCTAAAATAATACTTTTTGTACCTTCAACAGAAAATACTGCATCTCTAGTTGGTAAAGATGGTGACGGTCCTAATGTTGAATTGGACCATAAACTACCGTCAAATCTTGAGAACTCTCCGTCAGCATAACTAGAAGAAGATTCATCAATACCGACCGTAACTCTATCATAAATAATACATGCGCCATCATCAGCTACCGTAGGAACTGAAAAGTCCACAGATAGTCCTGTATCTAACGTCACTTCATTATTTGCATCATCTGCTGCCAGTATCTTAAACAGTGCTCCAGAACTATCACTAAAATAGTGTCCAGGAAGTACTGCGCTCAGATTCACATTACTCGCGTAAGCTATTACTCCCGAAAGAGAGTTGTAAGTAAAGTTTACTAGTCCAGTATTATCAAATGATTTTACTCCATTAATTTCAGCAGCAGTGTATCCTGCGTCCGAACTCAAAACTACGTGGTATTGGGTAGCTGCCGTCAAAACCGGAGGCGTCGTAAAACTGAACACAATTTTTGTACTAATTTCGTTCAAATTAGTTACAGATACTGGGTCAGAAACTGCTACAACAGAAGATAGGTCGGGAAGTCCGGCCAAGTCGTTGACTATTTTTGCAGTTAAATTGCCTACAATATTACCTTGTTTTTTCAAGTAAAAGCTTACGACAGCGTATACATCTGTAGTATTTACTTTAAATCCTTGAGCTACTTGAGAACCTAATCCCATTCCTTCTAAATTAAATTCTGCATCTAAATTAACAGAGTCATAGAATACTGAAGGCTTGGCAATATTGTCTACTGCTACTACGTTAAAAACTTGTCCAGAAGCGTCAATCAACACGTAATCAGAACTTACTCCGACCAAGTTAGGTGAACTATTTAGTCGTGCAACTTTTGTAGTGCCGTTATACGACAATACATCTACTGCTACGCCAATATTACCTTTGTTGGTTTGTACCAGACTTATAGAAAATGGGTCCGAAATAGTACCAATTTGACTAAATTGCGCTCCAGTAGAATACATAGTATTTTCGCTGTTGTATTGAATATTAAAAATGTTACTTTGAAACAGTACTTGTTTTCCTGTCAAATTTTTAACAATTTTATACTCTCCAGCAGAGACTGTAACTACAGAAGCATCATTAATTGCACTAATAGAGGTCTTTAAGGTATTGCTATCATTTTCTTCGATGTCCCAAATATTTCCAGCAGAATCTACTAAATAAAATTCTCCAGTAGAATATTGACCAGGAATATAGACATTAGAGTTGTCTAACAAGAGTCTAGCAGCAATAGCTGCTCCAGTGCCAGTTAAGACCGATAAATCTAAGTTATTATCAGTAATACTGTCAATAGAAAGATTAGTAGCTTTAGCTAAAATCTTTTTATAAACTCTATAAGACTCAAAACTAGTCGTACCGTTTCTGATTGACCCGTGATTTGATGTACTCACCGTATTATTGATAGTTAGTCCGGTAGACAAAAATACTCTACTTGTTGTAGTATCTACAGCCAATATAGTAAAATCTGTACCAGTTCCATCTCTAAACAAGTCTCCAGGAGCTACTCCATCTAAATCAACAGGGAAGGAGTAGGCTATCTGGCCCGTTCCGCTCGTGTACGCGAAGCCAGTCAGAGCAGTGTTTGTAAAAATTAATGTGCCGGACACTTCATTCTGGAGTCCGCTTGCAGCTAGTAACCATTCTACTTCTTCGATGTTAGGGTACACTTGAACTTGACTAGTATTATAATCTGTAATTAATCCTACTACTTTTTCGTCGATTCTTGGTCTGTACGTAAGTTTCTTAATCTCAAACCGTTCCACACCTACTACGGCTTCAATAATATTTGCCATATCTTTTATTAAGATATTTTCGGCAAATCCGATACCAGAATCATCCGTTCCCCCAGTATTTAAACTGAAGAAATCGGCCATTGCCGTTTTAATAGAATTGACTACAGTACTTTTACTTGCTGTGTCAGCAATGAATATTTCTAAAGATAATAGTACATCTACACCAAAAGCATCTAAAATTTGAAACTGTACTGTGACCATTTTTCTACGGTCAATGTAGTTTGATAACTTATTTCTAAGAAGTATGTTATCTGAAATCTTAGTTATGCCGTTCCCTTGAGGGACAACATAAATATTTAGGTCGATTCCTGGGTCTTCGGTATTAGCTTCTGTGGAAGCTGCAAAAACCTCACTAAAAGTCGTAGTCAGTAAGTCAGAGTAATCTTGTTCGGCCACTGCTCGGTCTAAAGTTCTTAAACTGGCAGGAATAAGTTCGCGTAGTTGTTCGATAGTTTGAGCATCAGCGCCGCCAGAGAAATCTGAGTTATTAGTCACAGATGATACTATAGAGCTATTACTTACTAACTTGTTAAGAGTTTGCTCTGGAATATTTCCAGCCGACCCACCACCAGTACGATAGCTTATAGTGATTAATTCTCCTGGATTTAGTTTTCTGCCGAATATTCCATCTCCAAATTTAACATAGGGAGTACCATCCGGTCTTTCGTCCAATAAGAAAACTCTTCCGCCGCCACCGATTAGATTACCCAAAGTGTCAGTAATAGGCGCAGTATCCGTTCCATTGAACCTGATAAGACTGGAGACTAATTTGTAAGAGTTTCCGCCAATAGTAATTTGAGGAGAAATGTCTAACGGATTTAAGTTATCAGAATCAATAACTACATTTGGACCTTGTAAATCAAATTCTTCGTTTTGTAAACCTTCTGCTGAAAACTGTTCAGAAATGATAGACCCTTGCAGTACAGTAGCATTAACTGTTCCTGCTCCAGGAGCTACAACGGGAGTTGTAACAAAGAAATCAGAGCCGTTACTCGCCTGAACAATGAATCCTCTAGGGATTGTTCCTGCTCCTGTTACTGTAAACGTAGCTACTCCAGACGCACTTGTAGCGGAATCTGGAGTAAATCCAAACTGCTTAGCTATATCTTTTACTGCGCTCAATACTGTAGCCGTTTGTAAATACGACTGAGTTGCTTGAGAATCAAAGTAAAAGAAAAATACATCCGATACGAATGCTACTATTTCTAACCAATTTCTAGAAAATGAATCTGCATTGAATGAGGTCCAAAGTCTGTTAGCGGAGGTGCCGGAACCATAATTTACCGTAGCGAAGCCGATAATTGCATCTACTGTTGAACTATAATCTTTTTGTATGTAATCAATGTCAGTATTTGTCGTAATATTTGCCATAAACTACCTTACTGGAAAGAGAGCTGAATGCCAGCTCTAAAAGGAAATACAAGATTTAAAAGTGAATCGTCGTTATTTATTTTGAATTGTATATTAAAAGTTATCAATCCAGTATTTCTATTAACTGAACTCGTCACTCCAAATAACGTTATTCTGGGCTCAAACCTATCAATAGCTTCTCTAATAGAGGCTTCGCCACTGACGGCGGCTGTATCTATATTTTCCCAAATTTGATTTCTAAGATTACAGCCAAATTCAGGTCTATTAGGTCTTTCTCCAGGAACAGTAAGTAATAATCTTTGTATATCCTGAAGTAAAAGTTGTACCCCAGTAATAGCTTCAAAATTATTGTTTATTGGAAACTTTAAATCTGAACCCAACCGCTCTTTTAAGCTCTGTTCTTTAGATTTGATTTTAGCCATGCTCCACCTTATAACTGTTTATATATTCTAGCTCTCTCAGCTTTTAAATATAAGTTTGATACTGTAATACTTAACGTTATATTCAATCCAGAGATACCCGTTATAGTTCCGGTAATTTCAGACTGAGTGTCAGACACTATAAAAACAGTGTCACTTACTGAGAAACCTGTTACAGAAGCTACTAAAATAGTATTTGTTCCGTCTGCATTAGCGTCCAAAGGCTCACTTCGCAGTTCAGTCTCGTAAGTAGTTTGAGTATTTATGGCTGTTGTGACAATTTGCGATAAGGCAGAATCTGCCATATTTTTTTCATAATACTCTGTTAAAGGTCCGCCAGCAGCGTTAATACGTAAATCTATTTGTTTAAATCTTTCATGATATATTCCAGAGCCCGTAAATGTTCCATCAATAGCTTGATTGACTGTGCCGAGTGCGGTTGTTACTTGAGTGTTTCTTGTAGAACTAAAAGACGTTCTAGCTACCACTTCTGACTGCAAAGCTCCTAATTGTACATCTACAAACTTGCTGTCATTTCCTAAAGTTCCAGTATTAGGTAAGGCTTGCCAAACATCGATAATACTTTTTGCGTTATTTATGTCAGCTATTGCTGCGGAGATTTCAGATGCTTGAGGACTTCTATTATCAACATTCAAGTTCAGTTGAGCTAGTTGATTATTAATAGCTGTTTCCCACATAATAACTATTGGAGCTACTTTATTGGTTATACCAGTAAGAACATTTTGAAATAAGGTAGAAACTAGTGTATTTCTTTCAGTGTTAGTAAAAGCTGTAATATTTTCTTCAACGTTGCTTGATGTCATTGGTAGTGTTCCGTCTGGAGCTACTATTTCTGTGACTGTCAAGGTTGTTACTGTCGTTACGTCAGTTACTAGAAAGAGGCCGCTAAAGCCTCCACCTTCAACAATTATTAATTTTCCTATTGTTTGGCCGCCAGTTGTAACTTCCATGGTTCCAGAACCAGGAATATAATCTACAGCTAATGTGTCATCTGCTACGCCAGAAATCTGCCCATTTAAAATAAAATCTAATAAAACTGTCAACCCGTCATCTTCTATAGGTTTAGAAAATATTTCCAACTCATAATCAGGAGACGTTGTTGTTGGATTACCTAATGCAGAATTATGCAATTTTGGTTGAAACTGTATCCAAGACCCGTCAGTAGGAAGAAACTTATTTCCTGGTTTTCTTTGAGCGGCGTCAGTAACATCAGACTCTACTACCGTAGAATAAGTTGTACCATCAATCCATCGTCTTTCGGTTTGGTAAGCGTCAACTATACCATTAAATTTATCAAAGAATATTTTAACACTACCATCTTTAGCCAACAGGTCAGCTTTAACTCCAGCTAGTTGAGCTTGAGTATCCAGTGCTGCCTGAACTTTTAGAGGAATATCTAATTGTTCTCCAGATATTTGAATACGTTGAGGCTGGGTTAACATAAAAATCCTTAGCTCTTAGTTATTGTCGTATAAATCTTAATTACGTGTGAATAAAAATCATTTACATTTCTATCCATCTTCATCTCATTACAATCTTTGCAACAAGGTACGCAGTTGTCAAATTCGTATCCAAAAGCATTATTTACTCTATCTATACCATAGGCCGATTGTTTGTTACAGTATTTACAATTCTCTGTAAACAGGCTGCTAAATTGTTCTAAGGTTAAATAAAAAGATAGCTGTCTACGTTTAGCGGAATATTTATATCTGGAATAAAGAGATTTTAGTGAAGGTTTGTTTTTCTTTCTATAATCTCTCTTTTTGTTTAAAAGTTCTAATTTTTCTTTGGTATTGTGTCTTTTGTGAAATTCTTTTATATGCTTTTCAATTTTACATTCTGAACAAACTTTTTGCATAATTACCCAGAGAAAACTTTACTTGAACCTTGAATTATTGTACTTGATACTGGGGCACCCATATTTCCTACGCCAAAAGCTCGGTCTCCGAGTCTAGCGAGGCCAGGGCCGCCTCCACCTAAAAGTACTTGCTGTCCGTTAACGTTAGTGGGACTTCCACTATCTCCGACAGTAGTTTGACTAGTACCTTTAAAAGTAGCTTGGCCGTCTGCGGACACCTCGACATTACCTCCGGCAGAAATTGTAGCATTTCCGTCAGTATTGACTGTGACGTTGCCTGTAACAGTGACTGTCCAGACTCCGCCTACTACGTCTGTTCTGTCTCCAGTAGTGTCAATTAATGTCGTATCTTTAGATACTATTGAAACTTTCTTATCTTTATAATCTAGCTTTATGTAGTCGCCTTCTTTATCTTCAATAAGAATGTACTGGTTTCCATTGGTCTCATCTTCCATTATATGGATTTTGTTACCGGCTTTAGTAGTTAATCGGACTCCACGCTCTTTGTCCGTAAAATCGTTATCCTTGGGTTCAGTTGTAAGGGTAGCCTCACCATCGTCCATCTCAAAAAGATGGCCTCCAGGGGTATATAAACCTCTATTAGTGGGGATATCACGCTTAAAGGCTTCAGGCAATTCTGCACTCTCGTCTAAACCTTTAGTTGCATTACCCCATGCAACAGGGTACTCAGGTTGGCCGGTGTCGGCTTCCAAGTAAACTAAATCATTAATTGAGGGTACTGTAAAAGACCCAGGAACTCTAAGATAATTAATCCACGACGTTTTTCCGACTAGGGGGTGGTCAACTCGGACCCTGCCTCTTTTAAGAGGGTCTCTATTGTCAATAACTTTAGCTTTTGACCTAGTTATGTACTTTCCATTTGACCTAAACATATTATTTTACTCCCTGGTCAGCATCCAATTTATCTCTAACTTTTCCGTCAAATTGTTGAACTTCTACTGTACGTTCTTCATCTTGACCTGGAACAGCGTCTGGAATCTTAGTTCCTCCAGAAGTTAGTGAGTGGGTCGAGCCGCTCATTCTACAAGAGTACCCAGAACCGTCAATAGTGTGAACTACGTTTAAAATTCTATATTTACCAGAATAACGTACTCCAATATTTCCTATATTGAATACTCCAGGAGTAAACCTGGTGTAACCTAAAGTCATTAAATCAATCTGCACTAATCTACTTGCGGTGTCAGCTTGAGTCTTAGCTTGTCCAGAATGGAACTCTGGATTCTGATTTGGCGTCAGTTTTACGCTACCAGTGTAGTTTCCACCTAATATTCCGTCTGCGACTCCTGCTACTGCTGGGTCCTGCGTCGGGTCTACTATAACCTGTCCTTCTTTACTTTTATACTGTTGGATTGCGACTTGACGTTCGTCACCAACAACATCACCTTCGTCGTCCGTAGCTCTAGAAGCAGAACCAGTTGGGCTAACAAAGTCGGCATTTACTGTAACCGACCTAATTAAGCATCCAGGTTGTTTGTATTCTAGCAAAAAGTATTTATCTTTAGCAATAGGAGGCTTTGCTTCAAAGTCATCTCGTTTGATAAAATAAATTGTAGGTTTTGCGGTTTTTGGATTGTTGATTATTTTATAATAACAATTTTGAGTAACTGCAAGTTTAGTTAGAAACTCGTGAAAGCTCTCTCCAGCTATCCACATTTTTTGATGATTTTTGTCCAACGTATCTGATAGAATGTTTTGACTTACGATTGTGGCCATGCCACTATCTTTAGCTATCTTTTGAATCAGAGCGTCTGTTTTAAGGTCTTTGAAATCAATAATTGCGTTACCTTTGTAACTTAATACTTCTCCAAAAGCCTTGGCAGATTTAGGAACGATTTGATTTAACAAAGCTCCCTTATCTGAACATAGGACATTAATAGTTGTTGGTCCAGAATCAGAGAACATAGTTTCAACATTTATAATGCTTAGTACTATTTTTCTGATGGTGGTAGGGTCTTCTCTATAGCCCCAAGTAATGTGAACTAAATTGTACGCATCAAATAAGAATTTTGGTGCTTGCGTTTCTTTTTTATGCTTTCTAGTTGTTAATTTTTTATCAACGTTAGGTTGAAATTGGTCTTCAACTTTTCCAGTCTTTTTTTCTGTGTCAGTAATAAAAGTTATCCCACTAGAACCGGAAAAACGTAAATCAACAATACTTCCTACTCTATTGGTGATAGAGCCAGCAATGTCCATGTCCGTATTTTCACCATCCAGGCTCATTTGATACAAGCCGGAGGTTCCCATAGATGGGTCTTGAGAAGCAGGTTCACGAGAACCTTCAACAAAAGATATAGTAGCCGTAGTAGCTCCAAATTGATTTTCTGGAGATACGTAGGCTTCATTAATTTCAATCTTAGTGACTAGTCTTAATATATGGTGAGGCAACTTTACTTTCCTCTTATTAGAGGGGTCTGAAACTTCAATCTCATAATAAGGGGTTCTAAACTTGTCATAATCAAATGCCATATTAAGTTCCTAGCTTGTCAATTGCCTCAAGTACACGCTCAATAGCAGGTATTCTCAATATTTGTCCAGATTTTAAATCAAAGAATGGGTCTCTAATATTGTTAAATTCATATATTGCCCACCAAAGTTCTGAAACTCCGTAAGCTTTGTATGATACTAAATCTGGTCTTTTTTCTAACTGTTGGTCCACTTCAATAAAAGTGTCTGTAGAATCTTCTTCAAGTTTAATAGGCTTACGTAATATAAGAAATGTTTTATTTAATCTATTCGTAGTAACTTTGCCGTTTGTGTATCTTGAATTAGCTCTAAAATTGGCCATACTTACCTCAAGAATCTGTTTCTATCAAAAGAACGAACATTATACTGCACTAATTTAAATTGCACAGTCGCTTCCATAGGAGCTAGATTAGGCAACTGTTTAGTGACGCTTATTTGCAAATCTACTAAAACCCATAAATCGTGGTTGCTACTAATTCTAGTTCCTGGTCCACCGAGAGGTAATTTATTGATAGCTGTGCCATTAGCTAGTACTAATATAGGAGGACTATTTCGTAACTTTGTAGGACCGTCAGACTTGTCGTAAGTAGGGTACTGCAAAGACCTGTAATAATTTAAGTATGCTGATATGTCTAAGTTGTCCCCTCTATCAGAATCAACTTCAATTCTGGGAGCTGGTGCAGGAACTTTAAAAAACTGAGCTGCAATACTTCCTACAAAATTTGTAGCTTGCTTTAAAGGGTCAGTTTCTTTTCCTGGTTGCTTTTTCTGACCAGATATAAAATCTGATGTGTCTGCGGTAACTAAAGCTTCAAAACTAACTGCTCTTGCTCCTCCAGATATAAATTGTAGTACTGGGTCTGATTGGCCTGGTACGGTCTGTTCAGCCCAGTTAACTGATTTATTTTCTTGCCAAGAAGTGGGATTTAACATGAAAATTCCCACTTCAGAGATTTCAATTTCTCCCCTATTATTAATAGGAAATAATCCTGCTACTTGGAGAGTCTCTCCTTGAATCTTTTTACCAATAGCTAGATTATCTACTGTACTAACTCTTTTAGGTTGGCGGATTGGCATTATCGCTCCCTTTTAGTCATAGGATTAGTTTGTAAGGATTGGCTTTTGCCAGTATTTCCTGCAATAACTTCTAAGTAGTAATTAGTATCATCTAATTTACTTCCGAGTAATTGTGACGCAACTTCTTGAGGTTCTTTTCCGCTAGCTAACATTTTTTCTATGTTATTTTTCATAACCGTAGCGTCTGAACTTGGTGTGTTTTGCATATTCTCGCCAAGTTGATTTAATGACTCTAATTCTGATTGAACTGAATCAGGGATTATTGATGACGTCTGTTTCATAGGAGTCATCAGTTGGCTCGACGTTGGTACTGTTGGTCCAGATTTAGAAGATTCCCTAAGTTTTTGCTCTTGGTCCGCTGTCAGGGGTGGTTGACCGTTTTTCTTTCTAAACTCATTTACTATGTCTACGTCTGATTTCTTTTGGAAATCTGCCAGAGCCATCTCACGTTTAGACCATTCTCCACCAAACAATTTATTTACTTTGAACCCTGCTCGCTCAAACAAATCTCCCTTAAAACCTTCTTCAGTTTCGCCTTGAGTGTATTTAGCTATTAAAGTGTTAATTGCCGTTCCAATTGCGTAACCGATTCCAGCGGCAGCAGTAACTGCTATTGCTGGACCTAATAAAGGAGCTAAAGATGAAAACATTGTAACTAGGCTAGTAAGTATTGTACTTCCAAATGCCATAATAGAAGTTCCTACGACTCTTCCGAGACTTAGAAAACTCTTACCAAAACTACCAAATACAGACATAAGTCCGCGAAGTTTACCGCCTGGATGAGTAAATATTTCACCAAGAATTTTACTTCTTAAAAGTAAATTTTGAAAAGCTAAAGACAAAGGTCCTAGTATTTTGCCCAATCTACCAAATATCGCATCCTTGGCTTTACCTAGTCCTGGAATTCCTCCAGCTAGTCCACCGCCGATGGGTACAGTAAAAATTGGGTCAGTAGCATCTCCTGTAGGGCCGGTGCCTTTACCAGCTCCGCCGAACAGCTTACCAATAACAGGAATTTTACTTAAAACTCCAGCTATTCCTCCTAGCATTTTTTTGCCCATCCATAGGGCGGCAAATGTAGAAACAATTACTGTAGCGGCTCGCATACCTTTTTCAATAGGAGCTACACTATCATTTACCCACCAATTAGACCAAGGGTCGTTGATTTTTTGAAAAAATTTAATGACAGTTTGGAACATTCCTCCGAACACGTCGTCTAATTTTTTTCCTAACCATTTAAAAGCGTCAAACATATTCAAAACTACTGTTTTAGCTACTGAACCAACTCTTCCAAGAAATTGTACAAATCCTAGAAGGCCGTTCTGTTTTAATAGTTTATAAGTAGATTCTGATAGTTTTGCAATACCAGTTTCGCTGTCTAGAGTAGAGATTAGTTCCCATACACCTTTTACGACTGCCCCAATTAATTTTAGTTTGTCGGCAAAGCTACTAACAGGTTTAGTGATACCTAAGAAAGTAGTGCCTAAACCTAAGCCCAAAGCAATCAAACGAGGTAGTCCGAATCCCAAGGAACCTAAAGCCATTACAGCTAATCTTAATGTTCCTAATGCTCCAGCTAAACCTAATGTTGCTCCGGCTGCTACTGTGAAAAATTTAATAAGAAATCTAACTTGTTTGTTATCTTTAATAGAATCAATAAAATTAGAAGATTTTTCTAATAGCCTAGAAAAACTGTCTATTAGAGGCTGTAAAGCTTTTCCTAATAAGGTTCCTATATTATTTTTCAGTAATAGTAAGTTTTGGCGGTAATCTGCTACTGTGTCTTTTAAATCTCTAAATCCTTTTAATTGTCCTTTTGTTGCTGCTGAGAGCAATGCTTGGCCCATAGCCAAACGCGCCTGAGTAGTGACTACTGTCCCCATTATTCCGCCAGCTTTGCCGAGAATGGCCATCTGTGCTTGTAATGCAGGATTTGTTCTAGCAATTAAATTGAAAAATTCTAGATGACTTACGTTACCGTCTTTTAGGAAGCTGGAGAATTGTTTAATTCCTTCTCCAGAATCTTTACCAGCAAGTTTTGAAGCGACTCCGGCCTTAGTGACCATAGCTGCTAATTCACTGGAGTTTTTTATAATACCAAGGCTACCTAAAGATAATCCTTCACGCATAGCCTCCATCTTATCGATGGAAGCGTCAGTCATAGAACTGATGGAATCAAAAAGTTGCCCTTTTGGTCCCATTACTCGTTCAAACTGAGTCACTAGTCTATCAAAATTTGCTCCTTCTTCGATAGAGTTAGTCAAAGTGCTAAAACCTTTTACAAAGGTCCCAACAAATGCCGAAGTAGTAAACAAAATTCTATTAAACTTTGTAAAATCTAGAGCTGCTGATTTTGCAGCAGCGCCAGTCTTGCGAACACGTTTTTCAACTTGTTCTAATGGTTTTTGAGTTTTGTCAACTACTGTGACTATAATCTTTAGGTTTCTCATTATTTCTTCCCTGGATTATTTATCATATAATCTTTGTAGGCTTGTTTAAGCTTTTTCCTGTGCGACCAACGAAGTGCGTCCACTTCTGATGGAGGCCACTTCCAAACTTGAGCGAAAAAAGCGTAATCATCCAAGAGGTCTTGCTCGTGACTTACGTATTCGTACTCGGTGAGCCCTTGGAAGGGTCGAAAAAATCGGCCCCAAAAACGTCAAGTTTTGTGGTAAAATCTTTACCGCATTTGACGCAAGTGTTTTCTATTTCAGTATCCAAAGTTCCTTCAAGTTTAACTTTTTCAAGTTTATCTTTGAGAATCATGATATCTTTCATAGATAACTGTTCAATGTCTTTTGGAGTGACTTTTGATAAAGTTCCTAGACGTTTTAGCGACAAAGCTAAAACAGAAGTAATAAGTTCACTTTGCTTATTCTTACTAATCTTGATGACGTCAAAAAGGTCACGAAGATGGATTGGTTTAATTTCACATTCAAGCTGAGCGCCTGGTAACATGAAAATTCTGTCTTTCTTATCGAGCATTTGCTCTAAAGTAAAAACATCCAATTCTAAGGAAGATAAATCAATACGTAAATCTTTATTTTTCTGTTCGCAATGGGGGCATTCAGCTTCAAAGTAAAAACGTTCTCCGTAAGATTTCTCACGAATTTTTACTAAGATTGTTTCTAGGTCGCCAGATGGCAATTTGTAGATGGCTTCTTCCATATTGCCAGCCCATTTAAGACCTTCTGCTGTTTCCAGTGACAATACTAAGTCGCATAAAATTTTGGGGATGTGGCCGATATTTGAAACGACCAGCTCTCTATCCGCAAGGTAATTTTGTTGTTTACCGCGTAGTTCGTCTATTGTTGCGTAATTGAACAAATCAGAACCGTCTAGTAAACCATTTGGTAATTGAATTCTCATAACCCTCTCTCCTCTAAAGTTATAATTATAATCTTTTTATAAGCCGTTTAACGATGTCCGTAGCATCAAATGGATTAGTGTCTTTACTGTTAGTGACTACTTCAAAACTTTCATAGGTCAATACTAACTTCTCCATACTTAGCGTATCATCGCCGTCAGATGCGAAATCTGAAGCAGGCTTATACTCTATAGGAAAAGCATTGTGAAGAATGTAAGTTTTGATAATTCTACCTTGCCTGTCTAGGTGGTGGATTTTCACTTCTCTTCTATATTCTACGGGTGCAGGTCTTTCGTAACTAGGGGTGCCTAATAAAGGTGACTGTTGTTGTATAAGTTTTACTTCCTGTGCGCTCATACCTTTAATCAACTCAAATATTTTGCTAGCCCAATCGTGAAAGCTTTTATCTAATGTTACTCCTCTAGTCAACGTGACTGGAGAATATTCTACTGAATCTACTATTTTTCTTGGGTACAGGTGGGCTCCGCCCTCTGCATAAGATTTAGTTCCTATAGTAACTGAAGGAACCTCACAACCTGTGAAGCCTAATCTAGTGAAGCCTTCTACGCTTACTGCCCATCTAAACTTGTCTAAGGGGTCTTTCTGCGCACTTCTAGCCATAGTTACTCCTTAGAAGCCTAAACCGCTTCCAGTTCCAAATTTTCCGTTTTTAAATCTCTCTAGTAATACGTTAGCGGCTACTGTAAGAGCGCCTTTTGCAATTTCTTTAGCAAAACCCTCTAAACCGCCTTCCATTTCAACAAAAAACTCATAAGTAAGAGTTACCTCTTCTAAAAGTTTTTCGTCAGATGAAGCGTTTAAATCATTTCCAGGTATGTAAGTAGAAGGCCAGGCATTAAACAAATACCAAGCTTTTACAGATTTACCTTCTCTATCTAAAACTTCAATTACTACATCTTTTCTATAGCCGTCACTTTGAGATACTGAAAATTGTGCGTCTTTACTTAGCTCGTTAGCAACGTTCATTAAAGCTATCTCTTCATTTACTAATCTATACCAATCGTACAAATTTCTGTTACCTGTGACTCCTCTTTTAAGAGTTACGGGCTCATATTTTGCTAAACCAGGAATTTTAATAAATCTTAAATTGTCTATATTTTCTCTATAAGGAATCTCATTAATAGTCGCTTTAGGGAGCGTTACTTCTGTAAATCCTGCTCTTGTTATCAACTTTAATCCTGAATGGATACCTAAGTCTGCTCTATTTGCTAGAGTGTCTACTGCACCAGCTAAACTTAAATCAAAAGCGATAACTGTCACTCTAAATCTAAATTTTTCTACTGGGTCTGATTTACTTGACCTTGCCATGTTATCTCCATTAAGGAAGAAGAGGAGCTTGCGCCCCTCCTCTAAAATTATTACGAAGGTAGACTTGAGGAAGTCGCTCGCGCTTGGCCAGCTACATCAAGTTCTTTAAAGTCTTCATAAGCAATAGTAAGTTGTTCCATTGCTTTTTCACCGTCTTCGCCTGCATTCAAATCTGAAGCAGGTACAAAGTTAGTTGGCCATGCTTGGTACAAAACCCATTGACGGGCTACATTACCTTCACGGTCTAACATCTGAACAGTTACGTCTTTACGAAACTTGTGTGCTGCTGCGTTTGACGCTCGAGCTGCTAGAGCTTCGCGTCCTACGTGACCAGCAGTGGGATTATGAACAGCACTAATCCACTTATAGAATTCATCATTCATATCAGTGATAATAGTACCGCGACTCATAACCACATCTTCGGTGGTACTCAAACCTGGAGCTAGTTGGTTGATATCAGGGTCAATACCTTCACGATAACTAATTTTATTAGTCGCTCGTTTGGGCATTTGCATATCGTGAAAACCGAGGCGCACTAAAGCTGTACCTTCAGAATCACCATCTGCTGTCCATGAAATTGCAAACCGGAACTTCTCTAATGGGTCTACGACTGAACTTCTTGCCATATTATGTACTCCTTATTAAGCCGTAGGAAGTGGGTATTCAAGAGAAATCTCAATGAATCTGACCGCTTGGTTTGGTTTAACTTGAATTCGTACTCGTAAGAGTCCTTGGTCAAGTTCGTCTTGAGTTGGTTCCACTCTAAGAACACGAAATTGTTGCGACTCTGGTAAACCAGCAGGGAACAGGTGAATATTGTTTCGCATAAACGACTCAATAGACCGTTCAACTTGAGATTGTGTTTCTGGTGAGAAATTTTCCCACAAGAAGCCTCTCAAACCTGGCTCCAAAGAAGACTTAATATACTGCAAACTTCTCATTACTTGAATGAGTTGTTCACTAGCTGTTACGGCTGAGCCGCCAGCAGTATATCCTCCAAAAATAACATTACCTTGACCAGGAAAAGACGTAAGTCTATTAATGAATGCAAGTCGAAGAGGTTCAGCATCCAGTCTTTCAGAAATTCTAAGATTTAATCCTTGAATGCCAGAAAGTCCTGCATATTGAATTCCTGATGGAGCATGTGATACTCCGCCAATTGCAATATTTTGGTCAATACGTGCCATAATTCCTGCACAATGTCCTACAGGGTCAACGACCACTGTGTCATCAGGCGCTGCGCCAGTAGTTTCATCACGCATGATTGGGTTATTAAAATACCAAGCAGAAACTCGTGAAGGGTTGTTAACTACCATATCTTTGTAAGTAATTGCAGAAGGCATGTGCAACGTAATATTTGCATCAGAAACTGCAATCGTTCCAACAGAGGTCAAAGTCAACTCATCTGAAGGGTCATTTACCGCAGTAATTGTTCCAACGAATGCTCCTGCCTTTTTAACAATCATACCAGGAGTGATACTTGAAAGGTTCGGCGTACCGCTAAACCCGACAACAAGGCCAGTTACTGTACTAACAGTAAGTGGTCCTAAGAGTTGCGTGTCAGTATTAGCTTTACTAATCTCTTTAGGCACTGCAAGCAGCGAAAAGAGAGTAGAAAGGGTAGCACCAAATTCCGCTCTAACCGTTTCAGAGTAATCAATCAATGGGCCGTGAACTGCGTAGGCCATAGACAGAGGCAAACCAGGAATACACACTAGACCAATTGAGTCTACAGTATCTAAAGCTCGCAAACCTGTTCCAAGGGAGGCATTTCCAATGAAAGAAGACGAAGTTGGGGTTGTTCCTACGTGAACAATCACAGCATCAGCTCCCGAACCAGCATTATCATAAAAACCCTTTACAGCGTAATAACCGTCGTAAAGGATATCATCAGCGTCTCCAAAAGCATCCACAAACTCTTCAAATGTATTGACAGCAGTAGGTGTATTAAGAGGTGCGCCGACTTTAGATGTGCTGATAAGAAATGCCGTAACTGAAGTAGAAGCTCCAGCAACTTGTACGGTTCCAATGGGTTGGTCGAAGACCTGAACCCTTTCAGGACCGATATTTGTATTTAAAATTGACATTTATTATCTCCCATAAATTAAGTGTCTTCGATAATGATATCGCCTTCCAGATTTTCAATTGGAATAGCAATATCAAGAATAGCAGAAGAATCAGCTCCCACAACTGCCGAAGTATCGGCAGGTGTTTCAAGTCTATCTACGAACACTTGTACCCAAAATGTAAACTCGTGAACCCAGTATTGGGCTCCCTCGACATCTTTTGTAACATGGTCCACGAAATGAAACATGAATAACTGAAACTGTGCATTACTTACAATTTTAGAACTTTTTTCAACTTTGTAAGTATCGGGGACTGTATCTGCCAGCTCTATTTCTGTAGCTGACAGGATATTTACAACTTTAGAACTAAACGGTCTTTGAAAACCGTCACCTGATACTGCTTTTGTTGGAGTAAAATCATCAAATACAAATACTTGGTCATTTACTTTAAACTTGGTAGTATCGGCCACTTCAACAATATTGCTGCCACCGAGGGTAATATCCACGGTCAATGATTGTTCGGCACTAAGAGAAGAACGTCGTATAACAGGTAAAGCTGTTCTAGGAGGATTAAATTCCTCCCAAACCCTATTAAGGACTGATATGTGGTTTTCGCGTGTCTTGGAGTCGATTCGTATTAAGTAATAAGCGTCAATAGGAACTTCGGGGCTCACCCCTGCGTAACTACTAGAAGCATTTTGAGGCCCACAAACTCCAACTGTTTGAATTGGTTGGTTTGGGTCCATTACTAAATATTTTACCGGACTCAAATCCGTTGCTGTAAAAACATTTCCTGAACGTGATACTGAACCGCCAAGAGCAGTATTCACTATTAAAGAAGGTGCCAAAGTTATAGAAGCTTGGCTTGGATTTACAGCAGTAATAGAAAACGTATTAGAACTTGCGTCAGTAAAAATATCACCTATCTTTACTGTATTAAGGTCTATATCATTTAAAAAAGTCACTACTCCATTTACTAAATTGTAAGATAGAGCAGGTAAATTTGTAACAAGTGTATTGGATACAGTTATTGTGTGGTCGCCCGACGGATTAATTGTTATCGAGCTTACAGTATAAGTTCCTTTGTTATTACCTGCTAAAAGTCTAATCAGATGTCCTACTTGGACTTTTCTAATTTGAAATATAGTAGTTGTTAGTGAGCTTCCCAACGCTGTGATAAGAGCGTCTGAACCTGGTACTATAATTTGATATGCGCCAGGGGAGGTCGTAACTGGAGATACAATCCATTTACCGTATTGAGGAACCACTCTTCCAGTAGTTCTATCTTCTTTAGTTTTCATTAATCTAATAAAAACGTGAGGATACTGAATATGTTGGGTATCTGCACTAGAATCATAGAAGTTAGCTTCAATTGGAGCTTGTATTACTTCTCCAGTAAATACATCATAAGTGTCTTGAAGAATTACTTTGTCCTGAGTACGAGAGTCGTGAAATGTAATCCTACGAACTTCTCGTGCTAAAGCTTCTTCTACATCAAGAAAGATTCTTCTAGACATATATTAAGTTTCCTTTGTTGTATATTTTTGTAGTATTTTGTCGATTTTTCTTAACAACGTACTAACCCATTTTTCTTGATGAGATACTTCCCACATATAAATGTGGTTTTTGATACTATCTACAAACTTGTCGTCGTTTTCTTGAGTAGAGGAGTTGTCATTAGTAACCAAAGAATATTCTACTTTAATATTAGGAGACACTCTCTTTAGAATTTTTAAATTTTTAACTAATCGAACAAGATTCAGATAGGCTTCTGTTGAAGGATTAAGATTTTTTCTATCCTTAATGTCTTGCAACTTTTCTTGAAAGTCTCTAATTGGTTCAGACCGACTTCCTTTGCGAGCCGCTATATTAAAAGCTTCTTCTTCGTCACCTTCTTTTATCTTTTCAACAATATCTGTTAAATCGACAAAGTTTTTACGAATATATTCTATGCCTTCTTTTTGCAGTGTCCAATCGGCGAAACCTGCTGTGTCGGCATTGCGGCTTCTATTATTACCGTTTCTATACTTTTCAAAACGTTTTCTAGCAGCGGCGGTGTCACCCTGCTCTCTTGTACAGACGACCTTTACAAATCTACTTAAATCGTGTCCACCAGGGTTAGCAAATATTCTACGTTTGCCGCCCTCTTCAATGACATATAGAGAGTTATTAAAATAGTCTATTGCTCTAGAGTGTTGAGATTCAAAGGTATCGTATTGGCTCATGTCCAATCTATAACTTACTCCTGGTGTCATTCTGCTAGGAGCGGTGTCATCTCCTAGCATATTTCTATCTTTGCGGACAAAAGCGACTTTACCTTCTATGAGTTTGGTGAAGTCTTGACTTTTTCTAATATCATTCGGGTCTAGTCCAGTAAAGTGTTTTATTAATTCACTTTCTGATTTTGTGACAAAAACTTCAGGTTCTGTAACAGTTGTTTGGTCTGTCGGTTTTTCTGGTTTTGCTTGGTTAATTACATTCAATAGTTGCTTCTTAAGCAACATCACGTCTGAAGCTAATCTTTCATCTAAACCTTTAAAGACAATATTATTACTAATATCTTCTCTAAACTTTTTTAAGTCTTTTACGACTTCTGTATTAGAATCAAACTTGAATTTAACCATTATCCACGACCCAGCGGAAGACCTTGAAATAAACTTTGACGTTTTTCTTGAGACAAGATTCTTTCCCATTCCGCACGCCAAAATTGAATATTTTGGTCAGAAACAGAACTTCCGTCTTCTCCTCTGGAAGCTAATAGTATGCTCCAAATAGTGTAATATATACAAAATAGTCTATAATTTTCTGAAAACCCGCGCTGCTTATGTAAACTCAGTTCTTCTCTAAGTCTTACTGCTGCGTCGTTTAGATGGTCTTCTAATAGCTTATTTCTAGAGTCTAAATCTTTCTTAAAAATTTCAGGAAAGTAGTCGTCAATATTGAACTTCTTTTTTCTCACATCGTCTGCTGTTGCAAATGATGGAGTTTTAGTTCCGACGACACCTGATGAATGGTTTATTGCGAAAAATTCATCTCCAAAGCCAAATGTCATTCCACCTAAAATACCTTCATAAGTAACGATATATTCGTCACTCGGGTCTAGGTTTTGAGGAATGTTCCATGTAAAGCTATATTCAAATTCTTGTCCACCCGTAAGGACTCCATTAAGAGACGCTATTACTTCTGGAATAGGGCTGCCAGAGTGACTCAAAAATACAGGTTTTAATATTCTAGCTACCGGTACAGTTAAAGTGTCAACCTGGGTAGGTCGTCCTTCACTGGTAAAAATTATTTTAAAGGTAGCTGTTGTGCCGCGAACAAAAGCGTAACCGTCTTTAGGCTCACTTCTTGTACCAGCGACCGAAGATACGATACGAGCCATAATTACTCCTGTGGTTTATTTTTTGGGTCGTTATCTGACCCTAATTTTTTCAAAACAAGTTTGAAAAGGTCTCCACCCACAATGGTATTTGAGTTTTCTAAAATAGATTTAAACTCAACCATACCAATTACTCCAGCTACTATTTTAGCTACTGGGAGTAGTTTATCTAACAAGTGAGTCTCAAGCAAAAATCCGCTTATTACGGCTAATTGATATATCACTATTTTAGATACTGTTCTGCGCAATGCCGCAGATGATACTTTTTCTCCCCTTTTTCTAGCTGCCCATACTCCTGTGACCAAATCAGCAAAGATAAGGAATCCTACGGTAATCATTACCATGTGGATTGGAGCCAAAGCTGCTAACGAAGCTATTAAAAGCTTTGTAAGCCACTCATTCATTATTAACCTCTAATGTAATTCAAACCTATATGGTGTGAGGGGTATTTTTAATAATCTCTTAATTTGTTATCTATGTCTACGGGTTTTAGTAGATGGGTCGGCTTTGAAAAACTTAGTTTTAATTTATCAATTAGCAATTTTCCAACTAATTCTGAACATATATAGCCTCTGCTATTACTGGTTATCAAATTTTTATTTAACGCCCCGTAAACCAAATCTGTAAATAATATTTTAATAAGTTCTGTATAACCGTAGCCTTCGCCACTCAGATACATACACTCAATCAAAATGTCTAATCTATCTTCGTCGGAAAGTTCTATTGTATACTCTTTAATTACTCTGTTGTTTTTCTTAAAATTTTCAAACTCTATAAAATGTACCATTCCGTGAGCAGCGTGATATACGTTAGAAGGTACTTTTGTATTACTACTTTCAAATCTAATATATACATGAGAGTAATCTACTCCGCTCCACGATTTAATCGCGTAAGCTCCTAACTTAAATTCTATGGGGTACGAAAAACCAACGTATATATTTGCCATATTAAGCCTTAAATATTTCAAATATCATTTGAAAATCTTGTTTATATCCTGCTGGATGCTTTAATACTAACCGCATTTTATTTGTATGATACTGTGCATTATGAGCTAGATATTTAGAGGCTCTGCCGTCTGCGCGGACACCCTCTTCTAATCCTATATACTTAATGTTGACCGAAGTTACGAATTCTTTACTGCCGCCGTATTCAACGGGCACATCAGGGACACCTATCACCCACAGTCTGACGTCCACTTCCGGTAAACTTGCCAACTTAAACATTCCACCCACTATTTCGTAATCGTGCGTAGGTTCCCAGTCGATTACGGTTTTTACACAGTCGGTATCTGCTAATTCTTGAGTTTCTATTAAATCATTGTCAGAGTCATAACATTTTATATTGGCGAAGCCAAAATCTGTACCATCAGCCTTTTTAGAGTGTATAGAAGATAATTGTGAGGTTTTAAACTCTACTCCATGAAGCTGATAGCTCCAACCTGTCGCCGTAACTTTGATTCTTTGTAGAGGCGAGCCGTCAGTATCTTTAGGGGTATCCAAAGTAAAGATAACTTCTTGGTCAGGTAATGGGATGTTAGTATGATTTTCTACTAACTCTTCTAATGTTGTTTCTTCTCCTAAAGCTAATTCGGCTTTAAAAAATATAGTTGTATTTTCTGGAGAAGTGGTAGTATTGATGTAATCCAAAGCGACTGTTATTGTTGAATTTTCAATTTCTTGCTTTAATCTTGCAGAATTACATAATTTGTCAAATGAATAAGACATTATCTAGTTCTCCAAAGTTCTAAGTAAGAATTTTTAACAAAAATTGTTGTGGAGCCTATGGCAACTCTAAAATCTAAAGTATAAACTTTTACTCCGGCTGTTTGTGCAGTTAGAGTAATAAAGCCGCTTTCAGGGGGAGCATCTGACGCGCTTCCTGAAAATCTTGTATAGTTTGCTAATTCTACAGCATCTCTTTGAACTCTTATTCCTATACCTCTATTTGCATTGGCAGCTCGCCATTGCAAAGACCAACTTAATCTATAATCTCCTGCTGGAAGAGATATTGTCGTTAGTGTCACTTTATTTTGAAACGTAGCGGAAGTTGTGCTTGTTTCTGTAGCAGTTCCAGCCGTTTGATATTGACTGCCGAACAATGCTAAAGGAGTTATTTTAGTCCATACTCCTGCAACTGAAGATATATCAGAACAGTATACTTGAATAGCTTCGCCTGCGCCTAGTGTATAAATTAAAGTAGAAGAACCGTCTTGTACCGCTATACTATCGTCATTTGTAGTATTAATTATTGTATACCAGGTGCCGACGAGCACTGTATTTGCTGGTGGCAATCTTAATACTTGACCTGATACGGTTCCAGTAAATAGTATTACTTTTTGAAACGCGGAAGTCATTACTAGAGTGCTGGCCGATGTCGCTTGAGTATAAAAGGAGTCCGTTTTTCTAGCTTCTTCAATTGTTTCTTGCACATTTGTACTAGAAAAATGATTACCTACAGTATCAAAAGGAACAGTTCCAGCAACTTGTATGAATCTATCTTTTGACATATTACGCTCTTTCGCACACCACTACATCAATAGTTCCGGTATCTGATACTATGAATACTTTTTGTTGTGGACCGGCTTCATAAGTTTCTTTTGCATCTTTAAAATGAATAAAACCATTTGCGGCGACTGTGGCTGCCGAGGGCGTCTCACCTTCGTCTGCAAAATATACTTTAAGTTTTCCAGTGGGCTGTATAGTAATTGCTTGTCTGTCAGTGAAAGATGAAGCACCTACTTTTACTTCTACAGCAGTTCCAGTTCCTACAGAAACCTTTGTCTGTTTTGCTGGGCCATCTAACAATCTTGACATAATAATCCTTAACTGTTTTCAGTAGAATTTACTACTCTTTTAACTTCTAAAATATTAGCATCTATTTTAGGTAATATTTTTTGTTGGACGTGTGATAGCAATTTGAAATACTGTATAATCTGTGTTGTATCTAGCTTAAATTCTGCATTCTTAGCTATCATATTCAAAAATTCTACAAATTTCTGCTTATCTTCTTCATTAAAATTTAATTCGCTCATGAGTCCTCTAAAAATAAGGGGAGAAAATATCTCCCCCTAAAGAATATTAACTTAATTCTAAAGTTCGGATTTCTGGAGTTTTTCCAGCCTGTCCAACAAAATAAGGTGCAGAAGACGCTCCAGCTCTAAGTTCCATATATGAACCTGGAGAAAGAGGGAAACCGTTAGCCTCAGTAACGCCAGAACTACCAACAAAAACCTTGGTATTTGCGTTATTGTATACAAATAAGTATTTTCTATTTGCTAATGCTGACGCTACAATTAATTCCGCAGTGTTTGCTACTGCAAGAGGATTAGCAGTACTGAGTATTGCCGTGTCTGCTAAAGCTGCATCATTTACTGCAATAGTGTTTGCAATATTTACATCTAATGCTTGCTTGCCGCTCACTAAAGTAGATGTTAATGCGGTACCGGCTCCGTCGTTTAACCAAGAATCTACGCTATCGCTAGCTGCGGTTAAGTCGCGGATATCTAAATTTGTGGCTGTAACAGTGACTGCATTTGTAATGCTGTCGATTGTCCAAGTTCCACCTTGATGCGCAGTAACTGAGTCATCTGCGAAGTTTAAGTCAACTTCTACGTTGATTCCCTCTGCCACTCGCACGTCTAAGGCTTTCTTTCCGCCTACGTCTGTGTGTGTGAGGAGAGTTCCATCTGACGCTCTAAGATACGCGCCTACGCTATCCGTTGCTGCGATTGTGTCAGCATCGGTTGTATCAAAAATTAAATGGTCTTTCATATTTTTAATTTCCTTTTGTTATGTCCAACTTGATATCTCTACTACTTCTCCAGCTTTGTTTGATATAAAATAGGCTGTTAAAGAAGTTACAGAAAGACCACTCTCCTCATGAGTATTTCCTGCAACAATAGTAATATAGTTGGTGATTGTTTGTCCCAAAGTGTAAGCTAATTGTAATTTAGCATTTCCTCTTGCTCTAATTTTAAACTTTTTAGTGTTTATAGGGAAAGTGTACGAATACTCTGTATTAGCTAAAACTGTTGTTATGTTTTGTATATTCGGGGTCGTAAGTGGATTAAATACTACATTTAAGGACCCGTCAGGATTAATGTTTAGTTCGTCGCCGTTGCTATCTTTTATGGCGACGTTATCACCGTCAGCGGCATCGACTTTAACATTACAATCTATTGAACCGTCACTATTTATTTTTAATGTAAAACCTGAATTAGGGTCTCCAAGTTGAACACTATCTTCATTAAAATCTAAATCTACATTAATATTGCCTATTGACGCCGTAACATTGGCATCGACGGCAAGGCGACGTTTGCCTTGATTATCCGTCACAACGGTAACAGGCAAACCTGTATTTGGGTCAACTAAGACTTGGCCTTGATTGACTCCTTTTGGGGTAATCTGTGTTCCAGACGACCTGTTACCTTTAGTGCTCATTTATAATACTCCAAAAAGCTTTAGTGCAATTAAAGCTAGTACTATACTGTTTGTAATTAACAAACATTTTTCCCAGTTTAATTTTTTAACTATTTTGTCATTTTTAGTTATTAAAGCTAAGTGACGTGCCATTAGAATTTTCCTTGTTTTTTGGCTTTAGTCAAAACGTCTTCTATCTTATTTCTAAGAGACTTACGTTCTTTTTTGTCCATAAACTTAGGAACTTCAATTCCAAATTGAGACATTTTTTTATCTTCAAAAAGGTGTACGTGGCAATAGTTGCTTGGACTGTACTCTAAGGAATCTCTTCCGCAAAGTTCGCCTTTTTCAGTAAAAGCTGTGCATTTTTTAATTTCTGGTAGATTTTCTTTAAGCTGTTCAATTACTTCCTGAGATTCTCCAGATGCTTTTGCTTCTTCGATAATCTGTTCAATTTGTTCTTTAAGTTTGATATCTTCTTTTCGTTTCTCAATTTCAAGATTCTTAAGTAGTTCAGTCTCTTGTTCAAGGACCAAAGCTTCAGTTTTTCTTGATTTATCTTCCTCTTCCAAAAATCGGCGATATACGTCTTGGCCATAGACCATTTTGATATCAGCAAGTCTTGTTATAAAAGGTAGATTCTTAAGGTACGAAAGAGGGTATTCTCTAGAACCTCGTAAAACAGGTATTCTTTTAAGCATTGTATAAGTTTTACTGTTCTTCTCTACAACGGCATAACTTTCTCTAAACTTTATTCCATTGACAATATAATTTACACCTTTAAGGGTGTGTTGAAGAACGATATAATTTCTATCACTCTCTAGTGATTTGGTTGTCCATACACTCACAAAATCTCCTTGGCGGCTCTACCGCAAGTATAAAGAAGGAGGCGGTTAAGCCTCCCTCTTTAATTAATCATTAAGAACCAAGAGGCAAAACGTTTTTAATACGTCCGAGGCTTAATCGGTTGTACAGGTCAAAGCCGCAATACCATTTCATACGATATTGGTAAGCATTTTCGTTTTCACGAGGACCAACATACTCTAGTTTTAAACCAGCGTTGTTAGCAGAAGTGAAACCTACTAAACCTTTCAATTCTCCCCATGCGCCAGAATAGATAGATGAACCATCTAATCGCTCTGCAACAGTGGCAGTAGTGACACCAGCAAAGTTACCGCCATTAAGCGCAACTCGGCTAACTACTTTGTTCTGCTCAGGGTCAAAAAATTGACCAGTAGCAGTTACGTCAATAGTTGTTCCACCAGCAAAACCGACAGTCGCATAACGGTACATAACACCGTCAAGGCCGCGAATAAGCAGATGCTTAACGTTAGCAGCACCGCCCAAGGCAGTAGAAGGGTCAGCAGATACAACGAGTGTATCAGTGTCTGAGATAGAAGAGATAGTTACAGACGCTGTGTTCACTGCGTCGGCTTTAGAAATAAAGTCGTTACGGAAAACAGGGATGTCTTGATACATCAACATAGGACGAGCAGAACCCAATCCAGATTGTTGAATCATATAAGCATCAGTTCCGCCGCCTGTGTTTCTCAACAATGTACGAAGAGTACGAATCTCTCGAGCGTTCATCATCAAAAATTCAGGTTTAGAACCAGTAACACGGTCAACCAAGTCATCAAGGTCTTCCAACGTGAAAACACGTCCAGGAAGGCCAGAACGAGAAGAAGACGCATCATCTTCTACAAGTTCAAGAGACTGTGTAGCAGCTCCGCCGTTGTAGAATGGGTGATTTACGTCATCGACGTTACCTTGCTCTGCATCCAAAATAGAAGACATACCATTGAAACGGTCAGCGATGCCGATAGGTCCGTTGTTTGCTTGAACGAGCGAACCGCCACGTCGAGCATTGATGATAGCATTCATATAAATACGAGCGATTTGTTTTGCTTTCGCAGAAATTTGGACCTGTAATTGGTCGTTAGTTTCTGAGAATTGGTCTTCAATCTGACCGTCGATGATAATATCAGCGATGATAGCAGAAAGATTGACGTTTACGCTTTCAAATGAAGCGCCATCTTGGTATTTGGCAGCGTTCAAATTTGTCCCAGGAGAAGCAAAGTCAGCCTTAGCTAAACGTTTCTCACGAGTGAAGGTATAAGCTAGACCTTCAAAAACTACGAATGGTAAGTGTTTAAACCAGTCGTCAACAGAAATGATGTCGGCAACGATACCTTCAACTAACATATTGTTAGAGAGTGTTGCTGCATCGGATAAAGAAATTACTTGAGCCATTTAAAAATTCTCCTTTTATTTCATTCTAAAAGCGGTATTTGAAGTGCCAGACTTAATCGCATCTAATGCTGAACGAATCTTTTGACCCGAATTCATCTGTGCGCGTTTCTCTGCTTGCATTTCATCCATTTTGGTCTTGCTAACTCTAGCGCCGTCCGAAGCTCCTGGAACGCTGTGATTAACAACCACAGTTTTGTCCTCAAAGATATTTCGTAACTTAGCTTCGTTTAAAGCAAGTAAACCATCACGAGGGTCTTCCCCTGCGCCTTTTACAATCATATTGGCAATTTCACGATATTTTTCGGGAATCTTGTCGATTTCCTCAGAAATACGTTGAACATAAATTTGTTTTTCTGCTGCTTCTTTAGCTTTGTATGTATGAGCCATAGCTTCAAGTTCAGACATTTTACGTCTGTACTCATTTTCTTTAGCGTCCATAACAGCTTGTAATTCAGCAGCTTTCGCTTCTCGATGTGCTAGCTTTTCTTCCAAGCTTCGTTTTTTGTCCTCTTGTTCAGCTTTAATTTTAGAAAGTTCTTTTTGAGCTTCCATAGCTGACTTGAGTTCATCTTCCTTAGCTTGCATTCGAGCTTCAGTTTCCATTTTCAAAGATTCAATTTGTTCTTGATACTTAAGGCGGTAAGTTTTGTTTTCTTCTCTTAGTTTCTTGACTTCTTTGAAAGCACTATCTTTTGTCCATGTATCAGGGTCATCGACACCTGCGTTATCAGTTCCAGAAGGCTCAACCTTATTGGAATGTGACGAATCAGCACCACTATAATTTGAGTCGGCAGAACTCGCGTTATGTGCTTTTGTTTTAACCTGTCTCAGCAAATCATCGCCACGGTCAACCTCTAGTCGAGGGGTAGACTGTGAGTCTGGTTGTACTGGTGCAGCACTATTAGCTGCCCCTTCTGCTGTTTTTGGTGTTACTTGTCCCTTTTGTTGCGAATTTAACTTATTCAATAAATCTGACATTTTTATTTCCTTCACTAGCTCTGCTAGGTTTTAGGTTAGCGATATCCACCATCTAACAAGTCACCTTTATTACCAAAAGTTCCTGAGAAACCTTTTTTAATCATGTCTTGTTGATATGGGTTATCGTACTTGGTTTGTGTTTGGTCTAAGATTACAGGTTTAACGGTAATCTCGTAAATCAGTCCTGGGTCAAAACTTGTGACTACAGGTACTTTTAATGCGAACGGCCTACTCTCTTTAATGCACTCGGACCACTGTGCAGTAAGCTTAAGATAACTCTCATATACTTCGTCGTAGTTAAGAGACTCGACCACAGAAATATGGTCTCCGTCTCTACGTAATACATACAAAGCATAAAGGGTTTTCTTATCCTCTTTAGCTTGCTGAGACATTATTACTCCTCTTTTTTGCCTCTAGGGTCGCCATTTTTCTTTGGCTGTACTGAGCTTTTTTCGGCGTGTTTGGCCCTATTGTCAATTTTTGGTTTGGCTACGTCTTTATCTCCTGTTTCAGTTTTCGGCTGAGAGGTGATTGTTGATGAAGCCGCAGTTCTAGTATCACCGATAGTGGCACTAGAATTATTTTGAGTAGTAAAGATTCCTGCTTCCTGCAATATCTTAGTCTGCTCAACTTGTACTTCAGCATCAAACTTAGCTTGTTCCATTTTATCTTTTCGTCTGTCTTTAATAATTTTAGCTATTTCTGCTTCCCCTAAATGTGGGTAAAGCTTCTTAACTGCAAACTTATCGCCAGAGTCTAAGATTTTTTGCTCCATAATAAGGTCTTCTTTTTTAGTCTTCGGGTCTACTGGAAACTCAGGTTGTCTATAAGTTACGTCCAGTTTTGCGTCTTTACTAAATTTTTTCTGACCTGCTTTATTGTGGTGCGTATTCCATAGAGTTTTAATCACATGGAATAATTGTTGTTCGCGTTCTTTGAATAATCTAGAACGGCGAATATTATTTTGAAGTACTCCGATTTTTTCCATAAGAACAGCAAAACCAGAACTTGGAATTTGTTGGTCGTATTTTGGTCGAAGTCCGTGATTAATGCGAACCATATCTGTAATAGAATGAATCGTCTTAACCAATCCCATAATGTCTGCGGACGGGTGGGCGAATTTGAAGTCGCCTTTTTCGCCTACTGCTACTGCTGTATCAGGTCCAAGGCTGAACCCTAAAGCATTAGCATCTGCATTACCGTCTTTAAATAAACCGAAGCCAGCATCAAAAGTTCTAAATTGACCTGAACCTGCCCCAGCACCACTAACGCCTCCAAAACGAGATTGAGCAGAACCGCCTTTAAGATAGTTAAAGTCATCTGTCGGTCTCCCTTGTCTTGTTGAAGTAGGTCGCTCAACTCCTTTAAGTACAGGTACTCCAAAGGATTGAAATTTAGCGATATGGTTAAGGTCAGTTATTCTCATATTTACTGCATGATTTGCGTAAATAAGAGGTTCATTGACTGGTAAAAAATAATAATGTGCTGGGTCCGAATTGAAGAACGGAACAGCCGGAACTATTCCATACGGATTATCAATTTCGTACTCGTTATTCTCTTCGTCAATAGATTTATGTGAGTTTGGACTCCAATAAATTCTATTTAACTTTCCTAGAGAGCCTGCATCATTAACTTTTTTTGCTCTATTTTGGATATCATTTGGCCCTAAATTAGAAGGACTAGGAACAGAGGAAGCTACTTTAGAAGTCATGGGAGAGGCAGGTGAACCTGAAGCTCCAAAACCTCCAAACCTGTTTCCAAAACCAATCAATAGTTCAGTGATATAATAAGGAGACGCTCCATGTTTAATGTCGTACACGCCGCCGTGCATAACATCTAATTGAACTTGTCCACCTTTATTTTCTTCTACTACTTGGCCTGTTCTAGGGTCAACAAAGCTGACCTTTACCAGTACCGTTCCTAGAAGCCAACACCATCTATCAACTTTATCCATAACCATTTTGTAACGGCTATGCTTTTGAATATCTTCCCACAATTCTTGGTCTTCTTTTAAGACTTTACCTTTTTCATCAGTTACCTGATAGGTTGGGTCTTCTTGGTAAAGAATAGAAATTTCATCAATGACTTCTCTAGTCAAATTTGACGGTAGTATTTGCTGTTTTTCGGGGTTCCTGAATTGGCGAACTAAATCTAACCAAATAAACTCATCCTGCCTACCTTCGTAGAAAGCAAGTGCTACTTCAGTAATCCATTGTCTGTAATAAATATCTTCGTATAAATAGATACCAACAGAACTTAATCCGCCGAGCCTACTTACAGGATGATTTGATACACCTAAATTAAAAGAAATATAAATACCCTACCTTTTTGCTATCCAATTTATACACTGAATTGCTTTTTCATATTTTCTATTAAGATGTATAGTACTATCTTTATATAAATATTTTGCAATCTTTTGAGCAGAACTGGAAGACTTTCTAAATACAAATATATTTCCTATTGGAGATAATTTAGACTTAGACAGAAAAAGTTTATCTTTAAAAATATCATTTATTTTACCCAAAACAAAACTATTACCACAAATTTGAACTTCTGGACGATAGTAGTCTGGATATTTACTATTTCTAGCTCTAAATAATACTGAACCGTCTCCATCCCATATACCTCTAATAAGGTGGGAAAGAAGGGATTTTTTTATAGTAGGTATTTTTACATTAAAACTCTTTTTAGGTCCTATGCCAAGTTTAATCAAATCTTGTACTATTTTTTTATTATAAATAATAATTTCACAAGATTTAGATTTATTGTCATTTAAACCATTTCCAACTAAATATTCTTTTATTGGTATTTGAGTTTTTATGAAAGTTTTAAATTTTATTAGATGTTCTTTGTCCTTAATTGCTAATGATATTTTTAATAAATGTTGCCCAGTATTTTTTCTAATTTGAATACTTCCATCAGCTAGTATAAAACCTAGCCAATAAGCTTTTTCTTCATTATCAATATTTTCAAAAACAGTATCATCTACTTTGTACTTCTTCATATCCTACTACTCTATAGTTAAGACTTGTTAGCTCTACTAACAATAAAATAGAGGGAGTTCCCTCCCCCTACAATTACACTTCAGATTCTCCGACATTACCGGATTTGGGCAATGCTACAGAAACTCCACCATTCACATTAGATACGCCTTTAGGAGCGTCTTGCATTGGTAAAGCTTTTTTCTTGTGTTCTGGAGCCATTGACGCCATTTCTGGCTTCATCGGCATAGAAGGCTCTTTGTGTTGCATAGAAGGTTTATGCTTGGGAGCAGAAGACTGGTCCAATGCAGGAGCAGACATATCTGGTCGCGGAGCTTTCATACCTTTGTGCTTATAAGCCATAGTTTTTTTCATTAAGATACTCCTTATTTTTTATTGCCTTTATAAAGCATGTCTCGTTCTGATTGAGATTTTTTTTCATCAATTGTTTCTGTTGGAACACCTAAAAATCCTCCACCTGGAGTTTGTTCTTTAGCTGCTTTGAACCAGAATTGAGCTGCTTTAGCTCTATCAATAGAGTATTTACCATCCATACCTCTGTTAGTTTCGGGTGGAGGTGCTACAGCTTTCGCTTTACCTTCCCTAACTAAATCAGAAAATTTAGCTGGTTTAATCTCGGTTTGTTTTTGTTTTTTCATTAGATAAAACCTCTCGACTTTAGCCAATTAAAAGCATACTTATTAATTTCTGCTAATCTGTCTAAATTTGTTAAATCTTTATAGTTAGGATGATTACTAGCTCCTTGAAATTCGCTATAAATAGCGGCATACAAGGCGGTGTAAATCTCTTCCTTACGTGCGTGTGGTTTCAACTTATCTTTAGATATAATAAATAATTTATTTTTTCTATAAATAACTGTTTCCATTACCTTGCCGCCACAGTCAAAGTACCGCTACCTGTAGCTCTAGTGACTTTAACTGACGCAACTAAGTGTGTACTAAAATTTGTAATAACTCCGGCAGCAGGAATTGCTGTAGAATTTATAAATGTTTTTCCGTCAATAGAAAATTCTATTGTACCAGTTAAAGTTCCTTGCATCTGCAAAGATAACTTTTCAGCTACTACTGATAGAGTTAATACTTCTATGGTAGTTGTTCCATCAAGAGTACCAGTAGCTACTAGTTCTCCAGATTTTACGGGCTGTCTAGCTAGTCTAGACTGCTTTTTTAAAAGACCTCTTGGTTCAGTGGCCATTATAATTCTCCTTATTTCCTTTTGACCTGTTTACAGACTTTTCAATTATTTGTAAATTCCAAGGAACGTGGAGACCACAACTATTATCCCCTTGTAATGGGAATATATGGTCAACTTCATATTCAATTTCAGATGTTCTATTTATTTTAGCGCACTGAGTATAAATATTTTTAATTTCTTGTAATTGTTGTATAGTTAACCATTTTGGCGTAGCTTTCAATTTTGTTGCTCGACGTCTGGCTGTCTTAGCATTAACTGTTCCAGGATTATTTTTTTGATATCTTTGATTAGCTTGCTTTCCTTTTAGAGATTTTTTATACTTACTTTTATACCCTTTATTACGAAAGCATTCTTTACAATAAACTTGGTATCCGTCTTTTCTGCTGCAATCTTTTACATAATCGGATAAAAATTTAACTTTTTTACAAGAAATACAAAATTTCATTATTGTACTCCTTTTATTATAGTAAAATGTTCTCCTCTATCATGAAATAGATGTACTAGTAAATACCTTAAAGCATCTAGAAGTCCCTCATATCCATCAGGAGTTTCTTCGTAATCTTCTTTCAATACTCCATTTTGGCCTTTTTTAAATTTGGCTGTTTGGATAGCATAAATCAAATTAATGCAATTTCTATTGATGAACAGTTTAGGAAGAGTTACTTGGTCTCCTGAAACAGGGTCTAATTTTGGTCTGCCTCGTTCATCAAATTGTGGGTAGTTTAACCACAACCTAATCATATTAGAGCCGACATCTCTTGGTTGCTTTAAACCAGTAGGTCTGCGGCCAGTAATTGCTGTCATATCGTCCCATGCTGACCGTCCGTTAAGTTGGACTTGGTCTCCTGAAACATCTGCTACGATATCTTGAAATTTTATATGGTGTCTTGATTTCTGTAGTGCGGCTTCGTCTTGCCAGATTTGCAAAGCTGTTCTAGTAAGTTCAGCTTCTTTGTCTATAATCTGTTGACCTTGCATGTAAGTAGTTGTGTGTGGAGTAAATCTCTCATCAAAAATTACTACATCCCCAAACTTATTCACTTGGGCAAATAATGTGCTTGCTGGTTTTGCGAAGTTATGGTCACAAGCTGCGAAAACTGGACCTTCATCTGGATGCCATACGTAATCAACTACATGCGGTACTTTGGATTTATCTGTTTCTTCTGGAGTAAATCCAGGGAAACAACTATCAGCTACTGCTTCAAAGTCTGCTAAGTATTCTTGCTTGAACTTAGTTAATTTACCTTCCATCGCTGCTTGACGATAAGCGTGGTCAATTTCATCTTTAGATTTTTCTGGAGAAGAAGATAATAAAGGGTTATCATAGCTTGAGCGTTGGAAAGAACTCCAATCCCTCATGTCATTAGAATTACCGTCTGCATCAAGTGTAATTCTTAATTTATTCTCTCGTTGTTTTCTACCGACACTGCCGAACATAAACAGTTTAAAGAAGCCATTTTTTCCACGCGGAGTAGAGATAAATACAGCAGAGCCTTCTTTATCCATAAGAGTAGGACGTAACATCTGAGTCCAAATGTCGTCCATATTAGGCTGCAAAGCAGCCTCATCAACGATTACGAGGTCTAATGCTTCCCCTGCTAGTGAGTCTGGATTCTCCATTGATTTAGCTTCCAAAACGGAGCCCCACGGAGTTTCTAAGTAGTAGTCGCCTTTTTGATTACGCGCCCTACCTCCACCTCTTTTACCAGGTTTGATTATCTGTAATTGAGTAACTAAAATATGATACAATTCACGAAATACTTTCTCGGTCAAGCCATAATCAGGAGCAACAATCCATACTCTACGGTTCATTTGCATTAATACTGCAAGAGCCATTAAACTTGTTAAGAGTGTTTTGCCCCATCGTCGGCCACATGCCAAAACTTTAAAACGACCGGCGTCACGTAAAGCCTCTCTATGTCCTTCATGTAAAGGCATAATCAGTTTACCTTGAGAGGTTCTGACTCGCTTTTCCATAAGAAATTGAGCTAATGCTTCAATGTCCAGTTCGTGTATCCGTAATGGTCTACCTTCTGTATTTACTTCTTGTGTCATAAATTAAGTATCCTCACGACTCTTTCGATGAAGAATATTGTTAATTTCTCTGTAAGTATCTACAGTCTTATTATCAATTTCCATTTTTTCTGAATAATCACCAGATAAAGTTAGCCATATCTTTGCTGCAACGTCTGATTTGTCTATAGCTCTTTGTCTTAACGATTCAATAACTTGTGCTCTTTTGTCTGCTGAAAATAACCTGTCTCCTCTAACTTTTTGCCAAACAGCTTCATCCCAACCTTCTTTCTTAACCCATAATCGGATAGAACGAACTTCAGGAATGCTTTCTAGTAATAAGTCTCTGGTTTCTGGGTCATCCACATAACGAGCTGCAATCTCTTTTTTTAATTCTTCCGTCATCTGTGTGATTGGCGGAATACTATCAGGATTGGCTACGGTGTGTCCAGCTATAACTTCTTGAAGAATCTCTTGGGGGATAGTCCAAGGAGAATTTCCATTAGACAGTTTTTTAACTGCTCTAACTGCTTCTAGCTTTTGAGCGGAGCTTTGAGGTCCGTTTTTTGGTGGGCTGTTTTCGTTGTTTTCCATAACTAGCCTTGCTTGTATCTGAAATAGTTCCTTTAATTACTCTATTATTGGAAATTTTTGCAGACTGTTTAAGACTTGTGCTTTTTGCCATAAGATTTCTTTTCTTCTTGCTGCACAGACTCTTGTTTGACAACTACTGCCTCTGGTCTAGTAATCTTGAGCTTCTCGGGATTTAATCTAAAACTCGTATTACATTTCTTATTCATACATCTCTGTGGTTTGAGGTCTTCCCATTCTTCCCAAATGGACGTTTCCCAGCCACAATTCTCGCATGCGTACTTAATTTTCCTCATATTCTCCTCTTTTCAAATTAAGAAGAAAAAAATGGCCCCTAAAAGGTAACAGGACGTTACAAGGGGATTCAATTAGGAGCCTGGGGGAGGATTAAATCTGAGCTTATTAAAAGCTACTGTTTAATGCAATTCCCCTTCTTGTAAAATAATTGACTTTAATGATTTAGGTTCAATCACAATACTAATATTAGGACTTATAGAATAAGTATATAATATTTTAGCTCCAGTTTTGGCACATTCTTTTTTAATTAATTTATAGTGTCCGTCTTCTAAATATTCACCAAATTCGTTTTCAGTTGGTACTAACTCGTAATTTGATGTTCCAGCCAAATGACTCAAAAATGAAGTGTTGAAGTTTTCAATATCCTCCATCAACTTTTTATATTGTTCAGGGGTCATGTCAGCAAAAGTGTCGTCGTCTTGTTCATCTTCTGGAGATGAAAACTTATCAGATTTGTTTGACATTCGATGCCCCATTCATATATTATATGTGTATACTAAGTCAATGGTTTTTATTTGTTATCTTTGAATAGAATTTCTACTGCCTTTTGAGAATCTTTGGGGACGATTTGACCTAAGTGTTTGATATAACTGAAGGATACTCCAACTAACCTATCTACTGGTTCCGCGCCTTTGTATTCTGCTAACTCATGGTCGTATACTTCTAAAAAGTCGCCAGGCTCTGAGAGTAATCTCAAATTAAAAAGAGTATCTTGTCCAGATTGGTATATATTTGTTATTTCCCAGATTTCGTCTTTACCTAAAATATAATCTCCAGTATTTATATTAATCATATAATATTTTCCTTATATTCTGGTTTATAGAGACTTTTTTTAGAAAATTAGGTCCTATAAAATGGCGTAGGCTGTTATTTTCGATTGGAGCCACCTCTAAGTACGTGGGCGTGATGAGTTTTACTTCGTAAAGACCCTTCATATAGCTACACTGTACCACATCTTTAGCTTTAAAATCAATACTTTTGTTGTGGTAGATTTCTACAATATTCATCTCTTTTAGATGAACTTCAATTAATTCGGTAAAAATTCTACTCTTATCTGTTGCCATATAGTAACTCCCACACTTGTATTTGTTGAGTGGTTGCTTCGGCTATTTGTTGTTCGCATACGTAAACTTGTCTAGATACGCAGCCGTCTGAAGATTTGTGAGCCAAAATCAACCCGTAAACAAAGGGATTATTCATGCTCCAGTTTAAAGCGTGAACACTTCTTACTTTATACACCAGTCCTTGATATATAACAGAATCTCCAATATTAAACTTAGACCATTGCATATTACCTGCCAAATAAAATATTTATAGCCTTTACTCTATTTTTATCAGTAATTTCAATAGCTTCTGAAAAAGGTATAATAACAGTGTCTATAGCCCTTAAGACGTCAGCTATGAGAGAATTTTCTAGCAGGATGCAATAATACACGTCTGGCGGGTCAAATTTAGTATCTTGACCTATACCTATCACAATGTAAATGGACTGTTGCCATTCTATAAAACGTAGGTCCATAGGTGACTCCTCATGCCCTATTATAATGTGTATGCTAAGTCAACGTGTAGTGTCAATTATTTTGACGGTTTTGCAAATAAGACGGAGGCTGCTGGAGATTTAGCCTCGATAAACAGGTCATTTATGTAATACGGAGGCAATTCTATTAGTTTAGAGAATCCGGTCAATTCGTCAACTATTATCATTTCTATGGAGGTCTCGTTACCATATTCATCAAAATATGTAGTAATTTTAACTAGATAGAGATTTCCAGGTGTAAAATACGGACGTAATAATGCGTCAGTTACGAAGCCGTCTTGCAAAAAACCCCTAAATTGTTTAGAATTGGCTTTTACTGGAACCATACAACACCTTAGCTGGGCCTTGTTCTAATTTTTTAAGAAGAGTTATTGAGGCATTAAAAGTGAAGCTGTTATCGTCTTTAACGTATTTGAAAAACACTTCTCCATACTCCAAACCTAATCCCGTATAATACACTTTAAAATGAACTATCTTAACTAATTTATTCGCTACTAATGCGAAGTCGCCTTTTTTGAAATTTTGGTATTCGTTAACTTTCATTTTGACCGAACAGTGTTTCCACCGTTTTTGGGTTCCCTCCTGGAATTATAGATACAATCTCTTGATGTTGTAAGTAGTTGAATCTTATGATAAATTTATGAGGAGATATATTTTTATCTGTTATACCCAAATATATTTGAAATGGAGCGTAGTCTATCATTGAAGAACGTTTATCGTCTTTAGTTATATGAGTATCAAGTACTTCACATATTGTATTTTTAGGTATATCTATATACAAAGGACCTGACCCTAAGTCTCCTAAATTTACAGTGAACAGTTGTTCAAATTTAATATAGTCTCCGACTCGGGGAAATCTACTCATTTTTTATAACCGGCAAATGCAGAGTAATCGGAATATAGGTCATAGAAGCCGGTTTACGTACCTGCAACTCCATAAAAAATATACCTGCTTGTTCGGCAATAAAGTCTTCTGGTTTTTTTGTAGGATTGTCCGCCAAACTGCCCCAAAGAACTTCTACAGCTTTAGGAATATGAACAATGTCGTACATATAAAATTGTTCTGTATCTACTTGTTTTTTATAACCTTTTTCAGATTCTATAGAAACAAAAATCTTATCAGTAGTAGATTCGGTATAGGGCCATTCGTCATAACCTTCTTTTACTTTTACAAGTTCTTTAACCGTCCACTTAACCTTACTGGTGCCGTGTACTAATACTGTACCAGGGTGACAGTAATTTATGAATCTGTTCATATTAAAGGACCGAGCCTTATGAAAACTGTCATAAACGAAAGTTGGCCAGTTTACTTGTGTACCTGACGTAATAGTTGTTATATCTATAGTTTTTTGATTTTTAGCCATAGTACTCCTATATTGGTTATAACATAAAATATAGGTATGTCAAGAAGTTTGGCATGTATTTTGCAAAAAGGAACCATAAAGGGGGGCTGCGGAACGGGGGTTTAAGGAGGATTCAATATAAAATGAATTTATTTTTAATTCCCTATTTACTTTATATAAAAAGTGTGATATTAAATAAAACTATGTAATTTATATAGAACATACTAGTACGTAACTTTCTTGTAGAAAGTTACTAGATTATAGTATATAGTATTTAAAGAGGTATAATGGAAAATGATGATATTAGTAAAATTTTAGAAACTTTTAAAGCTGCTACTTTTGCACAAATACCTTATAGAGATACTCTAGAAGTATTAAACGCTGACCTAAAAAGGCTAGAGGCTCGTAGAGCCGGTATAGTTCAAGCTATAGCTGAAGTTTCCTCTTTAACGTATAAACGAGGAGAAGTCGTATTCAATAAGGAGTTTGGTAACGGAATTGTTGTCGCTCCTTTTGTGGACTCAATTTTTAAACTTTATACGGATTGGGGTTCTTCTCCTCCAAATGCTCCTGAAGGTTGGACTAAAGAGTCGCCGCCTGGATATGTGGTACATTTTGTAACTGTTGGAAAAGACGGAAGAATTACACCTTCTAGTAGATTCATTCCTCAAGATGAATTGGCCCCATATTCAGAAACAACTAAGGTGTTATTTGATGGGCAATAACGGTTATAAAAGATTAGCCAAATACGCTCCAGGCTCGGAGTTAATAGATGAACGTAACCATTACCTAGTATTGGATGTTTTTAAATGTGAATATGATGGTCATGCTTATGAGATTCTAGACTACGATACAAAACAAACTCTAATTAGACATCGTTTTAAAATTGAAAAAATGAGTTTCTTAAAACTTATAAATATTGGAAATTACAGACTTTTACATGGAGACACTGAAGATGAAGAAAAAGCCAAGGACGACCGCAAAGCCAAAATCCAAGAAGCCCTCAACTTCATCAAACGAAGCCTCCTTGACCCAAAAATATTTGGTAGCCAAAGTGGGCCAGGAAAAGGAATTTCTGGCGGCAGTAAATGACGCAACTAAAATACACAATGGAGTGTTAGGATTTAGGGGCAACGCTCAGATGATGTTGGATAATGGCTTGTTTGACGCTATGGGCGTAAAAATCAAAGGTAAGGACTACGAAGAGAAATTAGATAACGCAGAGACTTTTCTTCGTCAAAGTTTCGGAGAAAAGATACTTGAGTATGGGGAATGGGTAGACGCCAAGATAGTTGATAACAGAGAAGTCTTATTTGGAGAAGAAATCAAGTCAAAGTAATATATTGCTTGACTCAAACTAACAAGTTTGATATAGCTTAAGTATGGAACAAAATAAAGATTTCCTAACTTTGTTAGGCGAAGCTGTCATAAACCTTGGTACTAAATTGTACCAGTTAGTACTTCAGCTTAAAAAAAAAGTATATACCCTCCGAGCCTCCCTAGCCCTGTCAAGGCCGAAGGCCGCCCCCGAAAATCGACAAACAAACGTAAACCAAAAGTTCACGTCGTACCCTCTAGCCCAGAAGACGACGTCACGTTCTTCTACGACCTTACAAAACCTAAAAAACGAACTAGAAAAAAGAACTAAGGTAATAGGGACAGGCAACCTAGGAACCCCTAAGCCTGGGTCAGACCTTCTAAACTACGATAAAAGAAGTACTACTCGGTCTGACTCTTCAAGCTCTGGCACAATCGCATCCTCGACCCCTAATCCTTATTTAGCAATAGCTTCTGAAATTGTCAAACAAGACGGTTGGGTTAACCTTAAAACTTTTAAAAATCATCATAACGAAATATTTATAACTTTGTCTAAGCCTTCTAAAACTGTGATAGGAGCTACTGAAGCTGTTACTTACACTCAAGATAACTTTATGACGTACTTACGTAATAAGGCTAAACAACAAGGTATGCTATAAATGTTCTACCTAGGTTACAGTAGAGTCAATATATGAGCATGCCACCTAAGCCCTTGCAAGCGTCGGCCTCTATAACGCCTCAGATTCCTTTAGATTACTGGATGTACCCCAGTATCAGCCTTGATGAGATGAGACGCCTTAAACGGGCTATTAGGAGCTTATAATGCCTAGAAAAGCTCTACCCTTGAACGTCTTAAAGAAACAATTAAAAAGATACAAGTTGACTAAAGCTCAAAAAGAAGCTGAGAGGCCCTACGACATAGGTAGGACTACTATATGTCACTTAGTCTATACAAACCCTGAATATCTAGATAATAACGGTAAATTTCATATATTTGAAGTTAGAGCCTATTCTTTTACAAAAGACTCTATTAGCTTATCAGTAGTTAATTGGACTCTAGCTGCTGGTACTGCTAGGTTAGAGATTGACGCTAATAACGTACACCATTTTAGCGTATTTGAAGAAACTCCAGCTTTACAAGTACTTACAGGACCTTCAGATGGAAGCTAAAGTTCCTGCCCAACAAGTCAAGCTGTTACACGCTTATATGTCAGATAGTCCTCTATTTTATTTAGAAAAGACTGATACTTACGTTAAACTTGCTATTCCAGTCAAATTAGAATATTACCGTCAAATTGACAACGGACCTTGGGCTTTGATACAAGAAGAATTGACAGAATTTAAAATAGAAGATAATACTTTACTTATTGAACTGTATAATACGCGGTGTTGGGTTAATATGGACTACGTTACTTTTGTGCCACATACTCCTGCTGGCGAGCTGTTATATGGCAATGACGTTTAGAGAAATCAATTTATTGCAACCTGGCGACTGGGTATCCCTAGACCACACTAGGCTATATAAGTTTATTAAAGTTAATAACTACGTAAGAAATAAGCCTTATGAGCTTCTATTCTATTCCTTTAATACTGGAAATGAACTTCACTTTACTAGGTACGATTTACAGCGGCTATTTGAAGTTGTAGACGACTCAGACACTAGAATCAAAGTTATAGAGACTTTATATGGTCCCTTTTAATAAAGGCGACATTATAGTCACTGACGTTAGTATGGGTAAGATATCCCGAGTTACTAACAGGTGGTTTGAAGTTTTATGGGATAATGGTAATTATAACCGTTGGTATTTAGAAGATGGTATGTTTACTTGTAGATTGGCTACTAAGGCTGAAATTACGTTATATTGGCCCAGTCCAGACCCTATACCTGATGTAATCACCACTAGTTCCTTTTTAAGAATTTTTTAAAATTTAGAATGTCACTTTGTTGTAGAGTCCGTTTTAATGGTAGTACCCCTTATATTAGTTAATATACGTAAATACATAAGCCAGTCTTATTAACTAGTTAGAGCTTTAAACTGTTAAAATATACCTTTAAGAGTATAATATTATAATACGTAAGTTTGATTTTTAATTTTTTTTAAAATTCCAAACCGATACTCTTTTGGTAACTGGAGGGGTTAGGGGAGGTAAACTGATTACCGTACCCCCCTTAGAGGTACGGCTCAGTATGATACAATGTCTAACTTTTAGATAGTTGTTTTAGCTTGAGACAACTTGCGTCGTTCCTTAGCTTTAAAGCTTCTAATATATACGTTTACAGTTTCAGGTCTGACAGTACCATAATTAGTGCCAATATAAGACACTAGTCCAGTAATGAATAGACCAAAGTCTTGACACTGTCCCCAATTGGGATTGAGTAACTGAGTCAAGGTCATGCGACCAGATTCTAGTTCTGTATTCAATGCGTTGAATACTGTTTGTTTTACTGAATGCTTCATATATACCCCCTAGGTATAGTTATGTCTCATATAGAGACGGTTTATTTTAAAATCACTTTAACTTTAAAGCCTAAACACTCTAGTTGTTTTATTTGCTTATCACTTATCTTCTTAGTTGTAACAGTTAACGTCTTCATATATACTAGTATTGCAGTCCTCGTGCCAACCTAAGTAGTTGTAATTACTCAAGTCTCGAATAGAGAAGACGTACAACTTATAGTCAATATAGCCTTAGTTCTAATAAGCTTAATAGTTATAAGTACTTAGCAGGTGGCGAACTTATATACGAGAGTCATACCTTAGACAGTCCTCGAATGTCTCAATATAAGCCATATTTCGAATTATGTATAATAAAGAGACTGGCACAGCAATTGCATAAGCAACTACCGTGCCAGCTTGGGGGTTATATCATTATGAGACCTTATCCCATGTTGTGTTTTTAAAGCTTCGCATACCATGATATACTAGACCTATTTTCACGTCTGGACCAATGGCAGCGCAAGTATCGTCGTGAGTACCATCTATATATCCGGCTTGACTCAATGCCTCTAGACTTTCAAACACTCGGCTATGGTAATGCTTCTCTGTATCAATATGAGAATCTTCACTTCCGCCATAACTAAAAATTAACCTAAAGTTTTTAGGCGCTAAAGCCGATAAGCCTAAAGACTGCTGTACCATTTTGGTATAAGCATAAAACTTGACTCTAGGATTAGTCTCATACTGAGACGCTATTAAATACCATGCTCTATGATATGTTTCACTGTAAAAGTCCCCACTATCATGCACCCGTATCAATATGAGACCAGTGGGGTGTTTTTTGAGGAGTTTATCAATATGGTACGTTATTACTTGTTCAAAACCTTTGGTTCGTGTCAAACTGAGACGATTCTCATAGGCTGCTACGGTGCCCGAGTACAGATAAGAGCCGCTTTTAGCATAACAGCCTTTAACGCAGTGTTTCGCATTGGGACAAGTGGCAAGACCAGTTTGAGACCTAAAGGCTGGAATACCGAAGTTATACAAGTGAATCCCATTTTGAGACGAACGCTTCATTTTAGCATTCTGAGTGAGTACAGACTTGACGCCTGTCTCAATTTGAAGCGCCTCTATTTCATCTTTAGCGTAGTTCCTAAACATATAACCCCCGTTATAGTGTATTGTCTCGTTATGAGACAGTTTATTGTCCTTCAATTATATCAATCTCATTTTCAAGGTATGCCATGCCATCATATACCACAGCCGTCTCAAAGTGACACGAACTCTCCCCACAACAGCCTGTCTTGTTATGAGACACTTCGTCCATGCAATACGGGCACACTGTAATAACCGCCTCAACTTGAGACTCTTTAATCTGTACCATATTAAGCCACCTTATTAAGTTTTACAGTGTTGTCTAAACTTGACTCTAGAGCTAAAGTGTATTCACTTAGACTCATATCAGGTCTAGGGCTAAAGAACGAATCAACTAAACTTAATAAACCTAAGAGTGAATCACAAGATAAGCTATAGGTCTTAGTCTCAGTATAAAACGTTATAGTATGAGTATCTGTATTCTTGTAGTGCTTATATATGCCTCTAGGTATCTGATTCATATATGCCTCGCTTTCATACAAGTAACTAATGCAGTTTAGGTGCCACAACGTAAATTCAAGTACTTAGACTGTCAATCTTATGATGGTACGTTGAACTTATATACAAGGGGAGTCTCATATATAGAACAATTACATATTACTTAATAGAATCAATAGGTTACAAGCTTGTATAACTTATAGTCAATATACGTCAGTTAGACACCACTCAATATTCACATATCAAATTGAGAATCACTAGTAGTTTCATATACTTATAGACTTACAATTCGAATTACGTATCATTCCAATACAAGCACGGTATTTGCAGCTACGTCTCAATGCGGTATTTTCAATCTGATACGTCTCTATTTGGGACTGGTACGCTATTTGCTATATATGCAATTTCCGTGCCAACGGCCTACTCGTACCAAAATGAACGCCTCATAATGATACGTCTTAATCTGATACGTCTCATTTTGAGATGACTCATACTGAGAAAGGACTAGTATATGCTATGTGTGAAAGGGAAAGCCCTATATATAGAATTTTTAGCTCTACCTATAGGTAAAAAGGCTCTAGTAGTACTTAAATTATATATAATGTTTGTAGTAATAAGGCTATTTTTACAGTTTATAGAGCTTTATATGCTATTTAAGGGTATTTTATGATGAAAAATGCTATTTTCACCAGTAAAACCGGCAGGTTAGATGAAAACTGGTCCCCGATTGTACTAATATTACTACTACAATTACTTACTATTCCTAAACAATTACAACTACTTACCATATCTACTACCCTACTTATTACCTCTATTATAACCTATATGACCTATATGTATATTGTACACCATATCTCATACACTTGTACACTTATTACACAGGTATTATACAGCTATCCTATTGAAATAACACATGGCACAAATTCTGCTTACCTAAAAAGTAAAGGGGGTAGTCTTTTTGAAACTACCTCAAAAACAATAGGGGGTACCCTTTTATGAAAGGCAAAAGCCAAGTTATGGAAATTGGTTCTAAGGTTAAGTTCTACCCTGACTACGATGGTTACTTTTCTAACTACAAGGGTAAAACCTTAACTATTGCTAGTTGCTGTATAGACAACCTTAATAATGGCTATTATATGGTAACTATTGAAGAGATAGAAGAAGGACACCTAATTAATAGCCTATGGCTAGAAAGAGCTTCCTAAATGGACCACAACACAGTTTTAATCATGTATGCTAGTATCGGGTTAGGTGTCTACTTAACTATGGCTATAATCAATCATAAGAGCTTCAGGAGTGCTACTATAGGTAGTATCATTAGGGGGTTGCTGGGTTTATTAGGGTGGCCGGTTGTATTATTTTACTTATACGAGGACTGTAAACAATAGGGCGCTGTTTTGGATAGCCCCTAAAACAAAGGCAGGGTAGGCTTTTATGAATAAAATCATATACTTAGTTAAGAGAACTACAGGTCGATGGGAGATGGGCGAAAGTATCCAAGACGCCGCAGCCTGGCCCGAGAATAAAGAAGAACGAAGAAACGTTATTCAAATTGAGTCAAAATTAAACGAATACAAAACACTTAGGCTACTGTTTGCGGACGACGATACTGACCAGCCTATAGTTATAAGATTTACGGTCAATAAAAATCAAGCTATACCTATGATTAAAGAGATTAGGCGAGCTTTTGGCCTAGGTCTTGCAGAGTCTAAAGCAATACACGATGCTAGAGTTTATAGAACTAATAACACGTCAAATGCTGCTAAGTTTTTAAACAGTTGTAAACCTTTTATTGATTTTGTAGTAGAAAATGGTCCTTCTAGTCTTATGGTGTTATATGGCAAAAAAGAGACAATATAATCCTTTGTGGCCTGGTGGCGTTTTTATTACCGATTTTAGAAAAGGGGATTACCTGTCTAACAAATATACAGGCGACTTCTTTATAGTCACTAAACGTAATCTTAAAATCCCAGGCTTGCATCTTAAGTTATTGAAAAGATTACCAGAACAAATTGATATGGTTGTGGCATATAATCTGCATGATATATGTAAACACTTCAATATTAGTAATAGAACGGAGTATTTACTTTATGGACAATAATTCAAAATATACAGCAGCCATGAAGGTTATTCGTAGTTGTAAATCCGTAGAACAATTAGACAGTTGTGATAATTGGGTAAAAGAGTTAACTTTTGATTCTGAGCTAGATTCTTACGGCCTCGGCTACTTTATCAATTTAAAAAGTGAAATTCTAATGATGCGGGTTTATTTAGATAAATTGACAAATGTAGAAAACTTAAACAATACGGGAGTCGGGGATGATGGACTATAATGATTGTATCATTCTGACTCACAAAGATAAGTATAGGTTTGTTGTGCCGCGCTCGGCTATTATCGGTCCTATTGAAATCTTAGAACAAGACTACTCTACCAACACAATAAAACCTAAAACTATTATAATTATGTCTTATGATGTGTATAAAAAATTGGCATTTGCTTCAATAGATAAATATGTTCAAGTACAACCTGATAACACTGTTGGCATCGCAGTTGCAGAAGAGTTTAGTCTAGTGATTGAGATGCTTAAAAATAGTCCAGCTTTTCAAGTTTTGAAAGGGTAATATGAAAACTAAAAAACAAATAGTAAATAGAGAACAAGCTATTGAAATTATTATGGAAAATATTGCTGTATCAGATTGGGATACAGAAACTATGGTTTTGTATATAGAAGAACAGCTAGTTAACACGTTTTATAAATTGACAGACGACGAACTTAATAAAGAATTAATTTCAGAATGGGAAAATAGACATCAACCTCACGCAGATGAAGAGTGCCCATTTATACTTGACGAATCGCCTACGGCACGAGTATTGCATGGCGATTGATTTCGTGTTGTTTCATACTAATAAAAATTATCCGGTGTTAGCTTGTTGTGTTAACACTTCGCCTTGGACTTTAGTACTTAAGCAGGCGAATATAGACCACAATCATAAAACATTGACACAATCAATGGGTGAAGTGTTGGAGCATTTAATTATAGGCGGAGGTCCTAAGATATGCGATTCAATGCAAGTTTTTCAATGGGACGAAAACAGAGGTCTATTTAAAATAGATTGGATGTTGGCTAAAAAGTTTACAAGAGATATGCCACCTTGGACCGTAACAAATATTAGATGGACAAAAATTGCAGATGATTTAAAAGCTTTTGAGGTACTCTATGGGTAATTCTATGGGTGTTTATGAATTAGGCGACTATGTAATAGATAGACAGTCTAAGCAAGTATATGAAATTATTGAATTTGATTACGATACTTTTTGTGTATCTATAGCAAAGGTAAATAATTTACACAGTTTTAAATGGCCTGAAATTAAAGCTCACGCCAGTTTACACTATAATTTCATTAAGTTAGAAAAAAATTGCCCAGCGGCACAGGTTTTGTATGGTACTAGTATTAACAAGGCGGTATCAAATGAGACAAATGAAAAATAAATACGGCAGCACAATCAACGTAGTTGAGCATATCATTTTGAGAAATGGTTGGGAATACTACGTCACTGACGAAAAGTTTGACGACGACACAATCCAATGCGTTGTAATGGGCTATGAGACAGAAATTGGCGACGTATATATGCCAGAAATTAAACCTTATATTGTTTCTAAAACTAAAAACTTAAACGAATTAGCGCCATGCCAAGGTTGGGAGTGGGCACAATGAGGTATCTATTAATTTTAGCCTTATTTTGCGTAGGTTGTGCCGATAGCGGCTACAAAACTGTAGAGCTACCTTTTCGCGCAGCAGAATTAGCAGAGCATATAAGCTTGTTTGAACGTGTTTACGGCGTGTCTATTAATTATACAGTACAGCTTGGACAATTAGACGCAAACACTGTAGCAGTTTGTAAGATGTGGTCTAGCGGTAAGCGTGAGGTCGTGGTGAATATTGACTACTATGAACAGTATATTGACACTCCTAATTTTATGGAGCAAACAATATTCCACGAGCTAGGCCATTGCACTCTAAATTTAGGGCATAGGTCAGAACGCTTGGACAATGGGCAGCCTAAAAGCATCATGTATCCTTATGCTTTCGGTAGCTCTCTGTTTTACGCTAATAATAAAGATTATTATTACGACGAACTGTTAGACAATAGTCAAATGTTTGTCGCATCAAAGTTAGAAACTGCGGCTGAAAACGAACCTAGTTGCATACAGCACATGGATTAGTTGGCAAGCCGTTTGCAGTAGAGGTATATATGAAATTTAATAAAGACAATTTCCAGAAATTTGAAAGAATATTAAAAAAGTACAAATTACAAGATAAGGCTGGCACAGTTTTAACAAAACTCGTGACTGAGTTTCTTGAGGACATGAACGAAGCAAAACCTTTGCTAGAGGATTACCTTGAGTTTGCAAAAACTAGGCCGCACAACAAAGGCGACGCCATTATGGACAAAAAATGCCAAGCTTTTATTGTTAGATATATGACTTTTGATTTTGATAAGAAAGGCAAACCATTCTGGAACAAAATTGTAGCACAAGGTTTAGGTTGGCCTAAGATTGAATTTCAACATAAAGATGTAATGCCTTATAGTGATAAAGGCAAAGTTTTATTTCAAAACGAAGAAAAAGGAGAATAGCTGTGACTACCGACGAGATTAAACAGAGTAAAAATCTTAAAAAGTATATTTTAACCGCTAAAGAAGGTAAAGAAGAGGTCGAAGTGGCACAACATCACGACCTTATGGAGATTTTAGCTATTGTACATGAAATGTACGAGTATCAAAATAATAAACACCTTATGACTGCGAGCATCCAATGATTTACCGTCAAGGTGATATTATAGACACAAAAACCTATGGCTTTGTAACTGTACAAGCCCCAATGCCAATAGAAGAGAATAATAACCCTAAGTACAATTTATTAGGGGGTAGGATTTTGTATTGGGTTCAAGATATTAACGGAGTAGATTTATTTTTGTTTGAAAATGAATTGTCTAACGAATTGACAGATGAAGAAAAATTAGTTGACAGCGAAGACGTAGAAACGAATTTAATAGACTTTGAAGCTGGCCTTGAGATTGCAACTCCTATTATTAAGAGAAAAAACAAATGAGCGGATATGATTTTTTTCAAGTAGCAGTAGGCATATCCCTTATAATCTATGTTTGGAGGAACACATGAGCGACAAAGCAGTAGCAGCGTTTGAAGTTATCGGCTACACTGAAACTAGTTTAAAATGGATTGAGTTTTTAGCCGACAAAGGTGATATGGCTGAAATTAAAGAAGAAATCAAACGTATAAACGAATATAAAGACAAAGTCTTAAAAAAGGACGAGTAATGGAAGAAATCTTAGTGTCTTTAATTATACAATTGTGTAGAACAGATTCTAGAGACTATAAGATTCAAAACGAATACACTGACTGCCACCA